CATCTATTTTGCTTTCCTGAATTGTGGTGGAAGAATAATAATTGATACTTTGCTTCACAAGTGGGGGTGCGTTGATGGAAAAGTTTAATGTATCAAAATTAGTACCTATCACCGGATTTTCAACTGTGAGAGTTCCTCCAGTAATACTTGCATTACCTATAATACTTGCATTACCTGTAATACTTGCATTACCTGTGATACTTGCATTACCTGTGATTTCAAGAAAATCAGTGCTCATAACATCACTGATAACCGAGTTTGCGTTTATTTCATCGGCATTCAAACTCCCAGTTGTGAGCAACTGAGATGAAACGATAGTAGTTACACTTTCAGAAAGAAGAGACATGTTTTTATTAATAATAAATAGATTTAAAAACAACTTGCGCAGTAAAAAATTACTGATATAATATCACTGGTGATGGTGCCGCCCCTTTATGCTCCCGTTTTTTCTGGGCTTTCATTCACTCTTTTGTTCTTGCATAACTTAAACTTTATTAATCGCCTCATAAAATATAAATATATATATATGTATATTAGTTAGTACCAGTTGTTGGATACATAGGACGGAAGTGCGTATGATGGCCCTTTGGGACCGATACATTTGCACCCCTGTTCTCCACAAGATCCCTTGTTAGGATCGCAAGACTGTTGGCAATTTATGTCATTACAAGTTGCATTGTCTCGCATAGAAGATTCAAAGGCGTAACGATATGCCTTTCTAGCACTTGTTATAGCAGTCTTAATTGCCGTGTCTGCCCTGAATTTCTCAGCTCGTGCTTTTTTTTGGTTATTGGAAATATAGTTTCGGTTAGACATAGAGCGCGAAGCCGCGATGGGGCATTGCGTAGAGTTACAAGGTGTGATAGCATCTAAATGGCAAACTCCACTGGTTCCAGATGTAATGCTGCAATAGTCGCCAGAAGCTGAACAAGGACAGTTATTTTCAACCCATGGCTGAACCGCGGTGGTAAAATTACAGGGCGCACAGGTAGTGGATAACACGACTTTGCCATCATTGCCACGGCTTACCTTATCACCACTAACCGAATCATAGGTTGGGGTGGTGCTAATATCAGGACAGAATGACATGCTAACACTCTTTACACCTGCGTCGGCCGTCCAGTTAGAACCAAACTTGAAACCTACAGGAACTTGGTAGCAATCTGTTGTTCGGTTATAGTTTTTACCGCAAGTTGTGACATCGCCAATACAAGGAGGATTCATACTGTGTTTTTATTTACAACGCAATATTTTTAGTAGTAATCTTAGGGGATATCCTATTCAAGTGGATTCCGTTCATCATTTAACCGTCTAAGGGGGTGGGTCTGGGTAATATGGAGGAACTTACCATAGTTTACTTTCTTCCAAAAGTTTTGACTTTGCATAATACGGAATAATATTACTTTTCATGATCTCCAACACTTCACTCGTAACTATAGTTAGTACTCAAATATTGCCAAGGATACTTTAACATTTGTTTTATAAATTTATACCCCAATGTTTCGGGCGTAAGCAATGGATTAAGACCTTGGCTCAGCAATTGTAAAGGAAGCAATTTAGACATGGGAGTGGTTTAACTTGTTATTTAAAGATAAAAACAGGTTCATTTTATCTGCTGTCTTAACGTCCTCAGTAATAGCTTCCAAAATTCTCTGGTGTTTGTTTGCCAAATAATGTTTGAAGCAACGAGCTCATATTGTTAAATATGTCTTTCGGATTCAAAGTACCCCCGTATTAACTTCATTTGTACTAAAGGGTGAGTGAGACTTGAGTCATTTTCATTAGTAAGGAATATATTTTTTTTGTTTTATTAACATTTGTTAAAAAGAAAGGATGCTTGTTAATAAACAAACTATTGTTGGACTCAGTGTTGGAGTTGCTTTGTTAGGCAGCGGACTTATAGCAACACTAATATACTATTTACTAAAAAAGGTCCCTTCTCCCCCAGCATGTCCTCCATGTAATTGTTATGCACAAAGCGTTGATAATTGGAAGCCCTCCTCATAAAAAAATTGTATATTTTTGTTTATCGTCTACTAATCTTTCTAGAACTAGTAATTCTACGGCTACCTACTTTCCTAGATCTGATACGGCTCCTCTTCCAACAACATTACAGATACTTATTCCAAGACCAGTCCAAGTAATATATAATTATACTTTTTTATTCAAAATATACGTAAACATTATTGCACGCACTTGGGAAGCACACAAGACCCCCCAGCCAAAGACGCCACAACAACTACAAACGAAGCAAAAGCTATCAAACACGCAAGAATCGTGTTTCTGTTATTGGAGCCCGGATTTTTCATGGCGCCGTAAATATTAGCACTCCCAAGAACAACAGCAATGCATGACATGGTAGCAGCACCAATTCGATACCCGTTAGAAGCCTGGGAGTTGCTGACTTCGTACTCTGCGGCGGTGCAAGCAATAGCAGACGCCAATAGCACCGCTGTTATACCCATAATAATATACATTGCCTTCTTGTCATATTCTAGGTTGATAGACATTCTTTTTCCATTATACCATACAAATAAAATGTAGTATTCTGCCCTTCTTTGTGTTGGGGCTGTGATACTCGTCGTTGGCATTGTTGCCAATTCTCTATCTACTTACTGCTAACACAACCGTAGAGATGCATGCAATTGCAAAAGCAATAGTTTTGTTTACGACTCTATTTTTCTTGTACGTTAAATTAAACTTTTGTATTACACTTAAAATTAAACGTCAAAATTTATTAAAGGGCGCCTGAATCATTGACGTCCACCATGGCATCTCAAGGACATGACACATTTGTGGTGATGTGTGCGCCGGTGGTTGCAGTGACTGCTACTCTGAAGGAGGTACACCCAAACGGGCGTGTGGTTGTAAAGTATGTGTACCATAAAGCGGAGCATGTGGAAACATATGCGTTGAATGAGACCTATGTTGCCCATGGTGTATCAGTATACACGCTTGATGAGGCCACAAGAACCCCTTGTTTGCTCCCACTACCCCAACCCTTCAACAGCGTGTTGCGCTATGGTAGCACCCTATTATTCCGGGTGCGGTTTGGAAAAGACTTTACTTCCATTTGGAATGAAGCATGTATGTCGTCTCTAACTTGGCAACACAACCGTCCCAAAAAAACGGATGACCCGCTGCAAAAGCTGGGGCTACCTCCCAAATTAAATGATTATTTAAGAGATCAACTCACTCTGAATGGATTGGATGTGCCCCTGTTATCGGACGACGAAACAACGGATCAACTAGAGGGCGTGGCGGAGGAGAGCGTGTACAACACCAGTAGCGGTAGTGAGAGCGAGGACACCAACATTGAGTACTACACCGGCAATGATGAGGATGACATGGATCAGGAGGAGGAAGAAATGGAGGATGAACAGGAACCAGAAGCGGAAGAAATTGATGAAGGAGAAGATAATGAATGATATTTTTTATTTTTTGGTGGTCCCACTGGTCTCACTGATAGTAGGTGTAGTGCGTCTTTTTTTAGCTGGCGGTGCGGTGCAAAATGCTACTGCTTGTAATAAAGAATCTGCTAAATCATCCTTTTTTGTGCGACTGTTGAAAATAATGAGAGCCTCCTCCGAGTTTGTAACTTTGGCGCCAAGAAGTTCCAAAACTGCATCTTTTGCAAATTGTTTGTTGGAGCTGTATCTCTTTTTTTGGCTCACATCCTTGTCGTGGGACTTGGCTTCTCTCAGTTTCCGTCTTGGCGACACAAAGTGGATGGGTGTGTTGTTGGTTTTCATGTACAAAAAGGTTTGTAATACATGGCTGAGTGCTTTCATGCCAACATTGACAAACTTCCCACCGGGTTGTTGCTCAATTAGGATGGTAGTGGGGGCTGGGTCTTGTAACAACAGGATTTCATTTCTTTGTAGTGTGTCAATCATGTGCTGTGCGGTTTCGGGGATGCCCAGTTTCTTGGAGTCACTACAAACGCCTTCCAAAACGTCCATAACATCCCAGTGTAAAACCGTGTAAGTATCCCCGGGATGGACCACCACTTTACACACCGCCAAGTTGCGGGTGCCAACGTCAAAAGACAGCACAACTGCACTCATGACACTCACTCAAGAGTATTTTTTTATTGTCCAACCATAAAATAACATGCAAAGTTTGAGTGAATACTACCATACGCACACACACCACCCCATCACCCCATTTTCTTTAGTGTTTTTGAGTGGGCAGCACTTGCTGCAGCTGCAACAAATGCTAACCGTGTCACTCAGGTACAACTCTGGCAACCCGGACGCGCCGTTGGTGCCGTTCTCAGATTTGTTGATTGCCCGGCTTATTGAGTTCTGTAGCAAGTTTGACCAGGTGACCCCCCACCCCGCTCAAATGAGAATCACAGATGAAATGTTTATTAGAGAGTACATGGACAACATGACATGGGATGAGAACTACGGCTCCTTTTGGAAGCGCTGGTGTGCGGAAGGGATCCCGGACCCCAACAACATCCCCCTGCCCATCTACGGCGACAAAAGGGAAATGGCGGTGGAGAGTAGTAACTACATGCTCAGCCACCCGTTTGGCACGGAGAGGTTACCACGCTATTAGTTTTTAATTTCTTTTTCTTCATCACATGGCTCACGTGCGTTGAGAGGCACGATGTTGCCTTGTTCATCCAACACCATATCTGCCTCAATAGTCATGCCGTCCTGGTGTTCATGTGAAATGTTTTTGTTCATCCGGTTGAAATCCATGATGCGGTTTTGTTCATCCAAACGCCGGGTTGCCAGCCCGTTTTTATCCAGCTCCAACGACGCCTCGGGGTACAACCACTTCCCGGTGTCAGCGTACGTCACGTCGTGGTCCGGCACCCGCAGACGCAGCACGTTGTAGTCATAGCCCTTGCACTCCTGCATGGTGGGGAGAGCCGCAAAAATGCAGTACGCCGGCTCTGTAGCGTCTTGAATAAAAGAGACTAAAAAGTATTTTTGAGTTGGTAGAGGGTCCACGAAATCATTCTCAGCATTAAGTATAGGGTTGTTCCAATCCACTTTGACCGCATCCACATGAGCGGCAGGTTGTGGTGTTGCTTGAGATTGAGATTGCTCACCACCACCATCCTTGTGTTCACTCCCACCATCCTTGTGTTCACTCCCACCATCCTCCAGCACAATATCCCTGATCTTGGCTTCCTGTTCCTTTGCGGCTTTCACTTTATTAAATAACTCGGTCTTACCCGCCTCTGCGCGGGCCTCCACCTCTGGCTGTAAACTTTCAATGCTGATGTTCCGTAGCTGTAGCTCATTCATCGCCAACGTGTAGCTGGGGTTTTTAAACACATTCTCATCCAGAACTTGTTTGTCAGGGTTTTGATTGCGCCGGTTGTCAAACTCGATCTTACTCAGTACAATATTTTTGTAGTGCGCAAGCAGCAGGTCCTCCACCTTTTGCATGCACTGCTCCGGTGTCCTTTCTGTTGACTGAGGGATGAGGTTCCATTTACAGGTTTCAACAATGTAAATGTTGCAGGAAGGGATGGTGGGGGCCAGACTTCTACCAAACTCAACAGCCAACTGCACAGACGGAAACACTCCCATCACCCTTAAAGCGGGAGATACGCTTTTAGGCCTCAGGTTGGGGTTAGCCAAATTCACCACAGCGTAACCCTGACTGGGGTCGTTAAACTCCAAATGGGGGTTCACCGCATCCAAAGCCATTGGCGTTGTCTGCAGCGCGTTCTTTGTCACTTGTTGACGACGCTGAATCTCCAAAGGATCGGTCTTGAGATGATTAGACATTTTTCTATAACCAAACACACAAAATTATATAAATTGTTTTTATTGTTGCGAAACGCGTTACTTAAAACATGTCATTGGGGTCATCAAAGGTAAACTTCTCATCACCTGAACCAGCAGCAGCACCACCACTAGAGGAAGAAGCCGCAGCAGCACCTCCACTGCCAACAAAAGGAGCCGATGAAGCAGAGAGACTGGGACGAGGCGCTTCAGTGTAGCCTTCATAAGGGTTGGCGGATCCGGTGGAAGGTTGGAACACCAGCAGGTGGGTGGCAATAAAAGTCACACCAATTTGAGCGTTTGTTACCCACATGCTGTACGCTGTTAGGGTGGGGATAATTTCACTTCCACGCAGCACATCCTCACGTCCACCCTGGAAAAACTGGGTCGTACCGGGGATGTTGATCAAAAACTTGGTGGCATTAGCACCAGAGATGTTGACTTTCACACGGAAAGTGGGTGCATACTCACCCTTTGCAGGGCGTAAAGCACGGTAGTAGATCACATCCTCCACCGTGGAACGTTTAATCACACGGTTAAACACGGAGGAGCTGTTGGTGGTAACCCAGGTGATCAGGTGCTCGTCCAAGCCAGACAGCCAAGATTGCAACGCCGGGTTTTCCACATTTAGAGTGAGAGAACGACGGGAGCTTTCAGTTGCCTGCTGTAGCTTGCCTTCATCCGCCATGGGTTCCTCAATCCCAAAGGGAGTCCTCATACGGTCCAGGATAAACACAGGCGCAGAAGAGTTGGTGGAGGACTGCTTCATACGGATACTGCCCCCATTGTTGGGGTTCTTCTTGAGCTCACCAAAAGACCAGTTGGAAACATTTACATTGGTAAAAGCGGGGATAGGAGTTGACATTTTTAGGAAGGAGAGTGTTTTAAAGTACTGGAGTTGTTGTAAAGTGAGCCTTTTGATAGTGTAACCCCACAAAAGTTTTAGTTTGGTCGTTGCATCAACTTTATTTTGTTCATACTATACTAAAAAGAAAGTATCACTTTTACAAAAAAATGGCAAAAGGTAAAAACATTGCAATTTGGATTATTGTAGTTATTGTGTTGGCTGCTGCAGCAGGTGTTATTACTATTGTTGTACAGAACGCTAAGCGAGAAGATCAGTTGAACACTATTCAGAGCGCTGCTTCTCTGTACGTAACTAACACCCCCGCTAAAGCAGTGCCAACCACTGCTTCAGTTCGTGCACGCCCACCCATGCGTATGAACACTCAACAGAAGCAGCAACAACATTTGCAACAGAAGCAGCAGCAGCAACAACATTTGCAGCAGCAAGTGCAGCAGCATCAACATGAGTACCAACAGAAGCTGCAGCAGCAACAGAAACAGCAGCACCAACCCGCTAGGTATATGAAACAGCGTTACAATATTGGGAGTATGGAAGCGGAAGCTCACATGGCAAACATGTTGCCACCGGGGCATGTGAATAGTAATTATAACAGCGGGGTGGGTATGACCGTGTTTTCTAATCCACCCCCTCCCTCCCACCTCATGTCCACTTCACCCATGCCATCCTCAGGTAGTGGAGCCCTCTTCATTCCCTCTAAAAGCCCTCAAGCACAAATGCCCGCTCAACAGCTGTTTGCATCCCACAACTTCCCCTCCACTGTTGAAAACCAACTACAGTCACTCTCGGTTTCACCCAGTAACACCGACTCGGCTGTGAACATTTCTACCAACTCTTTTACAGGGTCGTCCTACTTCCAGGACCCCGCACAAATGACCCCCAACACCTACGCCGACGGTCTGGGGTTGGATGCGTACATGCCCAACGTCAGTAACGCCACTCCCAACGGGTTGGACCCCCAAACCGGTCTGCCCGTGTTCAGCACCGCATCCCTGAAACGTTCCAATGAGCTCAGCAGTCGGGGGCTCCAGGGTTTCTTGCGCCCCACCATGGATGACAGCCAGGGGTACAAGAGCACTATTGGTAAGCGTTCCTGCTACTGCAGGTACAGTGATGAAATGCTGCAACAGCGTCGTAACCAGTTCAACGCCGCTCGTGTTGATGGCGCGGATGAGCCTGTTTTGTGGAACATGACTGACTTCATGTATTTTCCTTAAAAAAAAATAAATTTTCATTTTTTCAATAAACAATCTCATTGCAAATAAATGCTGAATATAACCATTCTAATTGACTGCTCCTTCACCACCAGTGTAAGACGCGACACCACCAAAAATCTGTACCAGTTTTTAATTCAGGTTGTCACCCACTTACAAACCAATAACAAAAAAATATTGTACCGTTTTGGGGGGTTTGGGTCGGTTGCTTGCTGCTTGACACCCACCTCAGCCGGGCCGTTCCCGTATTTCCTGTACACCATGATGGGCACCCCTCACCAGGAGATGACCGAAAAGTCCAAGCTCTGCCTACTGGACACCCTCCAAGGCCAGCCGTTCCCACAGTTGGGAGTCAACAACATACGCAGCGTCCTCATGATAGCAACCAACGGAAAACATGCGGCACACCATGTAGTTGTCATCGCGGCCTGGCCTCCCGGTGAATCCACTGCCGACACCTGGAAAGTGATGCAAACAACGGGAAGCGTTACCTTTGTGAACCTGGAAGAACCACCTAACCGCTTACTACCGCACTTAAAAAGTGTTTGGTGGGTGGACGGCCGCAGCCCCAAAAGGCTTGCCAACAAGTTGGACCACGCCACCCCTTCAGAAATAAAAGTCAAAGCCATTCAACCCATAAAAAAGGAAGGTGTTGCGAAGATGAAGCAAGTGGAGCCCTTGAAGCCGTTGACGCTGACCACTTATGAAAAACTTCATGTCACTGTGTTGGACTCTTTAAATTACTTGTAGCACATTGCCGTCAATAAACGCCATATGTAATGCCAGGGAGTGGTTGTTTTGCCAGGATTTGTTGTTGACATAAAATGTGTGCATTTTGTCCTGTTGTATGTGCTCATAGAACAACGGCTTTTTGTACTCCCACGCATTGGGCATCACCGTCAGGGGGATCAACGGCACCAAGTCCGCCTCGTTAATGTACTGCTCCAACAGGATGTTGGGCAGCGCGTTGAAAGCCGACACAAACCCGCCGTCACCCAGTTTGGGGGAGGCAAAGGTGTATACGTTGAGTTGAGGGACTTTACTACTCAATTCAAAGGCGGTGAGTATGGTGAGAGCCGCCCCTAAGCTGTGGCCTGCCACATTCACGATCTTGGGTTGGTACTTTTTAATGGAGGAAAGGATGTGGGGTTGGTATCTCAAATACATTTTCTGAAAGCCTTTGTGCACTTTTCCCTTGGCGGAGCCAATGACCGTGGGGGTTTGAATGAAATCAAAGTCATGTTTCCACTCATAGTCAAACAACGTCCCCCGGAATAAAATGTACACTGAGCTGGTGGAAGAATCGGTTGCAATCACCAGGCCGGCGTCACTTGTGTGTAGCACGGGCGACATGGGGGCGGGGAGGTTCACACGAGAGGATAGCTTTTTAGCAAACTGCTGCGCGCCGTACAATCCATGGATCATGAGGGATTCAGGTTTGCCGACAAGGGGTTGAGGCAAAGGTGAGAAGATTATGATATGCTCCGGATTATTGGTGGCAATCATGACCGCTTTGTACAGCCGTCGGTACTTTTCATACTGCACCGCAATAAACACCAGGACCGCAATTAGTAACACCGACAATATCACTACCGTAATTGAGAGTGACTTTTTTGACATTTTTATTAAATCAATATTTTTCCTATACTACACTTTTCCATTTAAATTTAGTGACAGGATTTTGAAATGACGTTTCCAAATAATTGGAGTGTTTGGGTTTCTCAAAAACATGTTTCATGTGTTTAGGGTTCATTTCAAACCGGAACCGGTCCGAAATGGTTCTGGCCCTGCACGTTGTGGGCACCACGTACTTAAGGTACAACTTAGTGTACTCGTTGAACTCATGCTCCGAGTCTAGCAAATCTAGTTGACAGAATAAATCCGCCACCTCGCTCACCACCACCATGGAAGAATTGAATTTGGGGTAGTTTTGGTACATCAAGTTTTGAACCATGAACTCCTGCCCGTCCAACGCCCGGCTACAAACCGCTGGAGATTTCAATAAAGACTTGACCGCGTCAAAGGGGGAGTGGTACACCTCATCTTGTTTCTGAAATCTTGGAACATTTCCCAATGCCAATGCAAACCTGGCTTCCATAATAAGCCTCCGGGCGTCACCGCATGCCAAAGTTGCGAGTTGGAAGTGCTTGCCGCGGGAAAGAGTGGAAGCCACCGCGTTGGCTAACCGAATGAGGTTATCCACGCTGTGGGAGTACAGTTGCAGCGTATGGGGCATTGCCTTCAGAGCCGACATACGCTTGTCGTGCAAATTCTCACAGGTGATTAATAGAGGCGCTGGAAACTTGAGGGTGGACTTGGCATCCATGTAGGGTTTAATCATGGGAAGGATGCCCTTACGGCATTCCCCTTCAATGGAGTCATAGTCATCCAATAACATCCAAGATTGTTCATGACTTTCTTTTGTAAACGCCAGTAACCCCATCCCTTCCGTTCTAGAGCCTTGTAGCCACCCCTTCAACTTATCTTTCACGTCATTCTCGTCTTCAAATGTTGCACAGGATGCTTGAAATGCAGATGCCAATAATTTACATAAAAGTGTTTTTCCCACTCCACTAGGCCCCCACACCACCAGTGGCTTCTTTCTCCAGTACCCTTTATTATACCACTCCAACGCCCTTTTCACTGCGGCTTCCTGACCAAACATCCTTTCCAATGTTCGGGGTACATACTGTTTTGCAAACATTGACACCGACACGGGGTTGGGGGGAGGCTCGGGTGTCTTCTCACATAATGCCGGGTATTCATTCATGACACGAATCAACCTATTCAAAGGTGACTCTTCTTTTTCTTCTTCACATGTTAATGGCATTTCGGGTATAGTAGAAAGCAAAACTTCAAAAGGCTCCAAATGTGCTGCTGTTGCTGCTGCTGCCATAGGTGCCATAGGCTCCGTATGGGCCAACGGCTCAATGGTAGCTGATGAAGATGAAGACGTGTAAATGTTGTGAATATCATCATCCCCTAGAATCATTTTGTTTTCAACCACAGTTTGAAGTACTCGTAATCTTCCCATCTCATCATTGCATCCCACTCGGTAAGGTGTAGCCACCGGAACACCAGTTTTTTTGGTATAAGACAACTGAGAGGGACGCTTCTTTTCTATGGGGGTGCTCTCTTTTTTTTCACGACGCCGTTTCTTGCTAACACGATCCAACTGCAACAAGTCATAACTTGACAATTCTTCCATGGTGTTTATACCCAAAATTCTGTTTTGAGCGCAAGGTTGGCTAAAACTTTTTATTCAGAAATTATTAAATCTTGATTAATGTCAAACTTGCCGGAACCCCCCACTAAAAAAAAGATGAGTCACCACATGCCGCCGTCATTAGATCTGCTGTCCTGGTTGGCGTACGTGGCGTCCACGTCCGCGTATGTGAAACTGAACCCTAATGCTCCCGCCGCGACTCACTACCGCATGGATGGGGGTAAGCTGGCAATTGACCCGGTGATGATGGACGAGTTTTTGAAGCAGTACGCGTTAGCTCTGGACCGTAAAGAGGTGATTTCCTTTGTGGAACGCCGCACAGATATTTACAAAATGCACTACGACTTGGATGTGTTGGACACGGCGCCGTGGAATGAAGCCACCATCACTTACGTGCTGAGAGAAATTAGGAATGCCATGGCCACATGTTTTCCAGTGGATAAAGCGGGTGCGCTATTTAGGATGGTGGTCCTCACCGCGCCTCCCAAGCAGATTGGAGACCTGTGGAAAACGGGCATCCACGTCATCTACCCGGATTTGCAAGTGGACTCTGTCATGGGGTTAACCCTGCGGAAAGTGGCGGTGATGCACTTGAATAAACTGGAGCGACGGGTGGAACCCCAGAACTGCTGGGATGACGTCCTGGACCGCTGTGTGCATGTCGCCAACGGCTTAAGAATGGTGGGGTCTGTCAAAATGTCCAAGTGCATCAACTGTGCCAACAAACGCAAAAAAATGAGACAAGTGGGGTTTGACCAATACATCCTCTGTGATGACTGCAGCGGTAAAACCATGCTGAATGACGGACGGGCATACACAGCTTTACTTATGTTGGACTCGGCGGGCAATAAGGATGAGCATGACACCGAGTTGTTGCGTCAAAACTACTTGTTTTGTGTCAAATTGTCCAGCATTAGGTGCTTCAGCCCCTTGGGTGCCACCAAGAATGAGTTCTTTGCATGCCCCGCAGGTGTGACCTTGGAAGAGCCGTCATCCAAGGATATGAAGCGGAAGGGGACACTGGTGGTGAGCCGTAAGGAATTCCGGGATTTGGACAGGAAGAAGATTATGGGCAACAACCGTCTGGTGCCGCTCTTGGAACACTTTTTAAACACCAATCCTTTATTAACGCAGCTAAAGTACAACACCCCCTCCAACCCCTACAAAGACGTGTCCGCCATCAAAGTGCTGTACAACAAAAACAAATCCAGTGTGGTGTACTTGGTGAACGTCGACGGCCCCGGCTCCACGTTTTGTAACAACAAAGGCGGGCATCACAACTCCAGCCATGTGTTTTTTGAGTTCCGCTCCAAGTACATGGTGCAGCGCTGCTTTTGCTCAAAAAGCCCGGTTGTGGACGGCGGCGTGCCTTGCAAGGACTACATCAGCCCCAAAGTGATGCTGCCAGAGGACTTGACGGCGCTGCTGTTCCCTGTGGCTACATCCAACAAAGCCCTGGTTGTGACGGCGGATGTGTTGAAAGACAATATTTGTAGGAACATGAAGGGGTGTGTAAGCAGCAAGCCACCGTTGAGCAAAAAAAGGGAGGAGTCCGCGTTGATGCAGTCATCCTGGCAAAGGTACAAGAAGCAAGTGGACTTTCTGCACCACATGAGCATCACGCTGCCTCCAGAGACAGTGCCTCTCTCCAAGGACACCATGTACCCGTCCCGTGTCTCCAGCCAGCTGTGTAGGCTGACTAGTGAACAAGTGGACAACGCGACTGCTGGAGAACTGTTTAACTGGACGGACAATGTGGTCACGGACTTGAAGAAAACCCAAGAGGAGAAGGGTGAGGACTACAAAAAGTCACGTTTCAAAAAAAGAAAACGTGTGGACTCTGAAGAATAAATATTCATTTTTATTTTTTCAAGTTTGAAAACGGTAGGGGCACATAAACGTGTCGGGTGCAACAACACTAATATTGTTCTGACCTGGGACAGGCCGCAGCTGCCCGGTGCCTACTAAATAAAAGGCGTAACACCGATTGTTTGCATACGCCAAAGAGTCCACATAATTAGCGGGATTGGCGGGCGCCCACCCCCAAGTTTGCATTAAAGTATAGCCCGGGATGACAGGGAAGGTGTAGGCTGAAGTCAAAGGTGACGCATGGGGACGATTATAAGTAAAGCTCATTTATTTACTACAATTTCTTTTTTTTCTTCTCCCACCAAAGCTTTCAAAAACTCCTCCTGCACCTGGAACCACACGCTTTTGCAAAACCCGACCGCCGCGTGCTTGTCTTGTGTCAGCCGGTACCCAATTAACGCAATCACCATCAACTGCACCACTTGTAGCACCAAAACAGACACCAGAAGCAACAGTATGAACACTATCATTTCTTTTTTTGGGTTTAGAATGAGGAAAGTACTGAAATAAAAAAGTTCTGTGTGTGTGTTTGTAAAATTAAATGACAGCAACTACAGTGGATGTAGAAGAGGAGGAGCAGTGCAAGTTTTGTTGGGAAACCACCCACATCAAAAACATGGTGGCGCCCTGTGCATGCACGGGCACAATGAAGTTTGTCCATCCCAACTGTCTTACGCTGTGGTTGTTTCAAAAGGACGGGAGCAATCAGTGCGAAGTGTGTAAAACGGTCATCCACTTCTCTTTGCCGCTACATCACGACATTACAATTGCGTTGGCTTGCACCTGGATGTATATTATATTTATTGTGTTTGTTCCCTATTTTTACACCTACTTCACATCCGTGGGCGGGCTGGAGATCAAGGCATAAACAAACATCACTCCTGATTCTGACGGCCTAAATTCAGGATGGGACTCAATACTGTCAATGGGTTGAAGCGTTGTGAACCCATTCCGTCCAGCCATGTCATTATAAAACCACCACCTACTCTTTTCTTCTTGAAACACAAAACACACGTAGTGCCCAATTTCACCCATCACCGACATTTGCCCCTTCCAGCACAGCACCGCTTGCAGCTCGTACCACTGCACACACTTTTTGACGGTGTTGAGTAAGGGCAGCACACACGTGTTGGTGCTAGCGGACCACCTGCCGTAGTTCACCGGACACAGGTCAGGGATCAACACTTCCCGCGTCAAACACAGCACCGGCCCGCCTGAAAACTCAGTCAACGTTTTTTGCTCCACCAACACATCTTCACCCACTTTCCGGGGTTTGGACGCATCTTGGGTGATGGTCAACGTTTCAAGGCCTGGGAACAGGGTCTCAAACTTGGTCACACCAGAAGTCACGGAGTGGTACACGCTGTGGCGAAACATTTGGTCCGTGGACACGGTGGTGGTCATTGTGCCGTTGTCATAAAAATTTTGAACCGTTTTTTTAGTGGTAAACACACCCCCCACATTAAACGTGCGGAGCAGTGCTTCAAACAAGTCCACCGGGTCTTGTTGCCCCTGATTAAAATCCACCCCGGTTATTATTTGTAAATAATGGGTTAGTAGTGGGCGGATTGCCGTGTAAGTTTCCATTCTTCCTGGGATGACCCCACGGAAACTTTTAGAAGTAACGGTCAGCACCCGGCAAAGATGTTGATAATCAGGGTTTGTCATGTCCGACCTCACCCCTTGTAGTAAATACGAGTCAAACACTTGGAGTTTAACTGGCATGAACAACGCGCAGAGCAGTGAGTTCATGAAACAGCTGGAGCCGTCATAGTTGTAAGGAAGTAGTCGCTGTTCAATGTCCATTGGAATTTTATTTATGCTAATACCAGAAAAATAAAAATGTTGTCAAGTAAATAAAAAACAATCATGGTATCTCGCAGCCGTTCTAAAAGATCTAGCCGACGTTCCCGCAGCCCCCGCAGTGTGCGCCGTTCCCGGAGCAGATCCCGGAGCCGGTCCCGGAGCCGGTCCCGTAGCAGGTCAATGCATGGTGGTGGTTCCCGGAGCCGATCCCGGACTCCCAAGGTAAAGGCGTGCCTAAAGGCGTGCCATAAAAAATACCGCAGCCGTAGTAAACCCCGCGGCCGTAAATCCCGCAGCCGTAGTAAATCCCGCAGCCGCAAAGCCGGGGCTGGTTTCAACATTTACTGCGTAAAGTGCCGCCGGCGCACTGTCACCAACGACCTTACTGACACCTGCGTTAGTGGCAAGGGTGGTAAGTCTCGTTCCGCGGAGACAGGTATTTGTGCCTCGTGTGGTGGCAAGAAAATTCGGTTCACCAAAGGCAGCTGCTAAAAAAAAACTTTAACAAAGTAGAATAAACTTTAACTTTCATGGAATCTGGTCGCCCAATTTATTTCCCCAACCCCCAACGCCACTTTTTTTTAAGGAATCAATTTGTAAAAACTCAAACCACAAGCACACCACGCAAATACAAGGTGAACTACTACCAAGACACGGAGCCAATGCCCTCTGAAAAACAGGGTTGCTGTGTTATTCTCTGATTTCAATCATCATCAAACCAAACTTATAAATTTTTCTTCCACAAGTTAAACTGCGCAAAACGATCTGTACACAAAAACAAAGATGCCAGGTCTAAATCGGTTAGTTCCGGACTTTCAACCAACCCATCATACTCATCCATCTCTATCCCGGGCAAAGCGGTAAAAGTTTGGCTCATTTCGTCGTACTTTGTAACACCCTTCACATTCAATGTCACATTTTCCATATTGGGCTCACTTAACACACTCATCCCCAGAGTTGGAATGGCGTTTCTAAGCATTTTTTTGGGCTCAATTGCCATCAACATTTCAAAGTTAAGCTCCTTTTTTACAATTAAGAATTTGGGGGGTTTAAACTCCAAATTGGAGAATAGGTTGTTTAAATTCACCAATTCTCCCAAATCATGGGTATGCAGCGCTTGGTTAATGGTTTCCAGTTCCTTTAGGGGCAGGTTGAAGCTAGAATATAATAAACGGTGCATCAACTCGGTAGTGTCGGTTTCTGTTGTAATCCTATTGTGTAATGTAACTACTTGTTCACACAACGCTTTGAAAATTTGGGGTTGGGATTTCACATCCGTCATGTCTTCCTGGGTAAATGTGAGGTCCAGCTCGGGGAGGCTCTGGAGTTTAATATAGATGCGCACTAAATCTAGAGCTAGTGCAATACAAATGGAAAACACCTGTGTTTCTTCCATGTCACTTCTTTTTCTTATTTTTATTATCTCCTCAAGTAAAAATTTATCTAATGGGACAAACACCTCCGGGGCACTCTACCTCCAGAACATCATCCTCTTGCACACTGTCCACGGTGGTGGTGTCCACCCCAAACTGACGGCACGACGCCACCATTTCGTTGTAGCGCTCCGGTGTGATTTCCTCTAGTGGCGCTTGGTCAAACCCGTGCTCACTGTGCAACAAAAAGGAGCACGTCTTTACATTATTTTCATAGTTTTCCGACAGCCAGCGCTGAATGTCCGGCAGCTCATGCTTCTGGTAGTACACGGTGTTGTGGCTCACCACCCCGCCTTGGATTAAATACGAGTTCACCTCTGGCACTGAAATGTCAAATGTTTTTTGCGGGGTTTCTCCAATGTGAATGTCCGTCACCCGGTGAAACACAAAAGACGGGTCCAACAGCTCCTCGGCAACACACATCACACCGCTGTCAGCCAGGTCTTGGAACTGCGCCAGGGTTTGACGGTCCAGGTTGGTGTCGTGGTGCTCACAAGCCGCATCCATCCTCTTACCAAAGTCTTTACTAAACAAATAGGGTAGAACATTGGTCTTGAAAAGCTGACGGTACCCCATTTCAGGCACTTGGCCCACCAACCCCGCCCCAGTAATCTCCGTCCTTGCCTCAAACTGAAAACCTAACCCTGACCCTGAAAGCCCTGGAATCTCTTGGTGCCGTGAAACAAACACTTGCGTCTCAAAAGACGTGAGCTCCCTAGCAAACAGGTTCAACATGAAATGAATGCTATCTTTTCCACACACAGTCAAGTTAAACCGGTTGTCCACCCCCCTGGAGGGCACAATGCTTGCGGCCACACCCAGGTTTCCCAGCAGCGTTTGCAACACCGCGGCGGTGCGGTAGGGCGCGGCGGTCATAAACTCCGCCTTGTCTTTGTGTAGCTGGTGGGTGAGGATCCACACAAAGGACAGATAGCGTAACACAACCACGCGTGACCCCTGCAGAATAAACCTTGGAATGCCCCGATACAAGTTGCCCCACTTGGCTTCCAACAACTGCTGCAGGGAGTGGGTTTCCAAGTCCGCCCAGTTGTTCACCCAGTCTTGCATGCGATTGTTAAACACGTCAGCGGAGCTATTAAAGTAGTGGAAGTCGGGCAAGAGGTTCACAGCAAACACAGACGCCCAGTACTCTTGATTAATACATAAATTATTGATCACATAATGTCTGGGATTCGGCCACAGGTCCAATCCCAGCCGTGACACCACATACATTCCAATGGTCAAGTCACGCAACGGCTTCCATAAAATGGTCTGGGACGCTTCATCAATCACTTGCACCTTGTGGTTCCCGGTGCCCTCCAAACGAGTTCCGTTAGTCAGAAACAGCTTCACTGTTAAAGCCGCGCCGTTGAGGTAGTAAGCATTGGAGGGACGCACCAAGCCGCTTGCAGTCACAACCCTGACATCGTGGCTGTAAAAGCCTTGCTGTCCAGCCAGGGCTTTCCCTTTAGTGCATAAGTCAGCCAAGTACCGGAAACCTTTGGACGTATGCACCAGGGTGTTTCCCACTAGACAACAGGACACGGAGTTGTCACTCCACTCCGTTTGCATGCGTTTCACAAAGTTGAGTTGATCCAATGCAGTGACCTCACTTGCCACAATGGCACTGGCTGGCAGTCTATACGGGAACTGCACCACGACGGTGGAATGGTCCAGTGAGCCGTCAAAATGCCTCACAAACTCAACATGGTACCCATGGGAGCGGCACAGCGGCACTAACGGGCTTTCTGCCGAAAAACGGATGCGCCGAATGTATTGCCGTGCGTAGCCTGGGTGTACCCCTGCGGTGCATCCTGCTAGAAGGGAGAGTGTGCCACTGGGTTTCACGGTGGTTAGCTTGATGGACGTGGGCCAGCCGTGCTGCTGGGAATACCACACATCATACTCTCTCAATTTCACATAGGTCTCCGCCAACCAAGACCGCTGTTCTTCCGTTGCCTGCAGATACCCGGTGATGCCAATACCCATGCGCATGTTCTTGTGCACAATAGCTTCCGTTTCGGGGTGGTGGCACGGCAGACGCAGGGAGTGCTTAATAATGCGGTACAACAGCTGGGCGCAGCGTAGCAGTTCTTCCTTGCTTTCAATGCGTGGCAGCACCAGCTCACCCAGCGCACAGGTTTCAAAGTTAGCCAAACTTTGTTCAGCACAGGGATTGTAGCCTTCCACTTCAGGGTCAGGGTACTGCTGCTCCCCCAGGCGTCCACAGGACTTGCTTAAAGGCAGGTTGATTAACCCGTACGGCTCTCCGTTGCCTTGATACCCTTCCCAGAACTCAGCGGGCAACTCATCAATGTTGTTGCACAGAATGCTGTTATTGGAGTTGCACCTCCAATTGGGGATGTTGCCAAGGTCCCAACGTTTAGCTCTCAGGAAGAAGGTGTCGTGAGCAACACTGAGCGCAATTTGAGCACTGCGCCGGACATTCCCGGCTACCACAATCATACCAATAATGTTCATGATATCCAGGGCATCCACGGAGCGCAGCTTCCTCCCCGCCCGGGCATTCAGAACTTTACTAATATGATTTATACCTTTGCATAGGATTTCGGGCCCTGACGCGGATCCTCCAAAGCCTTTGATAGTTGCCCCGGAGCTGCGCAGGAGGGTAGTGGAGTAGGTGAACCCCCTGCCGGAGTAGAAGTGTGCCTTTAACACTTTGCCCAGCAATTTCACCCACCCCTCACGGGAGTCGGGCACAACAAAGTCCGCGTCCTTGGTGTCCTGCCGGATGACTTCAATTTGAGATGGTTTCACCAGGGGGAGCTTGTTGATGTGCTCGGGTGCAAGGTTGAACCCCACACCAGAGCCCAGCATGAGGCAGTCCATTGTCCAGGTGAAGGGCCGAACGGGAGTGTCCACAATACAGAATGCGCAGTTCTGCAGTGAAAGCAACCCCAGGCGGCTCACAGTTTCGGTGCCTAGCTGCCAAAGAAAGCGCCCGGCGACTAGTGCTTTCAAGTTGAACATCATGTCGTACACCTCTTGTTCTTCGCTGTTGGTGAACCCCACGTGCAACTGGGAGTCACAAGCTCTTATGATGCGTTGAATGGCTTCTGGCCATGTCTCCACGCGGCTGTTGGGGTTCTGGGGGTCAACTTTGCGGGCGTAGGTGCGGGTAAAGGTCACAAAACCAACAAAATCCATTCAATGTTTAGAAAAAAGAGAGCTTTGGGTTTTTTTTAAACCAACTCAACAAAAAAACAGCGGGTTGTTTTATTTAATAAATATAGCGTTTTTATACGTACGTTTTTTTTGTAACTTTAACTTTTGGAGTAAGAGAGCACGGTGTTCATCACCACCCGTTTCACAACTTGTGGGTCCAGTGACCTGTAGTTGGCGGCAATCCCCAGCATGAAGAGGAGCTCCGTAAGGAATACAAACCCCAGGATGATGCCATTGTGGGCAAACATTTGCTGTAGACTAAACCCCGGGGAGGCCTTGTATTTGTGTTTGTACCCGTAGTAAGTACCTATCACCATAATTAGGCCCAGCACAAACACCGGCACCAACACCATACATGACTGCTCAATGAGTTTCTTGTTGCTGGCGGCGGTGTCAGAGTCCTCCTTTGACATGTCCGGAGCGGACAAGTTCTGAATTTGACCGGCTAGTGCGGTGCGGGCGTCTGGTGGGATGACATTCTTTATTTCTTGCACCAGCTCCTGGACTGTGTTTTTAATCTGTGACTGAACAATGCTTTTTTCAATCCTGCTGGCCCCCACAAAGAAGAAAATGCACACAAACACTGAAAAAAAACAGACATGTAAAAGTATGTTGCTACCCACTTCTAGGGCGTGGCTCTTGTTCTGGGTGAGAACATTGTGTTCTCCAACAGGTCCAATTATTGAACTTGGGATGGAAGTTTGCATATTTTACATTTTAAATATATAAAAAACAAAGCATGTCTTCTGCTTCAAATTTACAAATTCCTGCATCAGAGTTGAGATCTTCAGCGGGCAAGGGAATCAACAAATTGATGTTGCACCTTCAGAAGACGTTGAACATTGAAGCCAAGATTGACCCCCACACCGCGTTTGCGGTGAATGTGGTGTTCCACGTGCTGGTGTTGTTCACGGCGCTGACGTGTTTGTTTAAGTTCGTTGTGGCCCCAACAGAGGTGGACGCCCTGCAGGGGAATGTGAATAACTTAATCAGTCAGAACCTGCCTGGAGCGTTAAGTACGGCCAACACCGCCAGTGGTGGCAACATGAAAACGGCGCTACAAGTCCTGCATCCGGAACTGGAGTTGTTGGCGGCGACGTATGACGGCAACAGTGAGGCGGTGCGTGTCCAGAACAACTGGGTGTTTGGTGCGGCGTATTTCATCATTGGCATCCTAGTGGCGGTGTTGATAACAATGTTGATGACATTGCGCACAAGTTGTCGTGGGGACACTACGAAGCTGATGGTCAGTGGATGGCCGCCGGGCATTCTGTTGGAAAACTTGCTAATTTTTATGGTCATTGGTGGGGCGGAGTACGGGTTTTTTAGTTTAGTGGCGAGTAAGTATGTGCCGGTGATGCCATCCGAGATTTTGAATGATGTAATAACTTACACAAAACAAGAGTTTCAAAACCAAGCATGAGTTTTAAACCTTTCACAAAAAATAATATCTTCGTTAGTAATAAAAAGTTAAGCAAAAGATGTCAATAACTGCAAGCTTGCATGTGTTACCTCCAAGTGAGTCAGCGTTTTTGTCTGTACCAGCGGGTAACCAGTACCCGGCAGAAATTAACCAGATTTATCAACGTGCCTACGCCACCACCAAAAAAGGAAATTATAACGTCACCTCCCGTGAGCAACAACAATTTGACATTTCCAACTATACTATTGAACAGTTGGGAGCCAAGAGTAGTGGATTGAACTGTAAAAACACAAACACACTGGGAGGTCGCCCGGATAAGAACACTAATCAGTACGGTGGAGCATGCTCCCGTCCTCGCTACCCTTATAGCCCCAATGCCGCAGTGACCATTGCCATGGAAGCAGACGCCCGACAGGACCCGTCACGCTATGCCGACCACGTTGGGATGTTCAACTATTCTATGGGGGATGTGGAGGTGTCAACATCTCTTTTGGGCTCACCTCCGGAAAGTGTGCGTATGGCGGCCGCTGAGGGCAGTACTGTGGAGAGAAACGGAGTTAACACCCTCACCGGGTTGAAGGGGTTGAACTACCCGCCTACTGTTTACAGCGGATTCTATGAACCCCTCCCAAGAGGCGCATCAATGACTCTGGGTTCATGTGTGCAACAGCAAAATGGTAGCAACTCCTTGTGCAATAATGGTCAATAAAATATATATTGTTACTACATAAAATGGATTCTTTACTTTTATCAAAGTTATCAGGAGCCTCTCTTTCTCCAGAGCTGTTAACATCTTTAGCGGAAGCACTTAAAAACGGAGCCGACCCAAACGAATTGGTAGCCCAACTTATCCACATTCAAGATCCTGTTGTTGCCGTTTCTGAATCGCCTATTGTAGAAGAAGCACCTGTTGTTGAAGCACCTATTGTTGAGGTAGAAGCACCTGTTGTTGAGGTAGAAGCACCTATTGTTGAGGTAGAAGCACCTATTGTTGAGGTAGAAGCACCTATTGTTGAGGTAGAAGCACCGGTTGTTGAAGCGCCTATTGTTGAGGTAGAAGCACCTGTTGTTGAAGCGCCTATTGTTGAGGTAGAAGCACCTATTGTAGAAGCGCCGATTGTTGAGGTAGAAGCACCTGTTGTTGAAGCGCCTATTGTTGAGGTAGAAGCACCTGTTGTTGAAGCGCCTATTGTTGAGGTAGAAGCACCTGTTGTTGAAGCGCCTATTGTAGAAGCTCCTATTGTAGAAGCTCCTGTTGTAGAAGCTCCTGTTGTTGAGGCTCCTGTTGTTGAAGCGCCTATTGTAGAAGCTCCTATTGTAGAAGCTCCTGTTGTTGAGGCTCCTGTTGTTGAGGCTCCTGTTGTTGAGGCTCCTGTTGTTGAGGCTCCTATTGTTGAAGCTCCTGTTGTTGAAGCGCCTATTGTAGAAGCACTGGTTGTAGAAGCACCTATTGCAAATGTTGTCAGTAATCGTAGTTTACAAGTGATTAAGAATGAGGAGGACCAACTTAAAGAAATTCTAGAAACCATACGTTTGTATAAACAAAAAGGCATACCTATTTCTAGAGAAATTTTTCGTCGCTCTAAAAATGTTATCCAACCAAAGAGTTCAACAGAAATTTTTGATCAAGAAGCTCATCAAAAATCCGTGGCTTCCAAAAAGATAACAAATAGTCAAATATTGTTGGAGTTAAAGCAAAAAAGGGACACGGGTAGAATTGTAAACAAAGAAGTGTTACAAGTCCCTGTAGCCGACAAACCTGAAATTTCTCTCGCTCACGTCTCTTCAAGATCTGTAATTTCTCCTGTAATAGTTCCTCCAGCACAGAAATCTCTTAGAGAAAGAGTTTTGGTTCTTCACCCAAAATCCCTTGATATTGCACGCGCAAAAGCCGCAAGCCATCAACCAAAACAGCTTGTGATCACTGAAAGAAGTGTTATGGCAAGTATTGCTACAGGTAATAAAACAGTGGTGGCTGCGGATGAGAATTTGGATGATCTGAAGAAGTTGTCAGAGAGCCGTTCTTCTGTTCAGGTATCTAATTCAGTAGCTCACGAGAAATTAAGAGAGCGTGTAAATGCTATTCGTACTTTATTACGTCAATAAAAAAATTCAAATTTATAAATCTGTAAGAGGTCTAATTTTAATAACTACCGGAAACCGCGGAACCCCGGCATCAGTAATCTCAAAGTATTTCACTGTAACCAAATGGTTCACAACATCCTGGGGACGCAACCACAACTGCTTCCTTTCCTCATCAGTGAGCTTTGGACGGGCGTGAAAAACTTGCCCTGAAGAGGTGACACACTCTAATGACCCCAAAGTGTCTTCATGCTTCTCCTGTTTTATGTTGGTACATAAATACTCGGCGTCTTGGAAATTCTTTAACTTTAACAAACTACTTGATCTTGCGCCTTGACGGTACGTCTTGTCCTTGTCAGTGCGAATCATGGTCCCTTCGTAACCTTGTTGCAAAAACTGGTTATGCCAGTCCCCAATGTCATCCGATGAAATGGAATGTGTTGGGACTTGTTGTAGAGCACCCTCTAAATGCAAGCCCTTTAACAAGTCATGCCGAGTGGAAAACGGGGCGGGTAACACACAATCATACACATGATATTGAACATGAAGAGACCCATTCCTCACAAGCGACACCAACTCTGAAAAGGATTTGCCTGGGATGTACAACTCACCATCTAAATATTGTATCTGAAGGCCATACAACGCCTTCACCGCAGATTCCAGACGTGGCAACTCGGTGATGACTTTACCTCCACGTGACCATAATGTCCCGGTTTCAATGTCAGCAACGCATCTCATACCATCCAGTTTAGGCTGTACAAATACAGGTGTGGCTGTTGGAAGGCTTTCAAATGATTTCGCTAACAGTGGACGAACTTCAAGCACATTACTTTTCTTTTCTTCTTCCACTACTTGCCCGTGTTGAAGTTGAGATTGAAGTTGAGGTGTTTCAACTTGTTCTTGGGTGCGCTCGAAACTTTGCCACCCTTCCCTCTTTTTTTTAACAATAATTGCCTTGGATTCAAACACCGCTTGTTCATGAGGAGTCCGTTTTTGTTTGCCTTCCTTGTACTCTTTCACTTGGATTTGCATTTTCCCGTTCTTTTGGCCCCATGTGGTGGTGGTGGTTGCGCTTTGCACGGTGACCGCCCAAATACGGTCAGCACCTTTCACGTCCTTTTTAGACAGCTCGCAGTAATAGTTCATTTGTTTGTTTTTGTGACAATAATTACCTTTTTTTCATGGTCAGTGGTATAAAATAAAAAAAGAACAACGCGCGAATGGCAATGGCAAAGGATCTTCTACAAAAGGTTACCACCACGGTAAGTGAGTTTAAAAACAACCCCGCAAGAGTAAAACAGGCACTGAGTGCAACCGGAGCGGTGGTTTTGTTTGCAGGAGGGTTGTTTGGATTACAATCTGTGTTAAAAAACAGAACCAAACCCGCCATCAAACATTTATCTCCAGCCATCTCACACTATTTGCAATACAACGAGGATTGGTATCACCAAATAGCATCTCTTTCAGATTATGCACATTTTGCACCCGCTTCCTTTGAAAGATTAGCCGAGGCGGTTACGCATTTGATCTACATTACTGCGGATCTGGAGTCTAAGCAAAGCTATTCTAAACTGTGGTCGGTTGCGCAACTCATTGGGATTATGGTGGAATGTGTGCGTGTGTTGAGAGCTCATGTGTTGAAACACTACGGGACTGTGGACCAAGTGATGTTGGAGTTTGACGAAATTGCTTCCAACATTCAACAAATTTGTAATGATACTCAGTATAATGTTGACAATATCTTGGCGTACCAAAGATTAACAAAATAAAAAAAAATGTTTATTGTCTTCCCCGTCTAATTTTTAGACCAAACCGGCGTTGTGTGTCTTGAATTGATGCGGTCAATGAGGGTTTATTCCAAAGAATCCAACGAGACCAAAATCCCGCGGACTTTACCCCACTTTTTGACCAATTTTCTTTCCGGTGGTGTCTTGAAATGTATCTCTCTTTACGGTCGGCATCCTTGTGATGGGTGTAATCACTCATCCCTGCAGCCCCAAAGTGCACCGTCTTATTCCCAATTTGAACCATAAACTTTTTATCAGCTTTGGTTGATCTGGATAAATAAATAACGTCAGGGCTACTCCTTCTTGACCTTGACCTTGACCTTGACCGGCTCCTTCTTCTACCTCCCTCTAAATGCGACATTGTCTTTTTAAAAATATGTATATGTTTAAAAAAATGAGTTTGCTAAGTCCCAACAATATTACTGGTGCTTATTTAAATTCTGCCCAACTCAATTACTAACACAAAACGGTATTTGGAAAGCCAACTTTATTAATGTCAAAATTGATTTCACGGGTGAAACAATTTTAAAAGGGATGTTTCAGGTGTACATTTTTTATGAAACTAATACCTTTTTATAATATGTGTGTGTGTGTGTGTGTGTGTGTGTGTGTGTAAAATGCTTTCAATATTTTTTTATGCACAAACTTTAAAAACATGCAGCGACCGTTGTATAATGAAGCGCAACAACACCAACAATCATTGGACCCAAGAATGGAGCCAAGAATGGAGCCAAGAATGGAGCCAAGAATGGAGCCAAGAATGGAGCCAAGAATGGAGCCAATGTTTAGAACTCCAAAAAAAGCAACAAAAATAAGGACAGTAGTGAGCCCCGGCGGTGTGGTGAACGGTGACGTGGAGCTTAAAAAAATGTTGGGCATTCTTATTGTGCTCTTGATTGTGGTGTTTTTTACAGTGTTTATTAACATTGTCATTACCCTCATGAAACCCGGTTGTAAGTGTGGTCAAATGTTGTCACCCCCCATGTACTGGCAGCCCCCTCCCGCTTACTAGTTTACTAGTTTGTGCCCGATGATGGCCAGGAGTACGGCATGGGGTGGTTGTACACCTCCCGGTTCAAAATACGGTCCTTCAAGTCCGTTAAACTGGTTTGGTTGGACACTGTGAGCGGCTCATACGGCCAGTTCCACACCCGGGGTTCATACGCCTCTGCAGTGCAACATCCTGGCCCCCAGCTGTCCCGGTACGCCAGCCGCACCGCAAACCGGTCGTTGGTGCACGGAGGACAGGAAGCGCAGAACTGGTTCCACTGGTATGACGGGGCGGCGCCGTAGCCTCGGATGTTGCCGCAGTTCCATTGACCCCCGGCATTTGGGTCACGGTACGTGCTATGGTTGAGCATGGTTAAAGCCGTGTTTGTGGGGTTATCAAAGTATAAATAACTAGTCATTTTTTTTATTTTTAACAGGATACAATAAAAAATCAACACACTATTGTAAAAACGTTCCAATGTTCTCTTTATTTGTCAGTAAACTGAACCGTGCTTCCACCGGTGGGTGGGACCCCAACAAGTTTAAAATTGATGGCACAGAATACATCTCAGAGGAAGAGGAGGAAGAGTTAGAGAACGACCAGTATCAGTATCACAACGCCGCCTACCCAGGCCCGTATCACAACGCCGCCTACCCAAGCCAGTATCACACTTCCTTGCACGACCCCAAACTCTTTAACGCCATGGACTACATCCCCCCAGAAATGTCCCAGTACATCCAGCCCTCCCGCCAAACCCGACAAAACTTTAGACAGATTATTAAACCCCAGGAAACCGCCAACCTGTCGGTGAACCCCGTGGAAAACCTAGAGTCCGCCTATGCAGTAAAAACGGGGCCGTCCGCGCCCCAGCAGCTCCGGGAGGAATGGAGCAACCGGTATTGTGAAGACGCCATCCCCTCCAAATACTTAACCAAGTCCACGGTGGCGACGTATGAGTTAATGGGGTTGAATGAAGCTCAACGGCGCAGTAGGCCCATGGGAGAGGGTGTGCCCAACATCGGCCCGGCCATCCCTTTTGACCGAGTCAACAGCTTGAACTATGGCCAAGGACAGACCCAGTTCTCCACAGTCAGCCATGAGTTGTACCACGAAGACTTTGCCACTCTGGGGGGACCTCCGGCGGTGTACACCGGCATTTACACGGACCCGCTAACAGGCATACAGTATGACACGTACGAAAACGCCATGCCACCGCCAGATGGGGACTGGTACGACATGAGCTACGCACCCGGGAAAAACCGTAAACTGGACTGCCTGCAGGGAGGCTGGAGCAACAACACCCCCATCCCACCACGCCGGGAGATTCTGGAGGGTGACTGGAACCAGCACTACGACCGCGGCGTCAACACATTCGGCGGCTCCGGCTCCTACGGGGATGTGCTGCGCTGCAGACAGCTGGACAACTTTGAGCGCTCCACACGGTTTACTCTCAATGATTTCACCCCAGACAATGAAGCACCGGAGCTGGAGGGGGTCCCCGCCAATGTTGACGGCATTTACGGCAACGTCAAAGTCCGGTTCACGCCCAACCTCGCCGGCACCAACCGTGGGCATGACGAAGAAACCACGTTCCGCACCGGGCTGTATGGCATTGACATCCACAACCAACACATGGCGCAGCAGTACACTAAAATGCCGCAGTGTATTCAACCTCTGGACTATGTTGGCCCCGTGTGCGGCGCCGGCGGGGTGTACGGCGAACAAAGCAGGAGTGACTATAATCCGTCTCTTGAAATGAGAGGGTTGGAAGCAACCAATGAACTCACGGAACACGGTGTGGGGTTTGTGGACTCCACCGGTGAACAAAGCCGCAGTGACTACAACATCCCCCATAAACTTACAGGGTTGGAGGTGAACCCGGAGCTCAGTGAGCACGGTGTGAACGGGAATGCCTTTATCGGGCAAAACCGGAGTGAGTACAACGCCCCCACCAAACAGTTAGGCATGGATGTGTACCCGGAGCTGTCAACCCACGGTGTGAACGACGGAGGCGCGCAAGGTGTGCATAACCGGAGTGAGTACAACGCCCCCACAAAACAGCTGGGGATGGATGTGTATCCGGAGCTGTCAACACACGGTGTGAACGACGGCGGCGCGCAAGGTGTACAAAATCGGGGTGATTATAACACCCCCCATAAAACAACGGGCACAACTGTGAACTCGGAGCTGTCAGAGCACGGTGTGGGGTATGTGGATACTTACGGCGATCAAGAGCGCAGTGATTACAACACCCCTCATAAAACCACGGGCACCACGGTGAACTCGGAGCTGTCGGAGCATGGTGTGTCTGGTGGGGCGTTTGCGGGACAAAACAGGAAAGCCTTGACACGGAACAACCGTATTGCGCTCCTGAAATCAATGCAAGGTGCTTTTAAGTCGGGCACAGACGCTCCCATGAACCGGGTGTTCCCGACGCGGTTTAATGACAAGAAGAACACCAGCAACAAGGTGTTGGTGCCGAGTAGAATGTCAGCAGGTTTGGGTGGGCCTCAAACCGTGGAACGCATTCCCACGAACTGGTCTCACCGCCGGACTCCCACTACCCACCGTCCATCAGAAGAACGTGTGGGGGCGGTGAGTAAATCGGGGCAGAATGAAACACCACTCATTGGGCAAATGCCAGTCAAGTTTGAGACCGACACTTGGCGCATGGGACCAGCTCATGACACGCTGGGTAGCGCCAATGACATGCTGTATTCCACTATTATAAGGGCACAGGGACCCTGTGTGACGTATTAAAAACAATAAAGAAAAAAGCACTTTTTATTTCCATGCACATCCATGCCCACTCTCTCTATTTCATAAAACTTTTTATTCAATTTTGAAAAAGCCTAATTATATATATTGTGCAATAATGGTGGAAGAAAAAAAGTCGAATGACTTTTTCAGGGCGCTCGTGCCTCAGGGAGCGGATCAGTTCAAGGGCAGGAGAAAAACGAAATCAGAGGAGCTGGTGGTGACGCCGGAGTTGTTGCTGACCCAGTTCACCAACAATTATATGGAGTGCTCGGCTTTGCAGAAACGTGGTGTGAAACGCCGGAATGAGGTGTCTGAAAAAAAGTTGGAGCGTGATTTAACCTCTACACGTCATGAGTGGAATAGTTGTTTAAATTTGTTGCTCAAGAAGGAGTTGGATTTGAATGAGGTGTTGACTGAAACCGGGTGTGAGTGTCCTCCTATTCTATTGGGGATCCCCTCCCAGCAACTGGAGCGGTTGGAGAGGCTGACGTTCTGGGCCCGAATGATTCTGAACAACTCCAAGAAGCCGGAATGTGACCATGAGAACACCATACGCAAGTTGTTGGATGAGCTGTGTGAACTTAAACAGAAAGTGAAAAAACAAGAAACCCGCATTCAAAAGTTGAGCGGGGACTTGGTGTTGACGGGAAACAACCCACAGTCATCCAGCAGTGTGTACCCGGATGTGATTTCATACAACTCCTCAGTGTTTCATTTGCAGGATGTGTTGTCAAAGGGGGTGTATGAGCCATGTTTGTTTGACCATAACGACATGTATTTCCATTTCACCACCCTGGACGATGCTGTGCGGTTCCACAACAACTGTTTTAAAAAGTGTATCATGGATCAGTGTGTGCCCGATTACTCCGGGTTCCGTAAGTGTGCCGACTACCCCAAGTTTACGCTGGAGCAGCTGGGGCATGGTTGTTACATTGGGCTCATGGTGATCACCAATTTGTGTGACACCTCGGATGGGAACCACCAAGTTAATTTTGACAACATGTGTCTCTCCTGTGGGGAGCAGCTAAGCAGCACGTTTCTGCAACCCGGTAAAAAGTATGTCACCTGGTACCTGGGGCAGTACTCTAAGGACAAGGCGTTGCCTGATGCGGTGCAGTGGTCTAGTGCTCTGGACGGCCTGTTCACTTCGGTGCAGCAAGCCCCGGTTTGTTGGAACAGTGAGTTTGTTGTAAACTGGAAGCATTTCAACCAAAGCAAGCCCTACAAGCCGATGTACACCTGTTTGCTACCGGGGGTGAAAGAGGTGACGCGTGACACCTGGGGTACCACCGACACTCTGGACTGGGTTGTTCGTAACGTTGATTTTTGGAGCCACCAGTTGAAAACATACGCCCCTCATGGTTACAATGTGAAGTTGAACCACCACTTCCACCGCTCCCTGTTCTTGGAGACCCCGCAGTTGATGAAGTTCCCTGTGCTGTGGCAGTTTAAGAGGTCTCTGCAAGACTTGGTGGCACACTTCCGGGACAAGCAACACATGGTGTTACACAACGACCAGTTGGCTTTTTATTGTGGCAACATGAAAACGGAGTTCCAAAAGGGCAATTTTAACCTTGTGTTCCACCAGTGGGGCAAGGTGAAGGAGTTGATGCAGCAGCAGCAACACCTGTTGCAGGAGTGTGCTCAGGAGGCGGGTAAACTGCGCATGATGCTGGACACTATTCAAATTACTTTAAAGAAGAAGCTGTGTCAGGCCGAGGCGTTGATTAAACTGGATGGGTCCTATTTGGGGGACGGCATAGAGAAGTACAGCTTTCAAATGCAGGAGCTCATGCTGTTGGGTGAGGGCTTGTTGCAGTCTCAGAACTTGGTGAGCGAGTTGGACGTGAACCTGTCGGACATGGAAGCTCTGGAAGAGCACATCAAAGAGCTGGAGTTCACGGATTCGCAATGGATTGATGAGGTCTGTGATGAGGTGGTGGTGAAGAGGGACCTGTTTTTTGAGCAGTTTATTATTATAAAGAAACGGGTGAAAACAACCCGGAATAGCCACCATCCGGACCGGCAGTTGCAGTGTGTGGACCCGGACATCCAGCAGTACCATAAGTATCAAAGTTGGGTGGTGCAGTTGAATGCCATTGAAAAAGTTCAGGATGGTTTTTTTTACAAAGTGCGTTGAGCCCCATTTCAATAAATTTTTATTTTTTTCTATACTTGTAATTAAAAAAAACCAAGGCATGTTCGTGTATGTCAGTATGGTTTAAGTATCAGTACCATTCCTCCCCCTTGTTTATTTTTACCCTAGTAAGCATAGAACACGTTGTGTGTACCTCTTTTGAAATGTACCCCTTTTGACGTTTTGTTTCTTATTGTCTTATTGTAGGTTGAAAACCGCGGGCTCTGGAACTGTGTGTTGGCGTTTAAACCATTTTAGTATCACATGCGATAACGGATATATGTTCTTGGAAAATTGTTGCTACAAAAAGGGTAGTAGTAAGTAGCGGCAAAAAAGGGTAGGTAAGTAGCGGCAAAAAAGGGTAGGTAAGTAGCATGTAATATAACAAGTTTAAACAAAGATCAAAAAAGATCAAAGCCAACAATAAGGCGACTAAACTTTATCAGGGTAAACCTCCAATTGTAATCTCTAACATTTTTTTCATTATAGGTGTAAGACCATGGCATCCAAGCACTTGCGCAAAAAGCAGCAAAAAAAAAGAGATGAGCTTATTTATTATTGATTAATTGTGGTTATTTTTTAGGTTTCTGGATTTCTGGACTTCTTCTGGATCAAGACAAACAGCACAACGGCACAACGGCATCATCAGCTTCTTCAGGTATTTTCAAAGTTCTTCTCGTATTCCCCCATCCCTCCTTTTTTTAAAACATTCATTCTAACTCATCACTCTGCAAAACTCTTATTTTTGTAAAAAAAATTGATTATTAATGTTTATATCTTGCAACCTCTTTGTAACAATTGTTTGACTCACTTTCCTTCTTCTGTTGGATGGGACTCTTGGCTTATTTTTATAAGCTGAGGGTCCCATCTTTTTTTTGGTTCTATATATAGGCTAGCTAGGCTAATACGACTCAAGAGCCCCCCTTTGAACATTGGTGTCATTTTCAACTATACTTTGTATAAGCCGTTGAATAATGCTGGAAATATCTTGCTTTGTGAACATGGGTCTGGCCATGGTCAATGTTTTGGCGCATTGTTGTAGAATGGGTTGAAGGTCATCATCCCAATCTCGGATATCAAAGTTTTGAGGCAAGTTATAGAACTCACTTTGAATAAACTGATTTGATAAATTTTGTCTAAACAATTTTACGTAAGGCGCGTGTCTCTCCACATCAAATGATTGTGACAGCATCTCCTTACACAGGTTGTAATCTTGAGGGTTGTACAGATCTCTCACCGCCAGTGAGTTAAACATGTCTTGTAACTCAAATGTTCTCTGAAACTTAAGCCTCTCATGTAGCACTTGGGAAAACATGGGATCAGGTAGCCCTATATTATCTTCGGTACGGGACACATCAATCAGAACCATATTCAACCCTTCATAGTACGTCTGGAAATAAGATATAAAATAGAGCATGGTTGATAGGCCGATGCCCTGGATTTCGGCGTATAGTTTACGCCTACAGATGAGTTCAATTTTTAAATGGGCGTGCGGGTCAAAGGAAGTTTCGCTGGTGGCGGTGTAAATCCACGGGTACTGCTGAATGTCACTTCTACGTTTCCTAATGGAAAAGGGTAAGTTATTACCTCTTGGGATAACATAACCAGTGATCCAGGTTTCAATGTCCTCCACTTGAATAGAGTTGCTATCCTTTCTTTCCAGAGAAAACACAATCATAGTGGTTTTTTGTGAAAGGTTTGACACGTACTCGTTCTGACCTTTGTTCAACTTGTAGAACCCAAGGTCTTCTTGTAATTGTTGCAAGTGCATTTTTAATTTCGTTTTGGTGGTGAACCTGGAATTCCCATACAGGTTTTGAACCATTTGTTTTTGAGTGGGTGACAGTGCTGTAAACACAAACTCCAAGTTTTCATGTAAGTTGTCTTTGCACATTTGATAAAGTAAAACCGGTAAGTAGTTTACAAAATCTTTCATGTTCCTATTTTTGCTTTCAATTAGATACAGCTTAGTAACATAAGAACCGTTCTTGGGATCTTTGTGGTTCTGGTATTCCAAGGAGAACAGCGCATTACGGGTTTCTTTCTGTAACAGTCTTGCACTGGATGTGGGCGAGGACAGCCTTTTTTCATACAATTCATTGGGTTTGAGTTCAATCAATGATTCCTTACAAACATTAAAAAGGTCCATTTCGTCAAAGTTGGCATCCAGTAGGTTGTTAGTAACAAGTTCTTCTTTGGAGGCAATAAACAAATTGTTTGTAATCAAATACAGCAGTGTGTACAGCATTTCCAACTGACCATTATTATAAAAAGATGTTATTTTTTGGACCATAAAGTTAGAGTTTGGAATACTTTCAAGCTTTGCTTTTTCAGTGTTATACAAAGTATTCATATAGTCTTCAAACCCTGGGGCCACTTGAAACTGATCCTGTTCTTTAAAGTTCCCAACCCAGCGTTGCACCCCTCCGTACAAACCTGTTTCTGAAGACAAATGATCACCCCCCAAAATAACTGGTGGAGGTTGCACTTGCTGAACTTGTTGCGCTTGTTGAACAGCAGCTGAACTAGGGCCGCCTACAGATCCTAATAATCTTGGGGATCCGTATCCTACATGAAATGCTGCTGCTACTGGTGCTGCTACTCCACTTCTTCTTAAGGGACGAGGAGGGCCCGGTGATCCTCCTGGTGATTCTTCTTCCGCTGGTACTGCTGGTACTAGTGCTGCTACTCCACTTCTTCTTAAGGGACGAGGAGGGCCCGGTGATCCTCCTGGTGATTCTTCCGCTGGTACTGCTGGTACTAGTGCTGCTACTCCACTTCTTCTTAAGGGACGAGGAGGGCCCGGTGATCCTCCTGGTGATTCTTCCGCTGGTACTGCTGCTACTGCTACTGCTACTGGTTCTGGTTCTGGTCCCGGTCGGGGTAACAACCCCGACATGAATCCACTTCTTCTTACTGAACGGCTTGGTGGTGGTGGAGAGCTTGGTGGTGGTCCTCCTGGTGAGAATCTGGATGATTCTTCCTCTGATCCTCCTGGTGAGAATCTGGATGATTCTTCCTCTGATCCTCCCGGTGAGAATCCTGGTAATCCTCCTGGTGAGAATCTGGGTGATCCTTCTTGTGAACTTGCTTCTTCTTCTTCTTGAGCGGCCGCTGCAGCAGCAGCTAACCAGCTTTGAGTGTACAAAACAGAGTAGTGCTCCGGGAGCAAGTCTTTGGCTTTGGGGGGGAGATTGGGGGTTGTTAGCACTTGTAGAACCTCATCTCTTAAGAGTTGATTAACTTGGGGTATGTCCAATTGTATGACATTTTGAATGAATTCCCATTGACGTTGGGCTAACCAAAACATATTGGTGCGTATGCGTCCAGGACTGCTCACTAATTTGGCTCGTTGTTGTGCATTCATTTTACCAATGTCACGCATTCTTCGGACAACCCACTTTTGTTCCCCCGGTCCACTAAATACACACTCTAAGGGTGTTTCAAACCCCCGCTGTTTTGTGCCCACTTCTCTCACCACGTCCTTCCAGTTGTTGCTGGACATCACCCCCTGTGCCTCGGGATGGTTCCTCAGCATCTCCAGCACCACTTGACGGGGAAGGGGCATGTTTTCTAGTCCCCAGTCCCCGTTGCGTGGTTCATTCCCAAAAGGCACGTCTTGTTCATTGATGGTAACATTTTCGGTGATTTCAGCCGACGCTACCACTCTATAACGGTGGTGTATATTTTCCCAGTTGAGGGTGGCGCCACCCTCTAGTCCTCCTCCTCCTTCCTCTTCAGAGTCATCTTCAGAGTTATACAGGAGCGGGTTGGGTTGAGCTTCTTTTTCAAAAGAAATGTAGCTAGGGACGGGCACTTCATTGTCAAAAGACACATGTACCCCTCCAAATTGCCATTGTAAAGTTGACATACTAAGTTTTTTTTTATTGTAAAGCAGTTCTTTTTTTTTCACATCCTCACTTTTGACATTTATTTTGTACACAGTTCCCGCACAAGCTGTCCGGTCCTGGGCAGTCGATGCCGCTTGTGCAGCGGTAACTGGCGTTCTGGTCAACACATGTAAGACTTTCGGTAACACTTCTACCTGTGCTCATGGCGCCTGGCAAATACTTGGCCTGGATGGGGAAAGATGAGGTAGTCATTAACTTATTGGTGGAGGGATCGTACACCGTGGTGGTGTAAAACCCGTCAAGCACAGACGCGTAGTACGCCTTAGCTGGAGTTTGAATACTAGTGGAATACGACATTTTTTTTATTACCAACACAACAAAATAAAATACAGCTAAAACAGACAAATCCTGTGTCTTTTTTTTTCAGACAGACAAAACAAAACAATGCTGTTAGAAGAGGCTGTAAACAACTCTTCCCTTTTGTCTGAACAAAAAGTGTATTTTCAGAACCGGTATTTAGAGTTGGTGCATAGGTATCGAAAAAAATACCGGCGTGTGAACATCACCTACAATGTATTGCGTGTAACGGTGATGGCGGGGTCTATTTTCATCCCCGCTTTACTCACTCTACAAAAAGACCCCACCACCATTATTAGTCTAACCACCTACTGGATTGTGTTTGTGCTCTCCCTGTTTGTAACCCTTTCCAACAGCACATTGGAGTTGTTCAACATCGCGGCGGTGAACACCAAGTACTGGCTCCACGTGCAACGCCTGGAAACTGAGGGCTGGCAATTCCTGAATTTAACAGAGAGCTACCACAGGTTCTCCACTGTGAATGAAGGGTTTCCAAAGTTCACATCACGTGTGGAAAAGCTGCACCTGTCGCTAGTGTTTGACATGCTGAGGCTGGAAAATAAAAACAAGTCCACCGAGTCCAAAAGGGAGGACAAGGACATTCTGAATGGATCATTGAACGGCGGGTCACCAAGCGGCACTTTCTTGGGCAATGCCGTTCGGTCAGTTGGCTCCGTTGGCTCCGTTGGATCTGTAGGATTGGTAGGCCACCCGTACAGTAGTAAAGCTAATAATAGAACAGTTGCCCTTTTTAATACGTTGCATGACAACATTTCCAATGACTCCAATTCATCCTTGGAAAACAATGAACACCCGGATAATAAACCAGATTTGGTTCTTAGTTTACAAGAGTTTCAAAATAGGTTAGGGAATGATGAGGGGGTGAAAAAGGACTGAAGTGGTAAAAAAGGACTGAATCTACGCGGCGGGCGCGTTTTTCAGCTGCAGCGCCAACATGATTGTGAGTATTAGAGCGAGAACCCCGCCGGCAGTGAAAAAGGTACCGGCGGCGATATTCCCCCCCAAGGAGGTGTTGTTTGCCACAATCACGGCGCTGGGTGGATACACAGTGTCGTCGGTGTCGGATATTACATTGGAAATATAAATAGAGGCCAGCCCTAGAAAAAAGAGGGTAACAAACACAGACGTAACCAATTTATTTTGGATTTCGGATCTATTCATGAGTTAACTAATTTTTTTTTATTTGTACACAACATTATTATATTCTAATAAGACAGGAATGACATGGGAGAGGCCGATGAGTTGAACATGGAATGCGTGACCGGTGCGGTACTCATTGCTGACGACCGGCCTCCACCCTGGAAGGAAGAGCCTACCGAGGGTGGTACTGAGGTGGATGAGGAAGGCATGTTATAGAACATTTGTTTGTGTCTTTTATTAGACATACACATCCCCGCCACTACCAAAATAATAGCAATGAATAAAATGACAAAAATAGTCCACATCCATACATTTCCGTCATTCTTCATTTCCTTAATCACAACAACTTCAGGGTCCGGTTGAGGAGGATTTGTTGACATTGTTGGGTTTATTTGATTTTATTTTACACTACATATAATATTTTTTGATGAACCTTTAGTTATCAGAGTCGGTAACCGTTTCGGTTGTTTCCAAATCCCCCTCTGACGCGGTTTCTTCCTCCTCATCCCCTTCCTCCTCATATTCACTGCTTTCACATTCCACATCCGGCTTGGCATCGGCACACATGAGTTCTTCATAATCCGAATCCACATAGCGCACCACTTCTTTTCGTTGTCTAGTGGAGCGCCTTACACCATTTTCAAACACTGCTGATACCACCAGCGTCACCGTCTCTTGTTTCACTTCCTCCTCTTCACTCCCAGGTGTTCCATGTTCCTCCACCGCCTCGCATTCCTCATCATCATCCACCACAAAGTCAATCAGTGACCCCACACTATCCTCCTCCGTTTCCACTTCCAAGTCAGAGGTATGGTCCCCCGAGTCATCACTCTCCACCTCCACCTCTTGTTGTGCCCGTTTGGGGCGTATCCGCCGCACCTTTGGATCGTTTGTGTTGTCTTTGGTCTCTTCTTGCACCGCAACCAGTCCATTGTTTGGATGTTGTTGTCCTTCAACTATTTCAGCGGCTTCAGCTACTTCAACGGGGTCGGGAGCATCCTGTTGTTCACGTGTTTGACTCATTCTTATTTTTTTACAATGCGTAATGTTTTTTTCACCATTTGAAGCACTGTATGACAACAACTAACGCATCGTGAAATGTGGGGGTTGAGTTTGTTTATTTTTAATTTAAAAAAAAAAAATCTTGAGTGGAAATAAAGAAAAGCTTTAGTATTTTAAGAAAATGTCTGGAGGTTGTCAAGGAGGTGCTCTTATGCAGTTAGTTGCCGTCGGTCTTGCCGACGCGGTGTTGACCGGTGGCTCCCAAGCCACTTTTTTCCGTTACCAAAGCAAGTCGTATACGAACTTTGCGGTTGAGGTCCAAATCCAGGACTTCAACGCGGGTGTGCCCAACTTTGGGTCCAGCCCCAAGATTAATATTGACCGTGTCGGTGATTTGGTCTACTTTATGTACGTTTTGGCGGAGATCCCGGGTGTGGGTCTCCCCTCCCCCAACCCCCTGGTTGGCCAGCAAGTTGCCAATGCCATCCTGGTGAATGGCATGGATCTGGTTGAGCCGTTCTGGACCCAGGATGTTGGTCATGCCCTTATTGAGAAGACCTCGGTGTTTATTGGTGGTCAGTGTATTGATGAGATCCACTCTGAGTTCCTGTACGTGTGGGAGGAGTTGTCCGGCCAGCCTGGCAAGCACCTGAAGGAGATGACGGGTAACTTCCAGTCGGTGTTGGCTCTGCAAATTGCCTCCCGCCAGCCCCGCAACTTGTACATCCCCCTGCCGTTCTGGTTCACCCTGAACTCCGGTAACGCTCTGCCCCTGGTGTCCCTGCAGTTCCACAGCTTCCAGATCCAGGTGGTGTTCCGCCAGTACCAGAAGCTGCTGAAGCTCACCTACGCCGCCATGGATACCCTGGGTTACAGTATCGCGCAGATTGAGAAGCGCCCTCAGTTCAACCCTATGCTTTCCACGGATGTTCAGCCCCTGAGTGCCCTGTCCAAGCTCACATCAGCGGACTTGAGCGCCAAGATCATTGTTTCCTATGTGTACCTTGACCAGAAGGAGCGCTCCCAGTTTGCGGATGGTCAGTTTGAGACCCTCATTAACCAGCACCAGTTCCAGGAGACGAGTGTCAACCAGAATGTCAGCGGCGTGAACACTTACGGCTCATCTGACACCTGGACCACCCTGGAGCTCACGTTTAACCACCCTTGCTACGAGCTGTACTGGGTTGCCCGTCTTGGCATTCATGAGGACTTCCAGAACTCCGACATCCCGGAGTTCAATGAGTGGTTCCAGTTCTGTGGTCCCCTTGACACGGTCACCACCCTGCCCATTGACCCCTTCAAGGAGGTTCAGCTCAAGCTCAACAACTCCAACCGCTTCCCCAGCATTGAGGCACGCTTCTACCGCCTGGTTGAGCCGTGGCAGTACCACACCAACATTGTTGACTTTAACTGTATCTACACCTTCAGTTTCAGTCTGCAGCCGGAGGATGTGCAGCCCGCCGGTTCCTGCAACTTGTCCCGTATCGACAACGCGTGCCTCCAGTTCAAGGTGGACCGACGATGCTTCACAGGGCCCTCAGTTGCCGGAGGACCCAACCCGTACGGAACCAACCCCTCCCAGAACTCCCACATCACCATCCTGGTCATGGCCCAGAACTATAACATCCTGCGCTTCAAGTACGGTCTGGGTGGTCTGCGGTTCGCCGCTTAAGCGTAAGCTTAACCATAAGCTTGAGGGGCTTGATGAGTTTCATGAATTTCATGAAGTTGCTGCTGTTGCTGCTGTTGCTGCTGTTGCTGCTTGACAAATTCGGGGACTCATCCCCAAAAAAAGGTTAACGCCTTTCATAAACTATCATTTTATAATTAATTTAGTTCAATTCTGTTTATTCTTGCCTTTAAAAGGCGACACATATGTATGTATGTAAAAAGGGAGGTTTTCAATTTATAGAAATTTTAAAACGTAAATGTTGAAATAACGGGATAGTGATCCGATAGCTGGGTGCAGTCATTTGTCCAACGGGTCGTAAAAGGTGAGACTTGAAGCGGTTGAATCTGGCACACCGCTTGTGTGGGTTGTAAATGAGTTTGACTGTACATCACAAAGTCCACCCAACGGCTGGGACAACAGGCACAGTTCTCACCCGTGTATAATACACTCACACACCCATACTTTCTAGCCTCATTCCCACGACCCACCAAGTTGTTGTTCCCTGCATCCACAGACACCTTTTGAGACCCGTTCAACTTTGGCAAACTGACTTGCAACTTGCTCAATAGAGCATTAAATTCACTCTCATTGTTGACACTGTCGAAATTCCAGTCACCCGCCAGCACAACCAGCTCATGTTCGGGGAAAACGCGCGCCTTTACAAAATGTTGCCACTTTCCCAATTGCTGTGCCTGGATATGCATTTTTTCGGCGTCGTTACTCGTTATTTTAGAGGCGGTCACAAACTGCAAGTGAATGTTAAACACATGCACCCTCCCCAGTGTGGGGTGCGCAATTTGAGAGTACAGGAAACCCTTTGTGGCCAAGCAGTCAGTACCGGAGCAAGTGTCAAATGGCACAAACTCCACCTCCACAATTGGATACCGGCTGCAAGTCATTAACCCCGCATGTAAAAAACTAAATGCTTTCACTTTTTTCGTTTTCACAATGTGGGAGTAGCCCAGACGCTGGAAAGACTTTATCAGTTGACGCACCGCGAACTTGCTCCAGCACTCCTGCAAACACAGCACATCCGCTTTAAACTGGGACAGCGCCAGGGGGATGCGGTGCGCACGTTGTTGTTGTGCATCATTTTGCACAATGTGGGGACGCAGAAAGGTGTTGTAGGTAACCACAGTAAACTTGTTGCTTTGGGGACTTTCTTCAGAGCCAGACACCATTTGTTTTGTGCTTGCTAACCCCATGTTTTATATTTCTTCACAAAATAGTTCTATTTACTACTCTTACGCACAATACGCCCGGTGGAAGCAAGCGCAAGCAGGATGACCATTCCCATGCTTAGTACCAAAAATGTGACCGAAACAGCAGAGTTCATTTATTTAGTTGATGATGTTGAAAAAAAATTCGTTTAGACAAACCAAATAAAAAAAATCCAAAAATTATAAACATAAAGTACCATAAAAAAATGCCGCTTTCATTAGGGACAACCGTGTCACAAGTGTCACTATTCCGACACATTGCGGACCCCAAAAAGGTGTCCTTGGACAAACTGAAGCAGCTGAAAACACGGAATGTCCGTGACACCACAAGTGCGTTTAGTGCCGCTTACAGAAGCCGGATGCAGGGGCGAAGTGAATACAACCAAGACAAGGAGCGGGATGACAAGAAATCCAGGGGGCGTGAGTCACGCTCCCATGTTGAACATGGGCGTGAACGCTCACATGCAGAGGAACATGCTTCACGGGTCCAATCGTCTTCTGCGCGGGTCCAATCGTCTTCAAGGACCCATGAACATGAAGGCGGTGGTGATGAGGATGATGAGTACGAGCATCTTCCGGATGAAGAAAACAATAACATTGACCATGAGGGGGAGCGGGAACATGACCAAGATGAGGAACGTCAAACTGTTGTCACCAATTACAATTCAGAAAAAAGTCAGGTGCAGCATGAAGTGAATGCGGAAGAGGAACATGAAAAACAACATTTTTTAAATGAACTCAGAAAGTACCGCGGACAAACAACACGTGAATTTTCCATGAGTGACAGCCTTACCGACATCCAGTTTGAGTATGATCGCCTGAAAGCGCCAGAGAATGCCTCCAATGTTGTGCGCATCATGGGAATTGCGCTCCAAGTGATTGTATTGGCTGTGCAGTGGGGTAACAACAAGTTCGGGCCTTTGCTGAAACTAGAGAACGGCGAGACGTCTTGGGCAATGCAAACCGGCGCCAGCATTGGCAATCATGAGTACGATAATGTGTTTGAAAAGTTGTATCGCAAACATTGGCGTAAGGGAAGTATGTCACCAGAGGCGGAGCTGGGGATGATGCTAATTGGGTCCGCGGGCGTTTTCCACTTCCAAACCCATATTAACCAAAAAATGGATAAAAACAAGACCTCCAGTGAAAAGAAAACCGGAGGTGGTGGTGGTGGAGGAGGCGCAGGAAACTTTGATATCATGGGACTAGCAGGGCCTCTTCTAAATATGTTTATACCTGGTGTCGGAGGTGGAAGTGGAAGTGGTGGAGCACAAAAGTTGAAACATGAAGCACCTACCATACCAAGCGTACCCCAAAAAAAGTTTGATTTCATAGCAGGGAAATCAATTCCATCAACACCTTCCTCCGTAAACACTCCTATGAATGCGACGCCTCCTTCCATGAACATGAACCCTTCAGTGAACCATTCCATGAACATGAACCATTCTATGAACCATTCCATGAACCATTCCATGAACATGAACCCCCATATGAATGCGACGCCTCCTGTGAGCCATTCCATGCCTGTGGAACAACCATCAGCTGTCCCCAACAGGGGGTTGATTGAATTGGAGCAACAATTTCAAAAGCGGCAACAAGAAATAGTGGATCGTTTAGATCAAGTCACAAGACGCGCTGATGACCAAATGAGAGCATCGCAAGCCCGCCAGTTTGATTTGGAAAGACAACTTCAACAAACTCAAATGAGATTATACCAAATGCAACAACAACAAGCTCCTCCTATGCAGCACCATCAAAAACCGGCACAACTCCAACCTCAACAACAACACCAACAACCCCAACCTCAACAACCCCAACAAGTACAAGTACAAGTCCAGCCGCCCCGGAATTCTACAGCGAGTAAACCGATCTCACCCCCTCTGACTGTGCCCACTAAATTGCCTGTGGTGAATGAAGACATTGAAGTGGTTAATGAAGAAGATGAAATTGAAACAAAGGATGTGAAAGAGGTTATGGTTGTAGAGCGCCTTAAGCGTAGGAGCGCGCCTGTTACTCTTGAAATAGATGAATTAAGTATATCTTTATAAGTTTTTTTATTTTCTAGATAATAAACAAAAGTCAGTTATGTCTAGATCATTACGAGGCGGAATTAAAAATATTGAGGTTGGGGATGATGACGAGCAGGCTATTCGTGATCTGCAGACGTTGTTGGTTAAAATGAAAAAGAAAAAGATTCAGAAACCAGAGTACAAGTCTCCTTTGAGCACCATGGATCAGCGCCCTCTTCCCGATGAAAATAACACCATGAAGATCAAAGGAAAGTGCCCCGCGCCTTTTAAAGCTTGTGACGCAGTGGCTGCACAGAAGGTTGGAAAGATGTGCCCTGATCCACGGTTTGCGGTGTATCCCTATATCCAAGAGGAAGACACTGGAGCTTTGTGCTATCCCAATTTGGATGCAGCTAAAATTCAAAGGGAAATCAAGGATGAGAAGAAGGCCGCGGCAAGACATAGCATTATGCAGCTAATTAAGGTGTTGGCTGCGTTCAATGAGAGCGAAGGCTCTCCTGAAATGTGTAATGTAATAGATAAAATGGACGGAACAGATACAAAGCATCAAGCAATTAAAAAAGCATATTGTGAAGGATTAACTGGTCCTAATTCTAATACTAGCTTGTGTGAGTTTAATGATAAAGCTCAGTGTTTTCCGTCAGGCAAACCCGCCCCGAGTTTAAAATCCGCCGCTTCTTCACGATCTGCAATTAGATCGTCGGCTAGTGCAAGTAGTGAAGTTGTTCCAGACCTACAAAGATTAACCAATAAGCAAAACTCCATTAAATTATCATATGGACCTAACGATCTTGATTTTCAAGATGAAAATGTTTTTGAATTTTTTAAGAACAGTACTAATTCTATAGTAACAACCCTAAGAGATATAGCTAGTGCTGGAAAAACTCCGAAATTGAGTAGAGTATTAGAAGAATTATTATCATATAATATAACCACACAAGAGAATTTTAATCAAACATTCTCTAAAATATATCCTAGTATTAGCACTGCTAGTTCTGCTAGTGCTAATAATAATGCAGCTGAAGATATAGCTGCAGCAATGAAACTTATGGCAAAACAACAATAATAAATATTATTTTATTATTAATAAAATAAATGGCAACTCAATCTACACTTACTCAACTAAATGAAAAAGTTATTGGAATGTACAAACCATTCAAAAATTTACTAAATACTAATACTCCTGATGTAAATCAAGAAGACAAAGTTTCCGAAATAGTTGAGGCATTAGGTGACTTTATTATAGGACAGGAACCTCAAACATCGGTGATTCTAAGTTCAATGAACAAATTTTACTTACTGTTAATTAATTATCCTGTAATTTGGCTAAAGATTTTACTTACATTTACGTTTTGGGTAACATTAAATGAAATAGTTGTTAGTAAAACAGTTCAGAGTTTGTTTACTAGTTTTGTTGCTGAAGATACTTCAAATTTAACAACCAAAGGTTTTGTGCACAATCCTTATGAATATGACCAGAATATTACATCAAACGATAAGATTATACAATTACAAAATGTTGCAAAATTATGGTACGATGTTGTTCTAGTTTTCGCTAAAAGTAGTACTATTTCAGAAATTGAAGACCAAATCAAAAATATGGTACAAATTGCCAATAACATTCTCGGAGATAACGTAGGTGACAGAGCCAAAGCCGCGTGTGAAGCCTCTGCGCGGGGGACAACACTCTTTCATTACATTAGATTAATGGGGTGCCTTTCGGGGTTGACACAAGAACCCGAATGTGTACAAATTAAACAAGCGCTTGCCGATTTGATTACGGCTACCGGAACCCAATAAATAGATTTAAGAGAGCGACGGCACGTTTAATAAAAATAGAAGATGATATTATTAACACAATATATTTGTTTTTACTTTTTAATAAATGACACAGTGTTCCAATGAAATTCTCGGAGACAGAGTTAAAGCTGCGCGTGAAGCCTCTGCGCTGGCGACAACACTCTTGCATTACATTACATTAAAGGGATTCCTTTCGGGGTTGATACAAGAAGGTCCCGAATGCAACCAAATTAGAGAAGCGCTTACCAATTTAATTACTACTACTACCGCTACAGGACAAAACCCAACAATAGCTTGACCCAAGCGCCGGCGCGCTTGGTGGTGAACAAAAAAAAGACGATATTAACACAATATTTTTGTGTTTACTTGTTAATAAATGACAGATACTTTTGAATTTATTCCATATGCTAACAATGTAGCTAAGCTACAAAAACAGCTGCAAGACGCAGAAGTTTTAAACAAAGAATACGAAACACAAATTAACAATATTAGTGGTTTCAATGAAGGCGTTAATGACATGTACAAATTTATTGGCCAAACTCAGTCTTCTCTAGCTAATGTTGTACAAATGATTCAAAAAAACTTGGCCAACCCTCCCATAACACAAGAAACCATTTATCATTTACAACAAGAGTTGACACTAGTGAAAACAAACATTAAAGAAGGGTTGAACACCTACAATGACATCAAAAAAGACATTGTTTACCTTCAACAAAACAATGTAACACTGAAAGACCGGTTTCAAGACTTGAAGACTGAACTTGAAGCCGAAAAAAGTAAAAACCGTGAACTTACAGCTGTTAATCAAAGTTTAACACTAGAAAATAACCAAAAAAATGCAGACATTATCCAGATGAATCGTATTAACAACGAGAACACCCAGAAGTTACAAGAAACCAAAGAAATTCTGGAAGCCAAATTAGCTGAACTAGTAGAAGTAAATAACAATTTAGAAGTGACAACTTCAGAACTACAAGTAGCCAAAACAGAATTGATAGATAATAAGAATCAACTGTCACAACAAACAACTCAGTTGGCTTTAGTGAATGAGGAGCTAGACACCAAAAACGGGCAAATAAGTGTTTTACAAAATTTGTTGGTACAACGTGATAATACTGTAAAAGATTTGAATACATCCCTGCGTGCAAGTACAGCCACTGCATTAGAATGCGAGACAGCGTTAGCTTCAACTCAAAAAACTCTAGCTGCAAAAGAAGGACAGCTTGAAAATGCACAAGCGGATCTAATTGCAGCACGCTCCAATCTAGAACTAGCCAAAACTCAATTGACTACTATTAGAGCAAATGTGGTCACGCAAACAACCGAATTGTCTTCAACACATGCCGAGTTAGATTCTAAGATTCAGGAAATAGAGTCTTTAAAGAACAAGTTAACAAGCAGTAACAACACTGAATCAAAATGCAATACATCGTTAGCTGAAACACAAGCACAACTTGCACAAGAAAAACAAAGTTTAACCGCAGCACTCTCTAATCTACAAACAGCCGAAACGCAATTACAGGATATTCGCGCAAATGTGACAGCGCAAGATGATCGGTTGAATCTAACAAAAACAGAGTTAATAGCCAAAAAGGAGGAAGTAAAGTCTTTAAAAAATAATTTGAAAACATGTACAACACGCGAATCTGAATGCAAAGCCGCATTGAATGAAACGCAAGTAGAGCTTCAACAAAAACAAGAAACGTTAAGTAAAGCAAACTCTGATTTAGAAATAAGCAAAACACAATTAGATAAAAGTGAAGCCCTTATAAGAAGACAAAGAATAGATTTAAATGCATCAGAAACCCAATATAACTCTATAAAGGCACATGCCGACAATGTAACACTTAAATTAACTAAAAGTGAACAAAGAGCCATCAATTTGGAAGCTGCTAATGCGGCAAGCGTGCAAAATGAAACAGCATGCAATACATTGTTACAAAAAAGTCAACAAAATTTATTATTATTGACAAAAGAGCTTGAAACATCCTTGGGGGAAGCCCGTACTTGTAGAGACAATTTAACAAATAAGGAGGAAGAATTGCAAACAATACGTGTAAAACAAAGAGAAACTTTAGAAAGTTTGGAAACAATTGAAAGTAAACTAGTGAGTAATACGGTTCTTTTACAAACAACGAAGGAAGAATTACAAAAAGCGGTGAGTGATGTGGAAAGTAAGGAAACAATGATGAATGAAAAAGAACAAGAGATAGAAGACATTCGCAAACTAATAAGAGAAAAAGAATACGAACTTCGAGAGCAAACCCAGGCAACAAAAGAAGACAAAGAAAACACAGAATCTCAGATTATGAACTTGTTAAGTGAAGTAACAACTAAACGAAACACAATTTTGGGGTTAAAAACTGGATTACAGTTCACAAGAAATTTGTTAAAGTCGAAAAAACAGAACATTACTGAAATAGAGAACAAAATTGAAAAAAACGTACAAGATATTGACAATTTTACACTTAAATTGGCCGAACAGGAAGCAAAAAACAAGTTGTTAGATGAAAGTATACTTAAATCCAATATTGAATTAAATGCTGCATTGGCGGAAGCGCGGAAAAAAACAAAAGAGTTGGAAAACGTTAAAAGTGCTTTGAATACGGAAAGACAAACTGTAGAGGGAATTACGTTACTAGTTACAAAAGCAAACGCGCAAATACTGGATACAGAGGAAAATTCTAAAAAATTACTTAAAGCGGCTAACCAAAAATTAGAGTCTTTACAGCTACAGATGACGGCATGTAGCAACAGGAAGAGAGAGATTAAATTAGAAAAGGCAGAGGTAATAAAAGAACTAGACCAGGTAAAAATCAACTTACAAGCTCAACAAAACAACTATAAAGAATTAATTGTTGAAAAAGAATTATTAACAGGACAAATAGATAGATTAGAAAATGAAAAAAAAGAAAATGAACAAAAAATTGATGCCTTAACAAATTCAAATTCATCTATTATACAAGAATCGGATACTTATAGAATTGATTTATTAGAATGTAAAAATGTAAAAACGGAACTAGAATCTGCTATTCAAAGTTTGAATATAGAACTGGGTACATGTAATAGTAAAAAGAATAGTCTTGACCAACAAATTATCGAAAACAAAGCAATACATGAAAAATTGGTTAGGGAAAATGCGGATTATGAAAGCCATTTAAACTACTTAAAAGATACGAATGATGAGCTTGTCAGGGCAAGCATTAAGTATATAGATAAACTACAAGAATGTAAAGCGTTAACAAGACAAAAAGAAAAAGAAACACAACAGCAAAAGAGTGATATAGAGTCATTACAAACTAAACTTACTGAGTGCATGAATGTAAAGGAAAGTTTTGAAAGGGATATTAGCAAATTACTAGAAGAGATTACACAATATTCTCATAATGGTACAAAATTTTCGGAACAACAAACTTATGATACTAATATTCTATTAATCAAAAACGAGCTTTCACAAAAAATCATACTTCCTATAACACGCATTGAGAATGGATTTAGTGAACAAATTGGCGAGCGGTTGCCTTCTTTACAACCACAACATATATTTGACGACGTACGTGACTATATAAACGATTTGAAAATTACCAATTCAAGTCTTTATGCAATTCAAAAAAATATTCAAGTCTTTGAAGAAAACTCCACACAGTATGGCTCTTTACAAACAAACAACTGGGTGCGAATGTGTCAGTATATGTACTTTCAATTATTATTTCACTGCACAAAGCTCAAAGTGTTGGATCATCGTTTAAGATCATACAAAGAAGCTAGAGACAGAAGAATTCTTACAAGAGAAGAAGAAGCGGTTGGTGAGGAACAAAAAGAAGGAGTTGTTGTTGATAAAGTAGAGATGATGAGTGTTATTGAAAAAGTAAGCCAAGATATTATAGATACCAATATAAGCATGACCTCATTGATTCAAAACATCATTTTATTTGCCCCCATTATGTCCAAACAATTAAAGGCTGTACCCTTGTATCACAAATTTCTTGAAAACATGAAAGAGGAGTTAAGTGACCTTGCCCTTCACAACATTTCAGTCTCATTTGAAGTGTCTTGTGCCTCTGCAGCGGTGACTCCAACTGTGAATATTAACTACAACCCCAAATTTGCAGAGCTTACTACTTCCATTTATGAATGCAAAACCAGAAATGAAGTCCAACACATAATTAACGCTTTTGATGAGTATTTACACTCCAAAAATGAAGTGAATGTAATTAGAACCTCTAGGGGGGACCTGCCGTTTGTTTCATATAATGGTGATTCTATTATTATTCAGTTCGTATTCTTACTTGCCAATCAAGAAATATACAGATTGTACACTCAAACTGTGGCCGTTGTACCAAGTATTCTTAAAATGTTAATTAAACAAAGATTTGAACTGGAGTTAGAAATTGAGAAATTAAAGCAACAGTTAGGTTATAGTGAACTAGTCCATTTTCAATGGGGTTTATTTATGCGTGAAATTGAGAAAATGAGAACTGTTGATGATTACAAAAAACGAATTTTAATTGAGAAATTCCAACAGTTTGCACAACAAGAACGGATAACTGAAGTGGATCCTAATGAACTATATCCTGATACACAACCGGTTGAGAATAATATGTTACAATTATGTACAGATGCAAATAATGCCATGAAGAATCTTGATGATAGGGTTACAATAACGGAAATATTGAAAACGATGAAACTTACAGCTTTTCCTTTACAAAATGACATTATTATTCCACTTGTAATGAACCCTAACTATGTTACATTTTTACACACGTACTATTATTTGATAATTACAATCATTCTGATGGAATACACTTTAAAGGAAACTACCACTACCCGAGAAGTATTAGACCGTATTTAATTTATATTATTTTCTTACAAAGTAAATAAAACATTCTCTTGTAAAAAGATGGCAACTCCAGCAGCACCAAAAAGACGAGGAAAATCATTTACAAATACACTGAGAGCAGCAAAGAGTTCTTCTGACCGTGAACGCACACCATCTTCTTCTGATTCTAGTATTCCTACGCCTACTCCTACTCCTGATACCGCCGCTACAGCTACAGCTACGGCGGAAGCACGTAAAGATCGTCACATTCAAAACATTCGTAATATTATTGAGGCCAATAATGGCTGGGCGAAAGTGAAACGTGTGGAGGATTTGAACCCCTATATCAGCAAGCTGCAACAGTATGCGAATGATACCCCTTTTCACATTAACGCCCCCATTGGTGCCAAAGGGAAGCAAGAATGTCCCTCTACCAATGGAAAAATCTGGGGCGCTCATAGAAAGCCAGACCCCGATCTTGATAAGAAGCTGGGACAGCAGTGGAGCATTCAGCGCAAGGATTATCAAGGTAAGAATACTCCACTTTTTTGCTATCCCGACGGAGAATTTGATGGTGAAATGTTTGCTACTAAGGAAGACAATCCTGCGGAGAACCTAGACCTCTTTGCTTACACTTCTCCCGGGGATGTCACTGAAAGTTTGCACACACTTGTAGACCTCATTCTCCCCAACAATGCAATTACCGACACTGACAAACAACGTGCCTTGATTACCAACTCCATTATTGTATCTCAAAAAAGCTCCAAGGTTCAAAAGGCTTACAATAACGGATTGGAGCAGCTGGCTAACATTCTTTCCACTTGTGAGTATTTTGCCGGCAAGCCCCGGCAAGCTCGTGAAAGCAGTACAAAGCGCAAGGCAAAAGAATGGCTGAAACCGGTTCACGACATTGCCATTGTCAATGTGGGACTGAGTGCTGATGCCGTTACAGCGGAAAATGCATGTACACAACAAGAAGGCATTTTGGCTACTAAACTTGGCATTCAAGCGTGTGTTCCTAAAGACACATTTAAGCTTGTTCTAAGCGATGATACTCTTTTGTCAAAGATGGATAAGGACAAGGTTATTAACTTTTTGGTTAAATATGCCAAGGATATTGTGAGGATTCAGGAGAGCGTAATGGATGAAAATTGGGAAGACGCCTTCTATAACTTGACAAAGGAACAAAAGGAACAGAGACTTGTCCGCGTCATTTCAAAATAAATATTTATTGTAACTCATTTTAAATAGCATAAAGGAGGGTAAGAAGAGGAGTGGGGGGAAGAAGGTGCGTAACATGGTGGTGAAACCGGATCATAAGACGGTGAAACCGGAACATAAGACGGCGGGGTATGTAAATCATAAGTAGGCGTGTTAGGAGAGGGAGTGTATAGATCATAAGTGGGAGATTGGGGTTGTTTCCCGGCTTCAGGTACATCTCCTGCTGGACGACGATGAGAAAAATCAAAGTAACTAGGCCGTTCTGGATTGTATTCTTCTTGCACAGCGCTCGTGCTCACTCTAGTGCTCGCCACGCTAGTAGTGCTGCTCACCACGCTAGTAGTGTTGCTCACCACGCTAGTAGTGCTGCTCACCACGCTCACGCGTCGTTTCCTTCCCACAAACCCAGGGGCTTCCAATGTCCTGTCAATAGTTGGCATTTCTTGAATAACTTGTGCAGGCACCAGCTTTTGAAACTCGGTTAACAAACTCAGGTCCTGAAGCGCCATGGATAGCTGGTGTACAAACTTGACAGGCATTTGCTGCAACTTAATGTTTTCCAGGTTCCTCTTGTTTGGGTCAGCAAGGTCCACCACACACTGGATGTTGTTAAACAACACAATGCGCGCCAGTACCCATAAATCATCATACCCGCCGGGTAATTGTAGCACTGTGCGCAAACCCTTTTCGGTTTCACTAGTGCCTTTCAGGACGATGGTGGCCAAATAATAAATGGGTGCGGCATTGCACAACCACCACTTGTAGCATTGACGCTCTGCAACAAACTTTTGCCTGCCAAACTCTTTTTGTGACCCCGCCACTGTGGTGATTTCCCCCATCAGGATGTCCCCCATTTTGGGTAACTCCTTTACTTCATCAGTTAATGAAATGGGTCCCAGCCAGCGGCTACCTACCCAACGTGCCTTTTTTTTAACCCACACCATGTTGACTTTCTTGTTGAAAGACGAACAAGACACTGCCAGTTCCTCGGCGGTGGTGTAGTAGTGGCTCACCACCCCGTCCACAACACACTCGGGTGGGATGGTTACACCGCGAACAACCAAGCTGTACGTCCACTGACTCAGCAGTTTGTGCAACTCTTTCCGGGACTTTTTAAACATTTACAATTTCTTATAAAATGAGATTTATACTAAAATTTTATAGACCGCCTTTTGGTAACTTACTACCCGCCCAATCCCCAGCACCGAAAACAGCACCTCCGCCGGTAAGTCCACGCCCCAGGTTAAACCCATGCCCAAGGTCAGCCCCAGGGTTGACGCCAGTGTTTGGTTGATTGCCAGTTTGGTGTACAACTCCCCCACGTTGTGGTCGGTGGAAACACTCTGTATGCACTTGGCGTTAATTCCACCAAAGGACATGAACGACAGGTTGGAGCACACATTGGCCAGCCCCGCAATCGGTAAAAAATAGGACGGACACAACGGCGACAGCAACAACATCCCCATGGATGTTTGCTGCAGCACATGCGCCAACTTGATGACACGTTGTGGGTTAGAGTCCACCGTTTTTGACAGCCCCGTCATCACCAGGAGCCCCCCTAGCTGCCCCAGGATATCCTTCCCAATGTAGTTCATGGCCCTCTGTGCTTCAGAGGACCCCAGGACTGTCAGCATCGCCTCTGTGCTCAACACACTTTGACAGGAGGACAGCACCGTGGAAGCAAACATCCACCGACTGTAGTGTTGAAAAGTCATTTGGAATTTGTTTTTTCTTGTCGTGACTATAAAAATGAGTTCAGATTATACTCCTGGACACGGTCCTACTGAAACTGATGAATCCAATGCCTTTACCTACGCCACAATGAACCAGCATAGAACCCTGTGTCTGAGTGACCCAGTCAACTATGTATGGAAGGAAGACTTGGTGGTTGGTTACCCCTGCCCGGAAGGTCTCACATGCTACTCAGGGAAATGTGAGTTTTCCAAACCAGGATGTCAGAATTACTCCAATTTGCAATTGTTTGATTGTAAGCGTAAAGATGTACCATGCTCCTTTAATGGTTCACAGGAAACATGCTCTATGTGTGACTTTGGTTTGGCGGGTACAGGAGTTGGAGGAACCGCGTGTCCAATAGCAAACCCTAAATCGCCTGCTCTTACTGATGCAGATGCCGCCGCTTTGAAGGACAACGCCGACTTATGTCGTCCCGGAGATGCCAAGTTGCTACCACCTCCTGGAAGTCCACCTTTGCCTAGTGACCTTTGCCGTGTCCCCCCTCCTGGAAGTCCAGCACCTTTGCCCTGTCCAGGGTTGCCCGACACCCGTGTTCCTTACACCGTGAACAGTAAACCAATTCCTTGCTCATGTGATGATGATTGCAGCACGGGATCAGGCGCAATGGGTGGAACGTGTATGATACAAAAAGACACAGGCCCGATAGCCTTAACATATGATGCCACCGATAACAGTAATTGCAGTACTACCCCTACAGCAAATGCGTTCTGTTATGCACCTGAAACTCCGTACACCGAATGGAGGACGGGGTTCACAACCTTTAACGGTGGTCCCACGGAAGATGCGTGTGTTCAGTCTTTTTCGGATGCTCGGATTTGGTGTGAAATGCCGTGGACCCGTCCGGTTGGAATAGGATCGGATGGGTTGCCAACTATGCCGTGTTGGAAAACAATATACAAACAACCTTTTTACTACCGGCAAGAAGACGGCAAGTGCTATATTACCAAGAGTTACTGTGAAAATAATTTGTCAGAGGGGGGGTTTGACGGTAGTTATGGTGACGCGCATGACTATATTGTCCTCCAAAACTGTACCCACCCCCAAGGCGAAAGTAATGAAATACAAAGTGGTTACGATTGTTGTACTTCTTTAAGTTCCAGTATTGCTCAATTCTTTTTTGGACAGACTATCCCAGCCGAGTTTGACAACCTCTCCAAGTACTACACACAGGGAAAACCCCAAGTTACACAATGTGATAATGTCGGAAGCAAAGGGGGTATAGGAGGGGCTTTGGACCCTCTTGTTAGTTTCTTGAGTGATGAAAGGTTAAAAACGAATATTACAATGGTGGAAGAAAATGGGTGTGGTATGGACATTAATGTGTACCATTATGAGTGGAGTCCACTGGCCCGACGGCTTTACAAAAAACCAGCAGGTGTGGTGGAAGGTTTGTTAATGAAAGAGTTGGAAGCCGTTTTCCCACAGTGTGTGAGGCTAAGTCAATTTGGACACAAAATGTTTTCCCATTCCCCCGAACTAATGCCAAAGCTGACGGACATCCGTTTTTTGGTGTATGCTTCCGTCATGGCCTACCTACTGTCCTCAAATGATGTGCTGGATGAAGATGAATAATATTTATTGTGTTAATTAGACTTGACCGTTGCTGCTTTATTGTACCAAATGGTGTCTGTTTCAGGGGGGTTGAACACCTCCCTTTCTTTCAGTACCGCAAATAGTTGGTACACATCCAACGCGTTGCCGTCGGGAGGGATGGTGTAGTACATGGTTTGGACGGGTGCGTCTTTAAAAAAGGATTGCACCACATTACGGCTAAGGGCACATGCCGTTTTTTCAGGCGTAAGCTGCATGCTGTAGGCGTTGACAACAAAGGCGGGTTCAAAAGCGTCGCCCGTGGCCACCGATTTACCATCAAATTGAGAAGGTGTGTAGCTTTGAGTGCTTTTTTGCACGCATACCTGTTGATTATTTGCGTCGGGTTGAAACTTGAGGCATGCATTATTTTGCACTGCTCCAATTGGTACCTGTGTGCCAGTACCAGTGCTTACCAATTTGGAACATACCCCCTGCACCGCATTACCGTATGAATAAATAAATTGGCCGTCGTACCAATACATGAAAGAGGTGAGGGGGTTAATGACTAGCAGTGTGCCATTGGGACCCACTTGGTACACAATTTTTTGACAGTTCCCAGTGAACCAAAAGCACTTGTTTTTAAAAGCGGGAACAACCGCAAACACCCCCAACACCGCCCCCACGGCAATGGACACTAGTAAAATGTAACTTGCAACGGCAACGGGTGATGTCAATTTTTCACGTACAGTTAGCTTTGACATTTGATATTTTTATTTTTATTGTACTTTTTTAATAAAAGGTGTTTCCCCATGGAACCCGAAATCAAAATTCAAAAGGACACCCAGCTGCGGAGCACGGCTGAGATGCTTGACCGTGCCAGGGAAGACCACAAACGGGGGGTAATGAGTGAGGTGTATGAATGGGAGTTCCCACAAGTTTTAGACGCCCCCATACCCGTGCGCAATGTGGTGGTGATTGTCAACAAATTGCACCAAACCACACTGAAACTCAGTGCAAAATACCCGTCTTGGGACAATGTTAAGCTCCGTGAGTACTTGAGGGGTTTGTCGCCCGAATTTGAGGATTTGGCGTCACGCACCCACCCACATTTATTCACCATGGTTGCAGACAAACAACTGACTGCTCAGAATTTCAAACGCATTCAAGATCTGATGGCCATCCGGTTTATGCATGAACAGCACCCCAACACAGAAGACAACACCAAGTTAATTAGTTCCTATTTCCAAAATGAGTTCTATGTATCTACCAAAAAATAAAGACAAGTTTTTTTTTATTTATAAATTATTTTTGTGCTCTACACCTACGGGACAGCTCCTTGACCCCTTTGACGGTTTTGAGAATTGGTAAAAGTGACAGGTCCATAAGTGAGACATCCGCGGGCGCTAGTTCCGTGTTGGCGTTGGGTTGTCGGTATTTCACATGTTTGTACTTACAGGTGGGACCTTTGTCACAGAACCCGCGGTTGTATGCATTGCACTCGTTGTTGAACAAATGTTTGGGAGGATGGCGGAACTCACAGTTGTCTCCCATGGTGCACTGTCCGTTTACAAAAAATTGACAGATGGCAATGTAGTTGACATCCCCTGTGTGTAAGAACTCACACTCCAGTTTGCCTTTGTGACACATTCCTCGGTAGTAGTGTGTACAAATTTGATTCTTTTTTTTCTTGAGCTCCAAATGTGTGGCATAAAACGCATTGTCTCTTTCCTCCTCCAACACATCTTGCTCCAAAATGTAGCTCTCAAATGAGAACTCAAAGCTTTGCTCATACTCCTCCTGGTCCCTCATAGCCCATAGGTCATCCGCCGTCAACTCCCTAACCACCAGCGCCTTGGGCTCCTTCACCGTTTGTATTTTCTCCACCGCCAGCTCATGCTCCTTCTTTAGAACCACCACCTTTTCATTGTTTTCACTCAGGTAGTACTGCCCCAGTGCGACCTCCTCCTCGGTTGCGGCGCGCAAGCGGGACTTGGGGATGCCAACAATGCGTCTCACCTTTGTCACCAACTCCTGGGTGTTGTTGTGCCCGTTGGTTTCAATGAACGGACACAGCTGTTGAAAGTGTTTGCCCTGTGTGTTACAATACTTACATATAAACAGGGGATGGGGGGTACACAGAGTGGGGTAGTCGCTGGGGTGTAAAATGTGTTGCCTCAACATGCGGATAGCAATAACGGGAAGCGCCACCGTGAAACTAGTGTCCGACACTTGACTCAGCAGCCTTTGCAGCAGTTGTTCCTCGTTGTACTCGTTGTTTTTCTTCACAGCATCCGCTTGTGTTTGGGGTTGAGTTTGGGTTTGTAGCCCAGAGGCGGTGGCTTCCTGTTGGAGGTACTCCTCCATGCCAGTGGTGGGGTCGTAGTCCCCCAGGTCGTTCCAGTACTTGGGGGGGATGTAGGCGTGCATGTACGGCGGTTGAGGGTGGCGGGTCAGCACCAGAATGTCGCCTCCGTACACCTGGGTTTTACTAGTGAGCACAGATCCTGGTCCTGGAGGCACCCCAACAACGCTGAACTCATAGTGAGCCGTAAAGTACGAATTCTGCATCACTTTTTGGGGAAGTGTGAACTTGAAACACCCCACACTTTTTTCTAGACAGTAACGTATGTTTTCCCATTTGTCGTTGGCTGGTGCAACAAGGTAGTGCTTGGGGTTCTGTTCACTTGCGCTTTGGAACCTTATGTAGCAGTTTTCGTAACTGAACTCCGCCTTGTGTAGTCTTTTCATTTTCCCTCAATGTTTTTGACGGTGTGACGTATTTTTAAAAAAATATTGTTTTAAATAAAAGTTACGACAGAAAACCTTGCTCAATATGTCACAAGCTGTTCCTCTCACAAAATTGTTGTCCCACTACAACAACGTGGTGGAGTCTTTCCACCACCGAATTCAGGAAGATAACGTGAACCATGTGGACAACCTGCTGACCGTGTACAGCCAAGCACTGGGGGGTGGCGCATCCCCCAGGAGTCTCAACCGTCTAGAAAAAACCATTGCCAACCGTGATAATTTTAACGACTACCGCACCGCCAAGGACGCCACGGAGTGGATGGCGGTGGACCAGAAGCTCCATTCCTATCTGGGGCGGAATATGGGGCTGCTGGCGGGAGGTGGGAATTCCAACATGATTCCCTTTGACAAGGAACCCAACATGGTGCAGTCCCTGCGCTTGGAGAACGCGTACGTGGACTCACTAGCCAAGAAAATGATGCAGTCCCGCAGCGCCGCGCTACGGGAGTTGAATGCTTCCATTGAAGTGGTGCAAAATGACCCCCAATTACCGGAAAGTATTAAAAATATGATGACAACTTTGAAGCACTTTGCGCAGTCGGTGTACCAGTCAAAAGTGGAGCGTGACGCCCAAGATTTGATGCTTATGGAGCTATCAACATTAGACTCCTTGGCGCCCAGCACCTCGGGATGCATCCTAAGATGTGGTGTCAACAAGTTGACGCAAGAATATGCTCCTTCCAGCGCAAGACAAGAATATGCCCCTTTCAGCTCAGGGCAAGAATATGCCGCTCCCAGCTTTGGCCAATCCTCCTCAGGGTCAAATTATTTTGGTTCCCGACCGGGTTCCCCTTCCAGATTGTATGAGGTGGAGGGCGGGCAACATGGTCGTCACTTGAGGGGAGGGAGGCGCGAGGAGGAGGAGCTGGAAGGCGGCTGTGGTGAAAAGTGGATGAAAGGGGGGCAGAGCCGGGTGTATGATAACCATGACTGGCTGTCTTCTGTGGCAAACCAGTGGGTGGGGGATGATGCCAAGTCTGGTGCTGGCTCTAGTAAGAGAAAAACAAAGAAGTTGGCGGGTGGACAAGGAGGACCACAGTTCCGCAGCCCCGCCGCCGCTCAACTTTATAACCTAATTAGTTCGCAGTAAAAAAAAAATTCAGACTCTTTTTTTTTATGACATGTGTTCTATACAGTATTCATCAATAAAAATATTTTTGTACTCATAACTTGTGAATTTCAAAGTAAGTGAATTTTCCAGTCCGTTAAAATTATACAGCACCGAACGTGGAGGACACGAGGGCCCTACAAAAAACTGAAGAGTAATACCCATCAGTCGTTCAATTGGCCAGTATGTCCTGGTGCCAATGGTGGCAGGGTCATACTCTGTCACATCCTGGGAAAATCCTCCCAACAACGGGATGCGTGCCATCACCGGGTTGTCTGTAAAATTTCTAGAGACTTCAGGCGACACCACCTCTACAAACCTAATAGCGTGCAGAACAGTTTTGAAAGGCGCGTAGATCACCCCTCCTACATCAGGAACACTTGTGGGAGGAAACCCCAACGCTTGACGCACCAACTGGTACGGGTCAAACTCCTGCGTAAACAACAACTGGAATGGCAGCACACCTCCCGTGCGTGTAAATATTAATTTGTTTAATAAAGCAGTCACCAGGTACGTGTTCGCCAACCCAGCCGCATTCAATTTGCTGGTAATCTCTACCGCAAACAAAGCATCGGTCAAGTAGTCCGCGGTTTCCATGGTGACCGCCACTGGAGCGTTTGTCCCCTCTTGAATGTAAAACGTGTCATTGTTAACATTAATTAAATCTTCTCCTCTGGGGATCATGGCTTGGATGATGTCCACGGCTTGCACGTTGTACATGGGGGTGGGCAGTTTGTAATAGTAGTACTGTGACGTGGGGAACATCTCAAAGTTACGGCAAGCTGAATCCGCGTAAAGCACGTATTCTCTTCCCACCCGGGGTGCAAAAGTGTTTAAAGGGCTGCAATTCAAATTGGGTTCTTCCACTTGTTCCGGTTTTTTATAAAGCGGTGTTGGCAACTCTTTTACCTTTGGCGCACCGCATCCCTCTTCCTTTTTCTGCTCCGCTTTTTCCAATGGACCTACTACCAGCTTGGGGTTGTAAGCGGAAGGTAGGAGTTGCAGCGCGGCGGCGGGTTTCATCACACTTGCCGCATTTCTTGCTTTTGGGGTTGCTTTTGGGGTTGTGGATATAATCATTTCCGGCAACGACAGTTGTTTCCATTGTTTAACCGTGAATATTGCCACTGACACAAAAACTATCAACAACACAATCAACAGAGTGTACACCAGCTTTTTGTCCATCATACTACCCTATTTTTTTACTTTACAAAACACACACATTTTAGTAACACACTTTTTTTTTACTCCTCAATGCACACCGCAGTCAACACCCAGTCTTCCATGTTTTCATCAAGAGGGCTAGGTGGGCTAGAAGGGATAGGAGAGCTAGAAGCACGTACAGGTGGTATCGTAATAGAAGGGGAATCAACAGGAGAAGGTGGTAGAACGAGATGCAGAGGTGACGGAGGTGATGATGAATAGATAGAAGTATATATAGGTGATAAAGGTGGTAATGATGAATTAATAGAAGTATATATAGGTGATAAAGGTGGTAATGATGAATTAATAGAAGTATATATAGGTGATAAAGGTGATAATGATGAATTACTAGAAGTGTGTAAAGTGAAAAGTGTAGATTTGGATACTAGCAACCCGGGTCGTTCTATTATTCCTTTGATGACTTCAAAAGTTGATGTTGATATTGATATTGGTGTTGTCTTGATGATGTTTGGCACTCTAATGGGTCTTGGAATATGAACTATTGAACTGCTTCTATACAAGTACACTGGAGATGTGTTGAAGGTTTTAATTTGGTGCCAACGATTGTGGTACATGGTTGGAATAAGTTTCATAGCCGGGCACAGAACCCCTTCAGACCATAACAGTGACACTGTCTTTTGCCATCCCATGAGTACGATATCGGGTGAGGAAGCACACTGTGAAGCCTTGTAAACCGGTAGTTGAATCTGTAACACTGAACAGCAAATGTTCACCATTGCACGCCAGTTTAAAGACCGTTTTAGAATCAAACAAATAAAGTGTTGGCTATAACAAGGTTTACTTTGCAAAACCGGCATATCTTTCTCCAGGCTGTACAAACTTTCATAAACACCAAAAGTCATAGTCACGGTGTTGTTCATGTTAAAACGGCACACATTGGGTGTCCGTGTTTCCCAATCTGTAATTATTTTTTTTGTGGACACACACCCAAACTGGGTTGCGCAAGTGGTGAATTCTTCACTCAATGCATTAAAGACATTAATATTCACATGTGTCGTCAGAAGTATGTCACACCCTGGATACAAGCTGAGGACACTGTCAACAAACTGTAACCCCGCAGAATCTTGTAACTCCGGGAACCTGTGCAACGCACCACCCAATCTCCCGTCGCAAAGCACTACCTTGAAAGCCATTGTTTTATTGTGTAAATGTTTTTTTGTATTTAACCTCAATAAAAAACCGTATTAGAAATGGAACATATGTTAAAGTCAATTGTGCGTTTGCATGCGTACGGAAAACCCATTAACTTCCTGCGCCCCTTCATTGACCGTGAACGGGAAAGCGCCGTGGGGACAGGCACGTTTGTGAACCCGGCGGATATTGGTGTGGCTGTACCTGACCCGGACTACCTCTACATCCTCACCTGCGCCCATGTTGTTGAAAAGGGGGATCAAATCACAGTGGTGCTCCCATTGAAAGGCAGTCAACAACTGCCTGCCACTGTACTCTCATTTGTACCCAAACACAACTACGACCTGGCTGTTGTTGCACTCCCCAACCCCGGAGGGATGCATAACAAGTACATGAGCACTTTACCACTGGGATCATCCACCTCCCTTGTACAAGGTGAGAAACTAATGGCACTGGGCTTCCCCATGGGGCAAACCGGGCTAAAGGTGTCCGACGGAGTGTTTGCGGGATTGCAGCACTACCTGCAGCACACGGTGTCCATTAGTCCAGGCAACTCTGGGGGGCCACTAGTGAATCAAGCCGGGGAGCTTATTGGCATTAACAACGCCGGACTCATCCATGTGGCGGCGTCCAACATTGGCTATGCCGTACCAATAGAGCTGTACTTCCTCAGCGCCAGACGCTTGTTCAACCTCCCCATTGGGACACCCAGTCCCAACAGGATTATTCGTAGTGCTAATTTTGGGTTTTTTTTACAACCCACCACACTGGAACACCTACAACAAATAGCAACCGTCTCCTCCGAGAACTGCTGCAGTACAGGTGTTTTTATTTTTGAAGTAGTTGACAACTCTCCGGCGCATAAAGCAGGAATCAGAGCGGGAGACTTTCTGTGCGAAGTTCAAGGAACGCCTGTTGATATCACGGGTGATATTGCAGTGGAATGGTCCTTACAAAAAGTCCCCATCAAAACTGCATTGGAAAGGTTATCGGACCCGGAGCAGGCATATAACTTTACTATCTGGTCCAACACCTCCAAGGGGTGCAAACAGGTGACTCTCTCCCCCAGTGTGCTGGACGCCAATGGTCACTGGTACTGCTATCCTCCCTTTGACGTGGTGCAATATGTGGATATTAAGGGTTTTATTGTAATGCCGCTCATGAAAAACCATAGGGAGTACACCCAAACCATTACCAGTGTCCTGAAACTAAAACCCAAAGAACGCTTCCAGCCTCATTTGATTATCACCCATGTGGTGCCCGGGTCCCCCGCTGACTTGAGCCACACCCTGGACTCGGGGGATTTCTTGACTCATGTCAACGGCGTGCCCGTGAGCACATTGGATGAATTGACGGGGCTCCTGTCTCCTACGCACAGTGTTACTTTAACAAATGAAATGGGGAAAACAACTGTAGTTTAAAAAAAATTGTGTATATATATAAAATAAACAAAAAGCGAATGTCTAAACCAATTAATTTGGATGCTCTTCGTAGGAAAGCCAATCCTAGTTTTGTGTCTGTGAAACCTTCCATGAGGAAATTTGGTTATGATTATTTGCCTCCCATGACTGCGGGGTTGATTAACTTTGCGCCGATGCGCCATCCCACTCACACCGCCGAGTTGTTAGCCAAAGCAGGGGCGTTACCAACCAACTTTGACTGGGCCAACACCACGGATGTAGCGGTGAAGCGTATGAAAAAAACTGCGGCAGACGCAGTCAATGTTGCCACCATTCTCAAGCCCTTGAACCAATTGGCATGCGGCTCCTGCTGGGCGTTCTCCACCTCCAGTGTGTTGGCGGATCGCTACACGCTGTTCCAAGGTTTGAAAACCTCACTTCTCCTGTCACCCACGTACTTACTGTCGTGCAGCCAGGGAACCAACGACGCCCCGGACGAAGGGTGCAACGGCGGGTTCCCCAGCTCAGCGGGCTTGTTCTTTGAAACCACGGGCATCCCCACGTGGGACTGTCAGAACTACGACTGGTGCCCCAGCACAGAGGCTGCCACCAATGATGAAATCCCGGGGTGTGGCCTCATTACCAACAGCTGCTACACTGAGAGCAACGACGGCGGCGTCAGCCCCACCACCAAAATCACCAAGTTGTTCAAGGCGCGGTCCGGGTCCACTCAGGCACTGCCCGACCCGGCGTCCATCAAGGCGGAGGTGTGGCATAACGGCCCTGTGGCGGTCACGTTTTTGGTGTACCAGGACTTTATTGGGCGTGACCGGGCCAACACTAACAAACCCGGCTGGGCCAACACCAGTAACATTTACATTAACATGGGGTCGGGGCTGTACAACGGCTACAGCAACACTACTCAAGTTGGTGGACACGCAGTGGTGGTCACCGGTTGGGGACTGGAGCCCGACATTAAGGGCCTCCCAGCTGCTGTGACCGCCGTGTTGAAAAGCAAGTATGGTGGGTGTCCCTACTTTGTGGTGCGCAATTCCTGGGGGACTCAGTACAACGGTGATGGGTACTTTAAAATGGCCCAGAGTGACCCAGAGTTGGGAATTAATATGACCTGTGGTTTGGACCGTATTATCCAAGTGGATGGTGGCGGTGGTCAGATGTTTAACACTGGAGGCGGGACAACATTCCTTCCCATGGTGACTCAAACCGAGCCTGTTATTTTCACAAGCCCAGTGTCTCCCACTCCTACACCTAAGCCCACGCCTAAACCCACACCTAAGCCCACACCTAAGCCCACACCTAAGCCAACTGGCCCGTGTTGTAACATTTGTGAAAGTGGTAGTGGCGCTTCTAGTGGTGGCACTGCTAATGGTGGCACTGCTAATGGCGGTACCGCTGCTGCTGTTGCCGCTGTTGAAGCTCCCGTGTTTTGGGAACAAACAGGAGGCATTGCAGTCATTGTTGTTTCGTTAGTCCTATTAATCACTCTGATTGTAGTGATTGTGGTGGTGGTGAAAAACAAGAAGAAGTCGGCCGTGTAAAAAAAGAGGAGAATGAAGTCACACACCTACCTGTAGAAAGTATAAAGAAAATCTATTCATATTTATTAATTTATTGTTTGTAACATCTTTTCAGTCCAGTCGAACCGGTTGTCTCTCACAAACCCCATGGCATCAAACAAAGTGGACAGGAGTGACCGTAGTCGTGAGTAATCCGGTTTCTCATAAAATCCCAAGGCTTGCGAATACTGCACTAGCGCCACCAGCTCTTTGGGTGCGTTGTGACAAATTTCCACCGCATCCAGCCTTTCCTTCCACGCAGCAATGTCTTGAAAGGTGGTGGGCCCCTTTTTTTTATGCAAACTTTTGATGCGCTCTGTTTCTTGCCAGGGCAGTTTACCCCCCAAAAAATAGAGCAGGAGGTACGCCAACGACTCCAAGTCATCCCGTCGGCTTTGCTCAATGCCGCGGTGGTTGTTGATGGAAGCATACCGGGGCGTGCCTATCAAAGACTTGCCCGTCTGAAACGGGATGTGCACATGTGTCTCTGGGTGGACATAACACTTGCTTAACCCAAAATCAATTAAATACAGCTCATTGCAGTGCTTCCCCAACCCAAACACAAAGTTGTCGGGCTTCAAATCCCGGTGGATCACCCGGTTGTTGTGCAATGTTTCCAGCCTCTGCAGCATCTGATCGGCAAGCAGCAGCACCGTTTTGAGGCTGAACTGATGCCCGCAGTACTTAAACAGGTGCTCTAAACTGTGCCCCAGGCGCTGAATGACCAGCACATTGTACTGCCCGTCCTGTCCAAAGTGTATGAGCTTGGGGACCCCTGGCTGCCCTTTTAACTCATAGTACACCTTTGCTTCAAACCGGAGTTGGGGATGTTTGGCAGTCACATTCTCCAGCTTCACCGCAACTTCCCGGTTGTCCTTGGCGGTGTCGTACCCCGCAAACACCTGTCCAAACGCGCCGTTCCCGATGGGTGTCCCCAGTGTGAAACGGTTTAAAATAAATGGGGCTTTACTCTCTTCCTCCATACAAAAAAGTTTACAATTTGAATAGAAAAAAAAAGAATCCTAAACAGAATTGGCAGAGTTAAACACAAGCTCCCTGTTTTCATTGAATTTCACAAGGTGTTCACCACTGGCCACAACCCGACCGGGACGGCGGACGCATAGCTCCATCCGTTTCACACCCGCGCCGTCCATGAGGACAATGTAATCAAACAGTTGCTCATGATACCAAAAGGCAGTGTGATCCGAGTACCTGGAGTTGCAGCCGCACTTGCAGTGCTCATTGGACCAAGGGGTGACCACTTTCACCTCTCCAGCCGTCACCCAGCACTCCAAAACACTTGCATATTGATGTGGCCCGGTGACACGCCCCGCATTGCTCGCCGCTTTGTTGAAAGACGCCAAGTACACCCCCGGCCCAAGCATCCCCTTGCAGCAACAGGCATGCGGCGGGTCGCACTTGTAGTACGTCCCAGGGCAATCATGAATGGCACTGCTTTTAAAGCCCTGATCCAGAATGAGAGAAGCCGCCTCCCTGGACGTCCCGTGAAACAGTTTGTAGCCGGTGGACATCCCCAGGGCCATTTGGCACCACGGCAACTTGGTGGGTAACCCATGTACAGAGTGCAGCCTGGTTTCATGCACCCAGTTGTAGTTCACAATGTCAACTACCGGACAGTTGACCACAAACAGCCACTCCCGCTCCCCTGTTGGCACCACTTGTACCACCGACTGCATGAAGCGCTCCAGTGTGAAGTAGCTCTCACACACCTTTGCCGCGGTTTGAACGGTGTAAGTGTCGTCGTTGGTCATGTCATATCGCGGCCATGTCACATATTTAGGTTTTCTTTTCATCAAAAACCAAAACCCGTCCTGCCGTTTGTTCCTCAACGCCACAAACACCCTTGTTTGATGCCCCACCTGGTCCGGGAACGCATTCATGAACGGGAGCAGTCTCGGGTGCACACAAGCCCGCACTTGCGTCACCACATCTAGAAACACCCGTGTGAAGTCAGCTGCCGCTAGGGCCGCGCGAACGGAAGGTGCTTGATTGACAATCACGCTTTGACCACACCACTGTTCCTCCATCCCGTTTGCCACGGTTACGGTGCTGTTAGTGGTTACCGCAGGGAACCAGGGTAGCCCTTTCCAACACGTCATCTCCAGCCTTGACCGCCAGTGCAGCAGCGAGGTGTCCACGGACTGCACTTGTTTGTGGGCTTTGCACGTCCCGCAAATCACTTCAAAGCAATCATTTTCCAGTGCCACAAACCTGGAGAGGCGAGGGTCAATAAGGGGGCTGTGTGTTTCCAGTGCAAACTCGGGGCTGCTGCAGCATTCTTGGGTCTCAATGTGCACCCGGAGCACCCGGGGGAACCAAATGGCGGCTTGTAGGACCTTCTCCACGCTGATGTGTGCCTGGAGGTGCACTTGACAGTGAATGACACGGTGGGGGGTGATGTGGTATATAATTTTCATGATTATTTTGAAATAAGTGGAAACAAATATAAACTTTTATTGTGATCACATTTTCCAACGCAAGCCACAGTTTTCACACTGCACAAACACGGTCATGCTTTCATCCGCCCCTCTGGTCTGTTTTTGTTCCACGCTGACTTGGGTGGATTTGCATCTGCCGCATTTAATTTGACACTCCACCGTGGGTGGCGCCGGCATGTTGGAGGGTGTATGTGTTTTTGTCACCTCTGTGAAAGCCCTGGGTTCTTCAGACACCACCCGCTCTTCCGTCCAGTTGGCGACCATGTCTTTTTTGTATTTCAGGGTGCAACACAACCTGAATACACCGGACTCGTACAGGTTCCAGTCCCCACCGCTTTGAAGAAACACATTTTTTTCCAGTTGAACCGGATCCTGGGTGGGTAACAGGGAACTCAGCAGCTTCACTGCCCTCCAGCGCCCCTCGGGCATTAACCCCTCATGCAACGGCGGTGGCGGGGCAATCAGACGTTTTAGGGAGTTGTCGGCCAATGTTTTTTTCATTTCTATTTGTTTCACAAATAAACTAAAATAGGTGTGGTGTTAATCAATTTTACTAAAATATTCTTGGGATGGTTGTAATACCGGAAGAATTTTAAAAAAGGATAGTGTCTCTTTGTAATAATAAAAATTTATTGGTAATGAATACACAAGTTCAATATATTACATCCGCAAGTTCAAACAGAAACAAGCCACTACAGACTTGGAGACTTAAGCAACACCAATATCAACCTGCTGGTAAAAAAAGATTGACCTATCATTAACTTTTTTTTGGTAGTGACGCATGCTTTGGACAAAACCGAGGTAATTGTTGTCAAAAAGTGCGCGCAGTGGCGGTTTAATGACGGCATTGTTTCCCATTTTTGATCCTCTCTCTCCTCACGTACTCTCTTATTTTATCTCCCCAACCAGGAACGAATTCAGGATTTTAGTTTCCAAAAATATTTTGAGCAAAAAAAAAGTTGACTTTGGAAACCCTGGAATGTTTTTCCGGATTTTAGTTTCCAAAAATATTTTGAGCAAAAAAAAAGTTGACTTTGGAAAACCTGGAATGTTTTTCCGGATTTTAGTTTCCATAAATATTTTGAGCAAAAAAAAGTTGACTTTGGAAAACCTGGAATGTTTTTCCGGATTTTAGTTTCCAAAAATATTTTGAGCAAAAAAAAGTTGACTTGGAAAACCTGGAATGTTTTTCCGGATTTTAGTTACCAAAAATATTTTGAGCAAAAAAAAGTTGACTTTGGAAAACCTGGAATGTTTTTCCGGATTTTAGTTTCCAAAAATATTTTGAGCAAAAAAAGTTGAAAAAAAAAAGATAATGTCTCTTGTAATAATAAAAATTTATTGGTAATTATTAATAAACAAATGAATTCCAAAACCAAAATAATTCTCGGCATATCTGGAGGGGTAATCTTGTTGGCTGTGGCAGTATCTCTTATTGTTTATTTTGTGACAAAGAAGAAAGCTCTGGTGCCCAAAGACTATCAACTCTACGGCAATTTTGTGAATACGAATGGAAATACACAAGTTCAATATATTACCTATGTTCCGGAAATTAAACAAAATGTGTTTATGGCAGTTACAATTGATGGTGGTGGAGTCTTTCTCAAAATGGTCTCTGAGGATAACTTACAAGCTAGATTTGTACCGGCTTTGAAAACAGATGTTGCCTCTAAATTATTTGATCCTTCTAAATGGAATAAAGGATATACTGTTGTAAACGGTCATTATAACGTTGTTAAGCCGAGTGACTATGAAATTTATGGTCCAAGTGTAGCCGTTGGGAGTATACCCGTTACTTACGTCGTGTATGACCCTGATGCAACACAAGCCGTGTTTATGGCTATAAACGGGGCACTGTTAATAATGGTAAGTGCGGATTCAAAACAAGCTAGAACTACTGCTGCAGCCTCAACTGATACACCTGCAACACTATACCAATACAACAAGTGGAATAAAGGGTATACTGCTGTTAACCAAAGCTATCTAGTCCGTAAAAAGAACTGATGAATGAACTGATGGTACAGGAATTCATTGAATTAATTTGCCTTTCCTAAAAATAGTATTGGTGTCTTAAAAATGCTGCCCATGGCTGCCTTTGTTTTATTTTCACCCGACTGAACGAACAACTGTGTTCCTTTACAAAGAAGGACATGTTTTTGGGTGTTCTACGCCTGAACCCCAAGCACGGGGTACTGCTTCCCAAACCAGGAACGAATTCAGGATGTTTGAGGACCAACAGTGGGCTGTGATGCAGTTTAGGAATATGTATGGTGTTTTTGGATGAGTGTTACTGGAATTAACTTTTTTTTTTTTTATTGTGCCTATAAATAAAAAGTATCTCGTGTATTTTAAAAATGCCGCATCATGATGATGAAGATGATCTCGCCCTTTTGGCTGGTGGTGCCCGCCGGCGCCGCAGCAGTCGAAGCCGTTCCCGCCGCTCCCGCAGCCGCAGCTGCCCCCGTGGAGTGAAGAAAGAGGGTGGTGGCTGCAAGCGCAAGCCCGGCCCTAAGCGTTCCCGAAGCCGGAGCCGGAGCCGGTCCCTGCATGGTGGGGTCCGTCGCCGCCGCTCCTCCCGCTCCCGTTCCCGCCGCTCCCGCAGCCGTCGTTCCCGTAGCCGCCGTGTCCGCCGATCCCGCAGCCGAAGCCGGTCCCTTCATGGCGGCCGTCGGCGCCGCTCCCGCTCCCGAAGCCGGAAGTGTGTCCGCGGGGTGAAGAAGAGCGGTGCCTGCAAGCGCAAGCCCGGTCCCAGACATTCCCGAAGCCGCAGCCGTTCCCGCCGCCATTAAAGAATAATACATATTGAATAAACTTTCATTATTTTATAACCCATACCGATACGTGTAGCTGGGGGACATTTGAGGCTTTGCCCAACACCCGTAGCCCTCCCGCTCAAGATCATCATAGTGTTTGTACGCCGCGTTGTAGGCACCCACTGAGGGGTAGTAGTAACGCGGCGCATTCACCATGTCTTCCAAAAATTCAGGGTGTCTAGAGTCATCAAAATTGCTGGGACGCAGGTTCTTTTGATAAGAGAACCCACAGGCGTCACTTCCGCGCTGCATGTAATCACCCATACAGTTCAAGTAGTCACCCATACGGGTGCGTGGGTCACCCGACAGAATGGGGGCACACACATCCTGCATTGACATGGAAGGGCCCTTGTCAGACACCGCAAACCCACCCGTCACTTCATAAAAACATTTGGGGTCACCCACACCATCACGGTAATCCAGGGCACGCAACGGCGCCGTCGGACGACGACGATTTATAGTGGACCCCTGGTGAGACAAAGGCTTATACACATCCTTTGGACTCCAAATTGTTTGCAAATTGGACCTCATCGTCAAAGTTGAACTCATTTTTAATACTTAATCCATAAAATAAAGAAGCATTACAGAGATTAAGGTACACACACATTCATAAGGAGGCGATATTTTTTACACCTTTTACCCTAATATTACCATCTACCACTTTATTCAGTGTTAGGAGGCTTGTATGGAAACTACAATTTATATCGGGCATTTCTAAAAATAGAATGGGAGTTTTTTGTCCAGAGTGGGCTCATTTTGGTCCATACTAGGCAGAATGGGTGCGTCGACTTTTTTATCGTCCGGTATAGACCCCCAAAACAGCATACTTTGAAAAAAAGGGGTAAAAGTTAGTACGGCTTGGTCCGACCTAAAAGTACTTTCCAATATTTATGCCCACTATTTTCAGAAATTTTTTGAATTCTCAAAGTTGGTAGTCCCTCAAAAAAAAAAGGACTTTAAATTTACAACACTTTTTGACCTTTTTTTCAAAGTATGCTGTTTTAGGTGTCTATACTGGACGATAAAAAAGTCGACGCACCCATTCTGCCTAGTATGGACCAAATATGTACAAGTGTGGACATTCAATGCCCAGCATAGACCAAAAACACCCAGTAAAAATGCCCGGAATAAAACATAGCTATAATAGCGTTTATATAGCTTTAAACCCTTAATTGGCTTCATATGTAAAAATACCCGGTAAAAATCGACGTACCCATTCTGCCTAGTATGGACCAAAAACATACAAGTGTGGACTAAAATGCCCGACATGGACCCCAATCCGTCAGAAAATTGACGGGTTTCCTCTTTCGCCGTTCCGCTTCCAAACAAGGCCACCCTAGAAAGTCAGTAATGTGATTTCTTTAATAATTTTTTTCTGAAACAGGTCTTCTAGTTGGGTGTGTGCGGATAGGGGTTGATTTGCCTGCACGGCCATGGGGTGTTCTTTTTCATAAAATGCCTTGTAAAAAAGGCAGGTTGTGTAGGGTGATTCATGCTCCTGAAGGTGGTTGGTATTGATGAACGCCAGCACATCTTCTATCCGGGTGTTTTGGGTGACGTCCATACACACGGTTTTACCGGAATTGAGTTTAACGAAAATTTGCATTTTTTGTTTGTCTGAATAGAAAAAATAACATTTTTATTGGCAAAAATGTCTACTTTTTCCTTACCGCTGTCACTCTATCCCTGTGGGGTCCAAGGGGAGCTGTATTCACCCATCACAATTGGGTCCACCAAAATTAAGGCATTGATTGACACCGGCTCTGGTGCGCTGCTAACCGTCCAAAACGTCCCCAACCTGGTGACTTACAAAAGACGGCCACAGGTAGCTGACATCCTAACCTCCAACATCCCTTTGGGAACCAACTGCAGCCTGCAGTGCACCAACCAAGCCAATAGTGCCTGTTTTTTTTCACAAGACAAAATATGTGAACTCCACTTTGGAACAGGCGACTTGCACTACACCCCCGTCCTGGAAAGTGTGAACTTTGGTTCCATGAGCCACCCCGCGTTCTACATCGCCCTGGCGGACATGGAAGAAAACTTTCCCTTCCCCATTGTATGCATTCTCGGCATTTCTCACTACAAATATTCAGATGACTCCCCCTTGGGTTCCCTGTGTGCCAACTCCACACATTCCGTCATGATTAACCAAAGCACTACCATGTTCCAAATTTTTCAACACCTTGGAGGCGGTAACTGTCTAATTAACACTCAAACCATACGCTTGGCCTACGGCGCAACCGACGAGACGTTAACCTTTGCAATACCACCCCCTAAAGCGCCTCACGTGCCCATGATCACCAACATGCTCCCCTTTTACGCCGTGGCTCTGACGGAGTTCCAAATTGGGGCGGTGAAAGTGTCTCTTCAACAGCAACAGGTCGTTATTTTGGATAGCGGCACCAGTTCCGGGGGGTCTCTGGCGCCAGAGTTGTACGACGCCCTAGCTTCCGCGCTGACAAGGTACACCAACGGCCTTTCAGGGCTGTCCATTAATGATGCAAAGGTGCAGGGAGTGCACAAAAACAAGCTGGGGATGTTCCCACCCATTGCGTTCACCTTTGGGTCCTTCAAGCACGTCATGCAACCGGAAACGTACATGATTGAAGAGACGTGTGGCCAGCCCAATTTAATCAACATTTTTTCCAAGGGAGATGGGAATGTGACCATTCTGGGAAATGTGTGTTTCAAGAACTTGGCTTTGACTTTTGAGCTGCTGAATGACCAGGTGTATTTTGAGAGCCTGGTACAGCCGGCGCCCACCATTGATATTAACTACCCGTCACCCGCTAGCGCCAAGGGCCTCACCATGTCCGAGAGCCTCACCCAGGGGGACAGTGTGGAGCTACCGGCACCTAAAGTGCGTTTGGGTATTCCACATGCGGTCATCAAAAAACTGGCCAGCTCCCAAGTGTCATTCAGTGTGCCTATTCAAAACTTTAGCACCACCCCCATTAACAATCAGTGCTGTCTGTATGATGTTAACCGTAAACAAGAGACCAATGTCAAAGCCTTTGATGTGCAAGACCTGAACGTGGCAATCACAAGTGCGCCACCCATAATGTGGACCACCCGAAACATTGTGCTGGGGGTGCTGCTGCTAGTGTTGACGTCGCTGTGGATATGGAGATTGGCGCGGCTGGTTGTGTTTATTAAAAAACAGAAAGCATGATTTTTTTGTGTTATATAAAAAACAATCTTCAAATGGCATGTCCTCTACCCTTTGCCACATTTGCTTTGCAGCAGGAGCCGTTTGTGGTACGCATCACCATAAATCATGAACAGGGAGATGAGAAGGACTTCCAAGACATTATTGCGGCGTTCCTTAAAATATTTGAGTTCCAAAAAAATGTGGCAATCATCATTGACGCCAGCTCTCTGAAAGCTATAAACAAACAGAACCTGAAAAACGTGAGGCATTGTATTCGCAACAACCGCCCTATTTTTGAAAACTACCTCAAATGCTCCACCATAGTCATCCGCTCCGTGATTATCAAAAATGTGATTAACACGTTGTTTAAAATACAGCCGCCGGTTCGTCCCAACAAAATAGTGAATTCCGTGGAGGAAGCTGAACGATTCATTTCTGCGTACTAAAGTAACAATAAAAAAAACTATGCATCATATTAAAAAAACACACGACACATCTCATGGGCTTAGAAAGTAGTAAAGAATCAGAGGGGCCTGTTGTTCAAGTTGTCAGCGCCAGGAACGGGAACCGGTTTGAGACATACTACATTAACTTGGAACACCGCAAGGACCGAAAACGAGAAATTGAGAATGAACTATCTAGCATTGGGGTTCCCAACTTTCAAAGGTTCAATGCTATTAAACATAAAAAGGGGGCAATGGGATGTAGTGCCAGTCATATTGAATGCCTGAAACTGGCCATTGCATCTGGAGCGGATCACATTTTAGTGTTTGAAGATGATTTTGAATTCTTAATTAGCCCTGAAGAATTCCAGCAGTTGTTACAGTCAATTCAAGAAGTGAAATACGATGTAGTGTTATTAGGCTATTTTTTTCATTCTAAAAATGACATTAAAAACACCACTCACCCACTACTGAAAAAAATTGAAAAAAGTCAAACAACTTCAGGCTACATTGTGCATCGTGACTACTTACCTACTTTGTTAAACAATTATATGCAAGGACTGGCTCTTTTACGAGCTTTTCATAATAAAACAAACAAGTTTGCGATTGACATTTTTTGGAAGCGGTTGCAGATTGTAGACAACTGGTACACTTTTAAAAAACGTCCTGGTAAACAGCGCCAAAGCTACAGCGACATTGAAGGGATGGTTACAAATTACAAGGGGATATAAGAGATGGATGGTAAGAGATTATAGTTTTTTTTATTCAGTGGGAGTAAACACATTGGAAACAACACGGCGGTAGTTAATGTAAAGCCCCGCCACAAAATCAGGTCTCGTGATTTTAATCACATCATTTTCTTTGAGTCCCAGGAAGCGAACCACCGGATCAGTGTGTAAAATGTGGGGAAGGTCATCAATTTTGTACTTTTTACAGAACTCCTTTTTCGCTGCGGGGTTCAATGTTTCATGTTTTGGCACCAAGTCATGCTCCAAGATGTTAACAATAAGTTCTTTGAAAAGGAAGGGTTCCAGTTTAACGGCATGGGCGGTTAACTCCCGGTTTGCCAGTGGAGTCAAGCCATGGGACACTAGCAGGGCCTTGTAAATCCCCATTTTCCCTAGGAGGCGTGCGTACTGGCGCACACAGCCCACCCCCAACTTCTCTTTGATTTTGTTAAAGTGGACATGGAACAGCGCGGCAATGAGAAAGTCTTCACTGGGGTGCAGCGCCACAATAGTGAGCTTGGACGGGTTATGAATGTACAAGCTCATGACATCTTCGGGGGTTTGCTGCATCACTTCGGGTGGCACGCTGTACCCACGGATAGTTAACATGGCACACACGGTGCGGCGAGCGGCGTACACATCATTCATAGTGAGTGCGGGTACAATGAAATAATGATATAAATATGTTTTATAACAACCGGTGCTCCACAATATCGAACCATTTTTTTCCATCCAACTCTTGACTTCTAAAAAGGGAAAGGTTAACATCCAAATTGAGGGGGTCTTTTATACTATTGATTACTTGTGTAAACATTAGCAGCACAGCGTCGCCCATTTGTTGTACATCACTCTGTGTTTTAAAGAAACGAATAATATCCATGGTGTACCGTAACCGGATAATAGTATTTTGATTAACAATGTAGAAAGGTAAGGATGAATTCGTTGTTGTAACAACGCACTTTTCCAAAATTGTCTGCAGCTCTTTACTTTTCGGAAACATCATTCCCCGTTTTGAAGGGTCACAAAAAATCAAAATATTATCAGATTCAGCTGAAAAAGAAAAGTCTTGAAGATAAATTTTCTTAAAATCCAGGCTACTCAAGTTGAACAAAATAGTTTCAGTATAGTGAGTCAAATGGAACTTGAAAAATAAAAGTATACTAATTACCAACTCAAAGTTTAAATTGTCAAAATTTTCAGACATTTTTTTCAACACAAAAGGTTTTATTTCCATCTAAAATAAATTATTACCTTTTTAAGAAACAAAATGTTCTTCACTTCTCATTCCTCAAAAGAGATGGCTCAAATGTCTCCCATGCCCCCCACAAGTCGGCCGACGCTGCAGGAGTTACAAGGCCCCGATTTTGACGGTGGGGGCGTTGAAAGTGTGCTGGTGCCCCTCCAGGAGCCCCAAATGACGGTGAATGCCACGGACGGGAGGTTGATCACATTCCACACTTCCACGGGCCTGTCCGCTCAGGGGATTGCAAAGGTTGCAAACTCCCAAGGGGGGTGTTCCGAGTCTGAGGATGAGTCGGATGAGGAGGATGTGGGGGAGTTCAAGGAAGTGCCGGATCTGCCGGAGCCGTTGCCTGAAGAACTTGAAATGTATAGGGGTCTAAAAACGGTGTACCACTTTTCGGAGACACTCCTGTCCAGTACGTTGTTGGATGAGAACGAGGAGCCGGTGATCAGCATCAAACACCTTCTAGACTGCCTGGATGAGGTGCATGTCAAGTACATCAAGTCTCTACCCCGTGACTCCAACCCGCTGATTGTGTACCAGCTACTGGGGTTGAACCCCATTAACTTCATCACCGCGCTGCAGCTGGATGAGCGCAAAGTGAGGCTGGACACTCTGGTGTTGGGCCTGTTGAACCACTGCCGTGCTCGGCGGATTATAAAGTCCACCGAGGTGGGAGGCACTTTGCTGGAGGGCCGGATTAACCGGGCGCGTGAAAACATTAGTGTGCTGTGTCAAAGTCTCCAGGTGCACCAGCGCATGGTGCAGGGGTCCAATGTGAACATTGCGGCCCAAGCGGGAGCGCTGCTGGACTTGGTGGAAGCCAACACGTACTCGGAAGCCAAAAGCACGGAACTGGTCATCCTTCACATGCTACGGGTGTCTCAAGTGTGCAGCTACTGCAAAATGGATGACTACGTGTATGAACAAATCACCACCAACTACGTGGACCGGCTGGGCAACCCCAAGGTGTACTTTACCCGTGCTTGGAACCCGGTGTGTGAAATGACCGAGTTTGTGCACCGCAATGTGCGCAAGGAGCAGGTGTATGATGTGTGGTCGGCCCTGGTGAGCGGCGCCAGCACTGTGAAAAAGGTGGTGGAGTACCTCACCAACTGTTACGACAGTGAAATCCCACGCTTGAAACCCAACCGCCGGGTGTTTGCTTTCAAGAACGGCCTGTACTTTGCGGACCAGCTGAAGTTCAAGAGCTACGAGAACATTCAGAGCGGGAGGGAGCACGTGGAGGCCTCTGTGGTGGCGTGCAAGTTCTTTGACAAGGAGTTTTATGACTTTATATCCATGCCGGTGCAGGTGCATGCGGTGGAGTACTGGTGGGACATCCCCACGCCCGCTTTTGACTCCATTCTGCGGGACCAACACTTGGGTGTGGATTACGACCTGAACATCAAACGGGGTGAGCCGGGCTACAGTGTGGCAGAGGAGCAACGGGTGCACCAATGGATGTACGCCCTGCTGGGGAGGCTCATGTACAAGGTGGGAGAGCTGGACAACTGGCAGGTCATCCTGTTTATTCACGGCAAAGCCAACACCGGTAAAAGCACCATCGCCAACATGATCCAGAAGTTGTATTTGAAGCAAAACATTGGTGTGCTGAGCAACAACATTGAAACCAAGTTTGGTCTGTCGGGTTTGTTGAACAAGTTTTTCTACATTTGTTACGAGCTCAAGAATGATTTCAGTCTGGATCAGAGCGAGTTCCAGAGCATGGTGTCGGGTGAGGACATGTCAGTGGCGGTCAAGGGGAAAACTGCGGTGACGGTGAAGTGGACTCAACCTGGGCTCTTTCTTGGCAATACGTACGCCAGCACCTGGCTGGACAACTCTGGCTCCATTGCACGCCGTTTGGTGATTGTGGATTTCTTTCAAGAAATTGCGGCGTCGGACCCTCAGCTGGATCACAAGTTGGAGCAGGAGATGCCTCAAATGATCCAAAAGATGAACATGGCCTACCTGTACATGGTGGCTAAATACGGACGGCGGGGCATCTGGGACAAAGCCTCCTCCCATGGGGAGCAGGTTCTGCCTGATTACTTTCATTTGACTCAAAAAAGGATGTTGACATCCACCCACCCGCTGAGGCTGTTCATCCACACCCTAATGTCGGACTACTTCAAGTTGGACCCGGACGGCTACGTTCCCTTTAATGACTTCTTCAGGCGGTTTAAAGAAAAAACACCCAACTTTGACCGCCAGCGCATTGTGTGGAACCCCGAGTACTACCGGTCACCCTTCTCTGCCTACGGCTTGACTGTAATCCCGCCAGAAACCCGGCAGTGGGAGGGGGAAGACCGGTTTGAGACCTGGTTGCGAGGAATCTCGCCGTTAAAGCATTAACAAACAAATTAATAAAGTTCAATTTTTTTTATGGACTTACTTTGATCGATCAGGGAGTTTGAGCTGCCACAGAACTTCACGGTCAATGGGTTGGAACAGCCAATATGATTTATTGTCCTTTTCAACAAACGCGGTAACTTCACTGTTGCTACTCATTTGGACCGTGTCCGTCCACTGGTCTCCGGAGTTTAGAATAATTTGACGGCCTGATTTCTTGGCAATGCGGGCACGAGCCCGTTTCTTAAACTCTGATATCTTGGAGGAAGACACGCGGTAGGACTCGGGACACATGTGCAGCTCCGCGTACTTGCCCGCCCCCACGCACTGCAGCTGCTGGGTGGTCCACTCATAGTTGCTGTCCGACAACCGGCGGGCGGTCACAAAGTACACCGCCACATTCAACCGGATGCACAGCCTGTAGATTTTCATAATACTCGGGTTGGGACGGGCATTCCAGCAAGCGTCCACTTTAGGGTCATTCAATAAAATGGTTTCATCAATGTCAAACACCACTGCGGAGGTGTCGGGGTCGGCCGATTTTATAATGTCCGTCAACGGCTTTTCCAAATTTTTAAAGTTCGTATACTTCACATGTTTAAACCTCTCACCCCTTACCACAAGTGTAACCGGTTTACCAGATTTAGATTCCTCACTCATTTTTTTTATTTTACACCGTGTGGAAAAAAAAGTATCTTGCATTTGAATTAAACAAAGATGTCACAACTGTGTGAAAAAGATCAGTGCTCTAGTTGCCTGTGGAAACCATACCACTCCTGTATTTATGACACCACCCAAGACCAGTGTGAGGTATCACCAGACAAACACTGGTGCGGCGCTACCGGGCACAAAGCAAAAGTAAATGCATCCCCGCCCATGCGGGCCAACACCACATCCTGTGGCACTTGTAATGGCTGTTTGCTAACAAGCGATCCAACCACCGGGTGTTACACCCAGTGGGGTAAAACTACGTGTGACAACGCAGGGACGGGTTATAAGTGGTGTGGCAGCGACACGCCGTATCCCCCCATTAACTGCTGCGATTTCACAAACGGCTCATGTTCAAAAGTAACCACCGGCTCCTGTCCCGCCAGCACCTCCAAAGTGGACTCCTGTACCAGCAGCAGCTGCTACGCCGCCCCACAGTGTGTCAACCCGTACTACAGCGGCAGCAGCGCCTCCAACAATATCCAGTGCGGCCTCAGTTCCATTCTCTCCGGAAACAACGACGGGGTAACAAAGTGGTTGCAAATCTTCCCCTCTTTAAACCCCTCCAGTGATGTGTACAAAGCTCTGGGCTGCAACGCGCCGTCTCCAGGGTCCGGTCCCACAGGTGGACGCCCCACATGGGGCGCAGGCTGCTTCATGTACATTCAAGGAGGAATGAACGGCTTGACCGCTTTCCTGACCGCCGCCTCCAAGTTCACCGCCTTTGCCAACAGCTCCGACGCAAGGAAGAACATTATTGAGCTTGCCTCCTTTTTAGGGAATGTCACCCAAGAAACAGGCAGCCCTGGGCAAGGAGGGTTGGTTTATGCAGCGGAGCTAAGCTCCTGTCAGAACTCTTTATTTGGAAAGGGTCCCATTCAACTCACAGGGAGTATCAACTACCAAATGGCCACTTTGGGACTAAACAAACCCTCTGATTTCAATAGTAATTTAACTATGTCCGGTGTTTTGACGGGTAACTGTAACACCACCAATGCTTTGGACCCCAGGGCGCTAGATTCCTGCTGGTCCCAGTGTGCAGCTGCCACCCCGGCGGCTCCCCCTCACGGAGCTGGCTACAACTATTGCGCCAAACCGTGGTTGGCCAGCGGCTACAACGACTTGACAAGCCCCGCCAAGTTGGACCCCTTACCCGCTTGGTCGTCCGCGCTGTGGTACTGGATGAATGCTCCCCTAGGTGGTACTTCCGCGTCGTATTATGCGGTTCCGGGGGATGTGTCGTGCGCCACCGCCCATAATCTAATTCAGGACCCTCAGTACAACTGTGGTGACTGGTGTCCCATCCTGGCCATTGCACAAGTGGGGTGTGCAAGTTGCTGCACCAGCAAGGTGGACCCCACGAAACTAGATCCCCAAACCATTAACCGGATTGGTAACTTTGTTAAAATTGCGGGCATCCTGGGACTGCCTGAGGCTCAAGGTTACACTGCCGCGAACGCCTTGTTTTGTTCCCTGTTGAACACCTGTGCTTCCGGGGGAGGTTCCATTGGCAGCAGCACCTGTCCTAGCAACTTGTCGTACCAGTGTTTCTTGGATAACATTTGCAACAAATCGGGTGGGGGTGGAGGTGGTACCCCAACACAACAACTCCCCGTTTGCGGCAAAGTGACACACGCCACACCCGCGCCGGTGTGTAACGTCATCACCGGTAACAACTCTGGCGCGGCTGCCGCTGATTGCACCAAATGCCAAAATGGGTATCAGGACTGGCCGTGTCAAACGGCGGGCGCTTGTCAGTGGGCAGTGTAAAAAGGAACTGTGTAAAAAAAAGTATGACTGCATCATAAAAACTGTTTTTTTGTAAAAATGGGAGCATTGCCTTCCAAGACAATCAAAGCCATGTATTTTGATAACGGGTGTGAGCTTTCACCTTGGATTAGAAGTGTGTCGGGTGTGGCCGGTGGCACCATGTCTGTTTCAGATCAGTGGATTATTACTCTTCACCCGGAAAGGGTAACTTACCAAGAGCGGTTCCTGAATAGGGTGTTTGTTAAAATTATCCCCAATATCATCCACCCAAATGAGGACACGAACCTTCGTATTCAAGACTTGTTGTCAGAGGTGAAGATTTATGGAGATGTTATTAAACCCATTATTGATAAAAAAATCTGTCCTTTTTTCCTGCCGGTAATTAATGTGACTTACAACTGCAGCGCCAGTTCGTTGATTGAAATGCTACGTGACAAGTCCCCGGATGAGAACTTCAGGCTGAAGGTGCCACCGGAAAAGTCTGAGCCTTTTGACCCCGAAACTGTGTTTGTTAGAAACATGGCATTGACACTGCACTCCTTAATACTTGAAGAGGAAACCGTGGCGGTATGCATCCAGCCTGACATTGAAATTAAAAACAGGAACCAACAGTATCCAAAAGAGGAGCACGTGGACAGTATTAGCTTTTTAAAACAGTTCACCACAGGGGCTCCTGTCGCGGTTTTGACGGACAGCAACAACAACAATTGTATCCAAAAGTACAGGAACTCTATTTTGGAACACCCGTACACTCTGTTGTACACACAGCCCATTGAAGGAAATGAAACCGTGTATAGGTACATCCTACAGCTGGGAGAGGACCATGACACCCATGGGATGTTCTTTTTATGTTTTCAAATGTCCATTGCCTTTGCAACCATGCACTCTTCCAAACTGTTGCACTCTGATTTGCACTTGAACAACATTTTGATGAAAACACTAGATCAACATGAAAAGGTAATGTACATTGTGGAGGATGTGTTGTTCACCTACGTGAACCGCAAAATACCCATTGTGTTTGATTTTGACAGAAGCAACGCAAAACGCCACTTCAATAATAAATTTGAGGAAATCCGTTTAAGAAGTGACTTATGGGGTTTTTTCTTGGATCTCTATGTTTTGTTTGTCAACCCCGAGTGGAAAGATGCCGTCATCTCCTGTGTTTTCAAACCCCGGTATCAAGAGCAGGCAAGACAGTACTGGGACTCTTTATACACCAAATACGGACCGGATGAAAATTACGTTTACATTGGCCGTCGGAAAACAGACGTTGAGAGAATGAATATGTACACGGATGACCCGGTCCAAATAATTATAAACTGGGCTAAAGCCAGTGGGGTGGTAAAAATCGCCCCCGTTGTAGAGGTCCCACTTGACGAGCTGATGGACAACAGGGCCCGCCGATATATATACAGGTCCTCCTTTTTTGATAGTGACACTGGAGTAATCATTGAGGAAGACCCGTTTTCCTGTTTGTACGGTTATGCGCAGACCATTTATCTACCCGAGAACACCCAGGAGATTATTGACCGCAAACACATTTTAGCACGTCAGAATTTAAAATTGCTGCAACTGAAACTGCAACTACAACGACAACAAGAACTGAAAAAACCTGTGTAGATAATAAACAAAAATGACCACCAATTTTAAATGTGAGTCTTTAACAGACTATGAAAACATGTGCGACTTTGGGGAGTGCGTCACCCTAGCCCGGTCCCTACATGTCACAAATCACGCGGAGTGGTGGGAGTTAACCCTGAAGCCCTCCAACCCAGCCCGGAAGGCGTGGATGAAGGTGTTCCTGAACCTAGACTCGGTGCTTCAAAACCGTGGTTCAGGAGTGACTGACCCTGAAATTGTACGCACGTTTTACAAGTACTACAACGAGTTCCGGGTGTATTACAACATTGTGCGGCCTTTGATTCAAAACCTGGCCTGTCCCCATTTTTTCCGTCCTTTAGGGGCGGGCACTAACTGCAGCCAAGCAAGCCTTGTGCACACGTTTGGGGGTAACATGAAGGGTGTTGATCAAAATAGGAGGTTGGCGGTTGTGATTCAACAGATGTTGACTACAAACAGCGCGCATCGTAACTCCCTCATTGAGAGTGACACCGACCCCATTCAAGGAGCTGCCACCCAGATACCACTTTCCCACCGGTACAACTTTAACACCTTGATATTGGAAATCCCCGACTCCAAGGCACAACTTTTGACATTCAACTGGGATGTGGTGTTCCAAGTAGCGGTTGCCTGCTACGCACTGGAACTCAGTCAACTCAACCACAACAACTTAACGGTGGACTGCGTCCATGTGTACAACTCCCCAACCAGTGAAACCTATTATTTGATTAACAACTTTTGTTACTACCTGCGCTCCAAACACAGAGCGTACCTGTATGACTTTGAAGACGCCACCTCCCCACGGCTGCGCGAATCCGAGAGTTTCCAGCCTCTGAAAGACTTTGTGATGTTCTTGCGGGATTACGTGGCCCGGTTTGTTGTGGACAGCCTGAAGGCAGGGGTAATACAACAGTTGGCGGAGGTGCTGGTGAATGAGGAGGTGTCAGACACCACCCCCAACTGGACAATTGATGACTACAACCAAACGTTTCGTGTGCCGGAAGCCAAAATTGCTGGGGGTGCTAGAAAACAAAAAAAAAGAGTACAAGTCAACAAAGTAAGGGAAATGAGATCTCAGCTGCACAACGGGATTACTATTGAGCCGCTTGCCTGGGAACTTTTGGTACAACACTCTTTTTTTCAAAGCTTGGAGAACATTATTTACCGGCTGTGCTTCAAATGTAAGCGCTGCAAACTGGTGGAACGTATTCCGGAAAATAAACGGGTGTACACACTGCATCCAGAAATGTTTACAGCCAAGGGGGAAATGGTGCCTTATGAAAACCACCAATACGCATTGTTACACTACCTATACTACATCCCAAGTGTGAAAGAGCTGGACACTCTCATTAAAGTACGACAGTCTGAAATTACAAAACTTGAGCAGCAGCTTGCCTTATAAACATGTTTTTTTTATTATTATTGCCGCACTGTGCCACTAAAATCCAACACTTCCTGTAAATTATGTTTTAAATTCAGGCCAATAGTGTTCAGCTCCTGGACCAGCAGTTTGTAGGCGTAGGGTGTCTCCACCATCAACACATCCGTGGAGTTGCATGCTCTACAAAAGGGGACAGTGGGGGTGGTGGACTCTTCATCCACAAACGCACTGTCGTGCTCATTGTCTGCAATCTGACCACAGGTTTTGCACATGGGAGTAACAAAATAGTCCGACGCCCGGAACAAACGGTCTTGAATCACAGCAGATGCCCCATGAGCAATCACACAATCACGTTCCATTTCACCAAACCGTAAGCCGCCACGCCTAGCACGGCCTTCCACCGGCTGGCGAGTCATCACCTGCATTGACCCACGGCTACGAGCATGAATCTTGTCCTCCACCATGTGCCGCAGGCGCTGGTAGAACACCGGACCCACAAACACCTTGGTCTGAAACATCTCACCCGTTTTACCATCAATCATGGTCTCATTACCCAGCGCGTCGTACCCCGCCTCCTTCAACGCCTCTCCAATCTTGTCAATGGATGCATTCCTGAAAGCCGTGCCGTCACCAAAAGACCCCAGGATGCACCCCGCTTTGCCCAGTAGAGACTCCTTCAGTTGCCCAATGGTCATCCGGCTGGGCATGGCGTGGGGGTTCATGATAATGGAAGGCACCATGCCAGTGTCCATTGAGAAAGGCATGTCCTCCTCGTTGATGATGAGACCAATGGTGCCCTTTTGACCATGCCTTGAACTGAATTTGTCTCCCACCATGGGCACACGGGTGCTGCGGACCACCACCGACACTGAGCGCATTCCATCCCGGTTGGGGGCCAGCACCACTCTATCCACGGTTGCATTAATACCCGCCGTGCCCTCATACACCGTGCTCTTGTCCCGTTTAGTGGGCATGCCCTCATCCGCGTTGTTCACCGTCATGGTTTTCCCGATCAACACGTCCCCGTTGGCCACTTCCACCCCCACGTCAATCACCCCATTGACATCCAGTTTGTCATAGTTGGCGAGCTTGATGCCCAGACACTTGTCGTGGTTGAACGGGTGCTCAAAACACTCCTTGTCCGCCCCCACTGACCGTTCGTGGTCCCGGTAGACGCTGTAGTGGGTGGAGCGGAACATGCCCCTGTCCAGCGCCCCCTTGTTAAAAATGATGCTGTCTTCTTGATTGAACCCGGTGTGGCACATGATGGCCACAATGGCGTTGAGGCCCATGGGGAGTTCGTTGATTTTGGCCAAGCCGTCCATCCAGCTCTGCACCAACGGGCGCTGGCAGTAGTAAGGCACCAGGTAGTGGATGTCCAGCCGGTTCATGAACGTAAAGGTGGGCACGGTCTGGGACTGCTTCACCATTGCGGCTTGGTACATGTTGCGTGGTGCCTGGTTGTGGTCCGGGAACGGGATTAAAGCGGAGGACAGGCCAAGGATGGCCAGGCCATGTATTTCACAATGTGAGGCTTGAAAGGGTGGTTGCACACGGCTCTCGTCTTCCGGCCTCACCAAAATAATCAACTCATCTTCCTCCACTTTGTCAATGTATTCAATCACCCCCTGTTTCAATAACAGGGGCCACAGCTCCGTTGTGCCGGTGCAGTCATTGTGCCACTGTTTCAGGAGCGCAGGCACCTTCCAGATGTTGTCCAGCACAAACAGAGGGCGCATGATGCAGCCAATGTCACTGTAGAGCAGAACGGAGTCGGGGTTGGTCCCACGGCAAATGGAAATGTCAAATGGCAGTGACCCGTCGCGCCTCCCATTCCGTAGCTCCTTCACCAAAGCCCCGCAGTCGTCCGTGGTGCCAAGAATGTTTCCATTCAACATCACCAGGGGGGCATCCAGCCGGGACAGGGAGGCGTCAATGTTGTAACGCCGAAGGAGCACAGGGGCTAGAACAGCACTGAGGGTGCCCAGACGAATGTGGGCGGTGATTGCCAGTGTTTTAATGAGACCACAGCTAGCCCCCTCAGGAGTCTCACTGCAGCACAGGATGCCCCAGTGGCTGGGATCCAGTTGCCTCATTTTCGGGTTCTTGCCTTCACGGCACATGGGAGTGTTGACCCGACGAATGTGACTGATCATTGCTAGGTTGCTCATGCGGTTCAGCAGCTGAGTCACCCCCACATGCGTCCCGTTTTGCCGCTGCACATTCCAGTTGCCGGTGGCAAAGGCGGAGCGTAAGCCGCTGGTGATTTTACGAAAGTTCACACAGTTCACCAGCCGCACCACCCGGTTGGAGTCAATGAGGTTGTAAATGGTGATGCGTAAAGACGACACAAACTTGCGGAACAGCTGCCTGAAGAGCACCGCCATTAGCATGCCGGCGGTATCAATGCGCTTGTTTCCGTAGTGGTCCCGGTTGTCAAACTGAAAAGCTTCATCCTTGTCCGTGACATAGGCAGCAATTAGCTTTCGTATGACAATTCCCAGAAACAACATTTTCTTTTTTTGAATACTGGGGCTGTCGGTGAGCCCCAGGTGCGGCAGGAATTCGTTGCTCATCAAGTGCTCCATGTACTTGCGTTTGCGGTCCTTGGTGGGCATGCGCGTCCCATGCTCCGCCACTTTCTCATACACCGTTTCCAACGGCAGTTTCACCATGACGTCGTCCAGCATGGTGCGGAACAGGCGGTACTGCGCGTGGTCGGGGTGGTCCAGGTTCTCCCGCACCACCGTGGGGTACACATGCGCCGCGATGACATCCACGTTATCAAAGTGCAGCATGCGGCACACAAGAATCAGGGGCACTGATGCTTGCAAAAAGGGGATGGTGACGAGTATCTGGGGGTTGCTGCACCCCTGTTTGGCCGTGATCATAATGTTCAACGTGCTGGTGGAGCGGTACTTGTTTTCATAGCGGCTCCGGATTTCACAGGTGAAGGCAAACTTGGTGCTTTTGATTGAAAAAATGAATGGGTGGTTGGTCCTCAGTGACTCTTGGGGCTGCAAGATCTTTTCGTTGCCGCGAATGATGAAATACCCGCCCTTGTCCAAGGGGCATTCCTCACGGCGCCAAGTGGAGTCATACAAGTTGCACACTTCCGAGTTCAGCATGATGGGGATCATGGCAATGGTGATTTCACGGGAACGCTTGACGGAAAGGATGGGCCAGGTGGAGCAGTCTTGGCGCTCCAAAACCGTCACGGTTTCATCCTTCAGAACGCTGTCGGGTATGGAGCGTATGGTATGCAAAATGTCACAAAAAATAGGGGCTTGGTATGTTAACCCCCTAACCCGGCACTCTTGTGGGGTCACCAGATGCAGGGTGCCATTCAACTCTTTGTGGTTGGGCCTCCCCAAGGACACTTTCTCAATTGTTAGAGTGTGATGCACTTTCGCGGCCCGGTGGGACACTGTCACCTCACGATGCTCATCAATGATATGCGGCAAGAACTTGTTCATAAACAGATTGAAGGATTGTAGTTGAAAATCCACAAAGGTGTTGCACCGGAAGTAAGACTCCAACACCGTTCGGATCACAGGCTCTGTCAAAATATTGTTGTACATGTTTCAAGAAATATTGAAAACTGAGCACCCTAAATAATTGTGGTTGTCTATAAATATTATTGTTTTATTTACACACACATCTCAAAACACAAAAAAAAATGACCAAAAAAGCGTATGATTCACTTTTAGATTAGGTTATTGACAAATGGAACTTACATTCCATTTTCCGGCATTGGTAACGTTTAAGGTTTTGTTACCCGTGCAGACTGATGACTCTGGCAAGCAGTTCACATTTTGAGTGAACGAGTACGCATTTACCGGCGTAACAGAAGAAGGTGACCATGCATCACAAAAATTTTTTCCACAATTTCCTGATATGCATTCTGTTTTATTAACATCTTTAGTACAGTCTAAAGATGAACCGAAAGGATTAGAAACATTTGCATCTCTCAATGTTTCACACCCTGAAGTAAACTTACTTTCAAAAATTAAGTTGTTGAAATCAGTTGTTTTTAGCTTAGCAGGATGTAACAATGTGTAAAATGTACAATTTGTATTTGCAGTTCTGCATAACTCTTCAGTAGAATACTGCTGAGTAGTAGCTAGATCATAACCCATTGTATTCCACTGATCTGTACTGCGTTGAATGCAACAGGGGACATCCTTAGTGTTGAATCGCCAGTTCACGCAAGTTGTTGCCTCAGCTTGGCAATCAGTTGGACTTTGAGTGATTTTAGTATTCAGTATCTTATTTACCTTAAATCTGTCGTCACTGGGATTAGCTTGAATGCAACAAGGTACGTTAACCCCGTTATATAACCAACATGTTGTATTGGAGGGACATGTACATACTGTATCCACTTGTTGACATGCTTCTAATGAACTATAATTGGTATAATTTGCTATAACAAAAGGAACTGCCAGATTCACAATGAATTCAACTAAATCACCATCCGCGTAACAACATAAGGTACTATCACTAATTACAACACCTACTGGGGGTAAGGAAACACAATTCACTACCATCACAGAACTATAAGAGACCGGATGGCTGGGAGGGGTCCTATCCCAGCATTCAAAATTGTCATCACCACACCCAATCAAATGAGAAGGACTGTCATATTGTAAATAAATACTGAATAATATATTATATGCAGACCATTGAAAAGTTATTCTGTTATCAGGTGTTATAATTGCGGGAACGCACAACCCCCAGTCGGGCGGTGCCGGGTTCGGGTTAGGGTTAAAGGACACTGGGTCTGGCATCAAACCTATGCTAGTAAACCCGTTACCGTTATCTTTATAATTTGAATAATCAATACATATTGAAATAGTTGGACCCAAGGATTGAATGAGCGGTTCAATTTTTTGTGTAGTACGATTGTATACAAGCAACGAAAGGATAACTACGTGATCAATGTTGTTAGATGATACAAATTTTACTGATTTCGTAAAAACGGAAGCGGTAGTAGAATCAGGCGGAGCCATTGTCAAAACACCCAGTACTCCCCCCACAGTAACAGTTAATAACTGTCGATCATTTAAAAAAGAAGGTACCATTTCATAGAAGGAGGGCATTTATTACCAATTCAACATTATTTTCTTAAGTTTTTTTTCACACACATTTCATTTCCCCCACTTTTGTATCAATTTAAGTTGGGTTGTTTTTTAATTAAATCTTACAACTTTTTTGTAAACAATAACAAAATTAAAGTTTTCGAATGGCCAACATTAGCTCAAAAAAACGAAAGATCACTTCCTTTGCCCTGTCTAAAACCAATGATGAGGGTTTGATCAATGATGTAGTTTCCTTAATGAATCAGCTCTGGTCTCTTCCTTCAGACAAAAGGTACGTCCCCTGCCCCAACCCATCCAATCTGGAAAGAAATGATCTACCTGCAATTCAAGATCATGAATACGTCATTTCCCCCAAACTGGATGGCCTGCGCTTTTTTTTGCTCATGGGGACAACTGAAGACACCGACCAGGAGTACTCTGTTTTCATAAATAGGGCGTATGACGTGTTTTGGGTTGAACTGGTGTCAACACGCGGCGAGTTGTATCAGGGCACTCTGCTGGATGGTGAGCTGACTCAGACCATAAGCGGCACCTATACTTACACCGTGTTTGATGCCGTTACGGTGGAAGGCTACGATTTAAAAAGTTATTCATTTATTCAGAGGCAAGATGTGTACAAAGGGGCTGTGGAAACTTTGTGTCCCCCGGATGGCTTGCATTTTGTGTGCAAGCGCTGGTACCCTAAACAAGAAGCTCTCACAGTCTGGAAGGAGCACCAACGGGCATGTGACGGATTAATTCTACAGCCCGTTCATGGCCTGCTCCGAGCTGGAATACAAGCTGATGTGTTCAAATGGAAACCCGTGTCTCATCAAACCATTGACTTTTATGTATCCAAACGGGAGAAGGAGCAAGATGTTCTGCTGGAGTGCGGGCAGGGGCCTGACATTATTAACGCCAATGAAGTACAGTGCTATTGGGATTCCCGCGTTGTAACAACCCTAAACATTCAAGCGACAAGAATGGTGTTTGAATGTGCGGTCACCCGTCAGGTTGCTCGACGATTTTTCTTTACAGCCGTCAAACCGCGTGGAGACAAGGTGTACGCCAATGATTCTCGGGTGGTGCAAAGTACTTTGAAGGTGATTCGGGAAAACATTATTGTTGAAGAATTATGTGATTGATTTAATAAAAAATGGTTGTTCAAAAACAAAACTTAATTGCAGCTATAATTATTTTTGTGGTGGTGACCGCCCTGATTGTTACCCCTATTGTTCTCTGGGCGACAACAATACCTAAAGGGAATATAAAAACTAGTTGTTCCTCTGACGCTGACTGTAACAACAACGGCGTGTGTGTAAATAACGCCTGTATGTGCAGCACTCCATGGGGAGGCCCGTTCTGCTCAGTGTTGGGAAACCTATCAGTGGCATCCACTTTAGGAGGACAAGGCATTAGCTGCTCCTCTGTGCCAACGTCTTGTAAAACTACCGCAGATTGCATTGCGGCGTGCGCCAAAGACGAACAGTACACTTGTCAAACCATAAGCGCCAATGAAAATGCCAAGGGTGTGGCTGGACAATATTGTCTTCCTAAACCGCTTGACTCGGCATGTTTAGAGGGTATACAAGGTTCTGACACTATTCCCGGGCTTTACACGTGGAACGGCTGGCAGGATGTGGAAACCCAACAATGGACTTGCAACTGCGAATTCCCTAATTTTTACCCATTAACATCAGAATCGGTTATAAACGGTAGTACTACTACTACTACATCTGCGTGTGCTATAAATGATAACGTGTGCAAGTTCGGCGATTGGACATACCCTTGTTTGCGGGATACTACTAATCCTTTAGTATGTTATAATACGGATTGTACTAATCCTTCAGTATCATGTGAGACAGGACAAACATGTTTGGATATTGGTGGAGGGAAAAAAGCTTGCCAAATTCAACCAGAAACCTGCACAGTCGTAACTGATTGCACAGGATGCGGAGCGCCCAATTATACAATCATTTCAGCAACATGTGACGAATCCCAAGGATGCAAGACAGCTGACGAAATCTCCAACTTGTGTGGTGTAGCGTGTAACGGAGGCACATGTTTAAAAACATGTAAATTATCCTCTGACTGTGGCCCTTACCCCTGTGTAAACGGGTATTGCATGACAAGTCCCGCAACGCTATTAGGAGCCAATCCTTTTGAGTTTGGAAGCTGTGATTGCAGTTCAACCCATTGTACCACAGACAATGATTGCGCGGGTGACTGCATCGGCAACCTTTGCGTGAATCAAAGAGTTGCTCTGAACAACGAGGGAATTCCAGTTTGTATAAGGGACACATGTGCCCCAGGCGGTACTTTCACCCCGTTTCCCACTCCCCCTTACACTTATGGCTACTGTCAGTGTAATGAAACAGAAGGGTATCAAGCCGAAGGCAATACTTGTGTGTACACGCGTAACAGTCCCCCCACAACATACTGCGCTTTGGGTTGTGGGCGTGGTACGTGTCTCTCCCAGGGCAAGTGTAAATGTCCACTTAACTGGAATGGTAACTCTATTTGTACAAAATTTTCATGTGACATACCGGGAGGATGTGTTTACGGAAGGTGTATAGGGCCAGGGAAATGCGATTGTGATTTAAATTATCTGATGGATCCCACAGGGGCTTGCACAATTCCATCCTGCAACCCACCTTGTGAAAATGGAAAATGTACAATGATAAGTAATAAACCAACTTGTGTGTGTGATGCAGGCTACCAAGGAGAAACATGCAATCAAGGAATCCCGGTTACTTGCACACCATCAATACCAAACGAAGGCACAACTACTGGTTTACAAGGAGCTTGCATTCCTGATTCATCGGCTACCACTTGCACGGATGAAGCTCTAACTGGTGAGCAAATTAACTGTACAGGAGATTTCTATGGTACTTCCGGTGATTTTAATACAAGTTCAGATTGTGGTGGCAATTGCAATCAAAACCCCACCGTCGCTACTTGGTTGCCTCAACAGTTGTGCGTTGATAGTGGTAGTACACAAAAAGTGACCGCATGCGATAATACAACTTGTAAAAATCCGTCTGTACCATTATCAAAATGTATGGCTTTTCAATTTGCGCAGTCATGTCAAAATTTATGTGATACGTTTGATATATTAACGCCTTATGATTACAACACTAAATGTAAAAATATGACCCCCCCAACAAAACCAAAGTACTGCACTAGCTAACTAAACAAACCCTAAGTAATCTTTGAAAGGTGTTAAGACCTCAAAGTAGCAAACAGTTTGCCAAATAAGTTACGAGATAAGATGTGACAATACACCGCAGTTGCACCCTCATCAAAATCATACAACACATTCACATCATTTACAAATATGTTGGTAATTTTACCATGTGGACTGTTTGCACAATCTTGACGTCTACGAGCATGTTCCAGTTCATGGATAAAAGTCCTAGTCTTTAGTTCATTTTGTAACAATGTGGTGTACACCAAGTTTTTTGAGATAGAGCCCCCCTCTAACTCTGTGCTTTTTCCCCTAATAAAAAAATCATTAAATTCTTTCATCATCTGGGCGGAAAAAGAACTGTCGTCCAAAACAATAATGTGCGTTTTTTGTACATAATAGCCAGCCACTTTTCCTTCTAGGTCTTGCAACACCACGGCAGGCGGACCTGATGCGTCAAACCCCTGTATTTGTGACGCTTTCCCAATATTCCAAAAAGTATTTGCAAACACCTTTAAAATGTTGTTCAGCTCCACTCTGGCTTTATGCTTTTCTGGATCTTTTTGTTTCTCTTTTTTTTCCTCCTCCTTAGTGTTGTTTTTCAGCGGCGGGAGTGTAGATGGTTTGGATTTGTTGGAAAGCCAGTTCACTAATACCTGCCCCACTTCAGGAAAAAGTGACAACTGCATAATTCTAGTTTGAATAATGGTAGTGGTTGTACGATAGGAGTCGTTACCCAACAAAACCCCACTTTCTATAAACAGGTCCAAAAAGGACTTGTTATTATTTTCAGGTAACTTATAGTACAACATAAAGTCGTCAATAGTTTGGATATCGGTTAAAGGCATTGGTACCGACGTTCTACTATTTAGCTGATTTAAAGGAGCATCAGAGGAGAAGTTTCTCAAGTACTCATCGTTTCTTTCTCTGTCCAATTCTAACATTTTTGTGACAATCAGTTGATACACATTTTTAAATAAAAACGACTTCAATTTGTTTTCGTTGTCCTTGGAAATGTTAATTTTTGCACGGGTTTGCACGGGTGTATACATGCCGTGTTTAATATTGACAACCAAGTTGTAGGCAAACTCGGGCATCAAGTACTCTGGCATGATCTCCATGTTCGCCAAGTAATTGAACAACGTGGAAAACGGGACTCCCTTTGTAAACAAATAAGACTCTATTTTGTTGTTAACAATTAACCGTGATGAGAACTCGTCGGTAGACAAAAAGTCCTGTGTCTCTATTTTTAATTCCTCTTTGTTCAACCTCAAGTTGCTAATATCCAGCAGTCCAAACACATTTTTGATAAAGTAAATAAAACTGGAGGACTGAAACACGGTTTGGTCACTTTTGGGCATAAACACTAAAATGTCGGTGCGGTTGGATGTGTCCATGCCTGTGATTTGTACACGGCGTGTAATATCAATCACCCGGTTGTTCTTGTCGTGAATGGGAGTGTCCTGGATCACGGTTCTCTTACCGTTGTGTACAGTTTGAATAATAACTTTATCACTCCCCCGGTACAAATTAAAAAACCCGCTACCCATTTCACCCGTCACAATCTCACTGGGTGTTTTGGAACTTAGGAACGGAATCATCACCGCGATAATACCCTGGAAAGAAATCCCCACATAATCCACAATTTGATACACCAAATGGGTGGCACTTTCTTTTAGAAACAAGTCAATGGCGCCGTTCTTGGGTTCAAACTCCCGGATTGCATCCAACGAGTTCTGTATGGTTTCGGTAAGCGTTGCGTGGATGAAGGACTTGGTAGACCCTTCATTAATTGCAATTTCCGTGATTTGTACCTCAATGTCATCACTTTTGGTTTCCGCCACGTTTTGGAAGAAGCTGTCATTGTTCACATCATTAGCCAGAACGTACTTGATGAGTTGTGACTCTGTGAACTCATGCACGGGCACGTCGGGGAAGAACTGCGGCACATCCCAAGTTGTTAGCGGGAGTAGCAACACTGTTTTTTTGTACTGAATGGCCTCCACTTCTAATGCAATCTCTAGTTTCTTTTCAACCACTTTTGGTAAATTGTTAAACAATTCGTATGTAGTACCATCTTGAAGTTGCGTCCAAAGGAATACAAGGTTGTTGGAGATGTGGTAGTCAATGAAATCCAAAATAAATTTCAAGAACCGTTTTATACCAGCGTTTTCAATAATTAGTCTTGCTTTTTTTGTAAACGCGTAGTTTTGACTGTGAAACAAAAAGCGTATTAACAAATACGAGGTCATGTACATCTGGACATCCAAGTCTCTTTGCAATAATTCCAACTGAATATTATGTAACAATTGGTTGTCGGGTTTGTCTTCAAAGGGTAGAAATCCAAAAAAGGGATTGCCCCATGTCCACAAATATAAACAAAACCTGTTCTTGTTGGGATCCCTTTCTATCATCAAATTTGCCCACTCAAAAATGTACTTGGTTAGTAGTGGTTGGGAGCGGATGCGGTTAAAATCAAGGCGTCGCACTTCTTCAATCCCCTTATCCGATGTTGAAACCGCAAACAAGTTCATGAATGTAAAGTTAGTGGCATTGTACTTGAAAGGTAACTTACAGTTCAGAAGTTTATCTAAATAGCTATTGAACTTAAAAATGTACATGAACCCCATCTCAGGTGAGATGGCATAGAGTACAAACAATGTGTGTAAAAAGTATCGAATAGTATCAGTAGAGGTATCAGTAGAGGTATCAGTAGAGGTATTACTTTCAATTCTAAAATAAACAAGATTAGGAAGCTTTTGACGCAGGACATTATAATCAATTATATCGAACCACACGGCAAACCTAATAAAAACACGTAGTAGGCGCAACACAATTTGGGAAAACAAATTCATGACCAACCTTTTGTCAAGCTCATCCACTGGGCCAACAACTTCATCAAACGTTTCTAGCATGTATGTCATGTACAGTTCATTCACTTCTGTTTCCGAATACAAAGAGTTGTATAGGAACAGCTTGTCGGAAAGATACACATGAGGCAATGAGTTCACCCAGTTGTCCACATTGTTGGTGTATTCTCTATCCACAAACAAGTAACTGGATAACTCCGCATTCACCGCTACTTTTGGGAGATACAGCGGGGTTACAATCACCTTTTTTAAGTAGTAAATATCAGAGACATACAACCACGGCCGGGTGTCTAGGTAATCCTCCAGCATCACCAAGTTGGAGGATCTGGCTTCTACCATGACGTCGGAACAGTCGTCGTCCAGCATGCTCAATAGCTTGTAATACTTGTAACTCACGAAAATTTTGTTGGGCACCCCACTCACCACCTCTTCCATTTTGTGTATGAATTCCCGGTTTTCAACTTGGGATGAGTACACTTTGTACGCCGTTAATGCCTCTTGTAGTGCATAGATGTGTTTCTGCCGCACCAATTGGAGAATGATGAGGTGAAGCTCTTTTTTGAATACGGTTTTGGTGTTGGCATCAAAGATAATGTCATCCCGTGACACGGGGATCCTTGTGGAGCCCGGGAGCTCCAAAATAATATGGAACTTGTTACTACTTTCGGTGTGAAAAGGGAGGTTCACCACCGCTACAGACCTAACTAAAATAACAAACTTATTTTGCCTTTCCGACTTTACTTGTGTCTGTTTAGTGGCGTAATACTGGTCCAGCGTGGTGGCCTGTAAAGACGTTTTCAGTGTTTTGGTGGACACAGTGGGGACAAAGAGTTTGGTAAGCAACACCATTAACCCCACACCCTGTGCAAAATCTTCCACCAGAATGCCCTTGGTGGTGTACTCTACATATATTTTGGTGGGTGAGTTGATGTCCGCCAAATTCAATTTGGTAAACTCCTGTATGTCACTGGACCTTGTCGCAATCAAATCAGTGTTGGTGTAACTCAATTTGTCAAGCTGTTTTTTAAAGTTGTCAACATTGTCCGGTGTGAATGGGTCGTCGCCGCAGTCCAGATGAATCCTGGTGCCTGTGATTCTTACATTGGTATTGCCGTGCTGGAGTTTAAACTGCAACTCATTCTCCCGTTCCTGAATGACACAAGTTAGGGTGTACCGCATGCCCTTGATGTGGTTGTAACTGGTGAGGAGTAGAGAACGCTGGGGGTGGCCTACTAGCCAGTACAAAATTGAGAAAAAGCCCATGCCAAACTTGCCAATGGAGCCCTGCTGTTCCCTTTGAATGTTGTAAGAGTCAATACTGTTCACTGGCAGCTCCAGGATGCTCTGCTCGGGTTCCGCAAAAATGCGGGTGGCTGCAATTTTGATGAGAGATGATGCAATTTTGGAGCCGTAGTTGGAACAGTCGTCTCCGGTTTTAAAAAAGGTCATAATATCCGCCACGCGAAACCCGGTGCAAATGAGTAAAAATAAAGGCTTGAACTCGTACAGGCTAAGGTTTGTGACTGTGACTTCCTTGTACAATAGAGGTTCAATTACCGCTGTATCGTGTGGCGCCGCCTCGGTTCTTTTAGACACAAAATAAAAAGTCCTCCCATTCATTTTGTATCTCTTGTAAGGGATGATAGGTGCGGTACTTGTTTTAAAAATTGAAAGCTGTAAACTTTCTAACTCTTTGATAGAATCAATGTATCTACGCTCAAACTGTAAGGGCTCATTCAATTCATAAGCTTCATACACCCTGTTTATTACCCACATCCCCATGGCTTCATCCCATTCCTCCACATTGTTTATAACAGCTTCAGCCACAAGTTGTGACTGCTTTTGTATCTCATCAACATCAACAATAATACTCATGTTCTTTTTTTACTATTTGTTCATTACTTTATTATTTTTCCAAAAGTCCCAACCATTGTGGAACTAAACTAGAAGGCAATTTTTCTACAATTGGGAACAAAAACAGGTGTGATAGATTATTTAGTACAATATAAAACGGGGGGCCTTTGTTACTAGGATCTCCTCCATCAAACACAAAGAATTTCTTGTCAATAGAAGTGTTATCTGTGTTGTCTGATTGTATATTATTAAAGTAGAAGAACACACAAATCAAGTGTTTGAAGTAGTTGCTTAAAATATTAAAATACAAATTCCAGTCTGTTTCTGGCTTTTGTAAGAATTTGTTGGTTAACAAACCTACCACATATTGTTTATACTTTATCTGTTCTTCCCCTTTTACTGTGTAATCAACCAAAAACTCTGTCAACTGAGTTTGGGTTTCACATATGTATGAATGAAACAGGATCTTAAAAGGTTCAAAAGTAAGTTCGTCACTTTTTTCTTCCCATTTACTTTTCAACATTTTACTTGTTTCGACAGCGTCATCCAATAACTGGAACATGTTTACCTGTAGTTGGTCGTTTGTGTTTGAATTAATTTGTACAACGTCAAAGTTCTTGTTTATCATGTAATAATTGGAATTATCTAAAGGCACCGGGTACAGAGGTAGTGCTAGTTGAGGGGTTGGTGGAAGGTTTGCCTTCTCCCTTGCTAGTTTTACGTTTTCATAAAGGTCAAGTGTAGAGTCGAATCCCTTTTTCCAGTTGGTGATGATGCTATTACTTAATTCAGGCACTTCGGGGAATAACAAGTGCATGTGAATTTTTCCTTTCCATAAATACACTAATACATAGTGGGATGCCTTTCTCACTTTTCCTACAGGATTGAGTACCTCAAAAGTAAAACTGGGAGTTGTAAAGTCAACATAAAACACGCAAATGTATCTCACTAGCAAATGGCTTAACTCCTGTAACCACTCTTTCCAATGAAGAGTCTGTCTTGAATTATATTCATTAATTAGAAGGGTAGACAGTCCTAGATTTGTCTCGAACGTTCTAATTTTGTTCAATTCAACTGTATAAACATTTGTTTGTTCAAACATGATTGTATTTTCTTTCAAAACGTCTAATATTTCTTTAAAATCTGGTTGTGGATTTAGAGGCAAAAAGTCAATTAGATGTGTGTATATAAAATCATTATAAAGTTGAGGAAAAGCCTCGGGAAAATGAATCTTTTCTCTTGAAGCATCTAGACTAGGATTAGATACCCGAACAATGTTGAGTAACAACGGCCGGGTGTCGTCTACAGAATCTAATAGTTGACCATAAAACACGGACTTTACTTCTTCAGTTTGAGAGAAATAGAACTTTACTAAAGGAAAAGTTTGGATGTCATACGTTTTGTTTTGCCAATTGTTTACAATTGAAGAGGGAAGCTTCCTGTGCTTGGGTAGTAAATACAGGCTATTTGTTATTGTTAAAGGATCATCTGCATTAACAATAAACAATAGGAATGCAGGAGGCGCTCGTTGTTTACGATCCCCATCCCGTTCTCTGTAGACAGTAAAGGTGCAATGATAAATGTGATCCGACTTTTTCATGACAAATACACCCACTATTTGTTGCAGGTGATCTGAAAGATTATTTAATGCTACACGTTGAGTGTCTTCATTTAGAAACGTTTCGGCACTAGGCAAGACAAAACGTGGCACAAATCCGTCAAATTCAGACAGCAGTTTTTTGAGAACATAGTCGACGGGTCTATAACCTAATTTTATGGTTTGTTTATCCGTTTCCCTATACAGTTTACAATCTCCTGGGTGTAAGAACATATTGGGCAGCCAAACCGACCAGGGTGTTATCTCTTCAGGTTCACATTCAGGATAAATGTACAGTTGTTGAAGTGATTGCAGTGATTCAGGTTGTGGAAAATGTAGTACTCGTGGTAAAGAGTGTGGATCCAGTGACTGTGCAAAACTTGTCAACTCATTCAACAACACTGTTAAAACAGGGTGTTCCATTAAATCAGAAACATATCCCATCAACTCTGGGTAATTACGTCTTACCGTTGTAATTATATCCTTAATGACTACCAGTTGAGCAATATTCTTGTTATCAATCAAATCAGTGACATCCTCTAAATGAAAGTCTGATTTAAACTTGTATCTCACTCCCTCTGGTAAGAAACTCAAGTATTCCAATAATAGTTGTTCCGACATTTTATCCAAATAAAGGAGCATTACAAAATTAGACCAAATTGTCTTCATATTGGTCCATTGGTCTTTGACCTCAAACATAACCTCTTGATGATGTGTTTCCTGTAACCGGGCTCCAGCAAACAAATTCTCCCCTTGGGGAATCCGAATTTGCACCGCAAAGCGTTGGAGGTTGTGTTCGTAGAAAAAAGAACGCGGGTAATAAGTATGGTTCTGTACCAACCTCCTCACTAAAGGATTGCAATAGCGGACTAGTTTAAAGTACACCGGGTTGGCAAGTTGGGGGTTGGTAAAGTTGTTGATAACACCCCCAAACAAGTCGGCTTTGACGCCCTGAGCTTTAGCGAAATCTTCCCACTGCTGCAATAACATGGACACACTGGGCTCATACTGTGTTGCAAAATTAAACTCCACCATATCCATTTTTATTAGTGCTAGTAAAAAATAATAATTTATAGTTTCTTTTTTTTCTTCTTCACTGCATCCACAATAGCCCAAATGATAAGGGCCAGAATAATAACCGCCAAAATGATGACAACAATAGCCCACACCGGGAACCCGGGGTTGACAGGTGTCGGCACCACCGTAGCAGGTCCGGGAGGCAATAAGTCTTTGAAGTCACATAACGTCCCAGGCTGGTCGTAGGACTGCGGGAAATCATATAACTTATACGATTGCGTGGTAGAATCCCCCCACAGATCTTGTTGGGGTGTAATAGAAAGTTGTGCCAGTCTGATTTTAGCAGTGTCAAAGTTGGGAACTCCGCCATTTTTTGCATTGTATCCCCACCACGCCATCCACGGTCCAAAGTTAAGCCTTCCGGAACGGGTGGGAATAAACCGATTGGTTTTAAAAATGGGAGGGTTTTTACTTTTTACGGGTAGAGTACTTGACCCGGAGTTTAGAGTGACTGTACCGGACGGATCAAATGGGTCGTCAAAATAAAACGCCACATAATTGTTAGCAATATTATCAGGGTCAACATGCCAATCCATTGTGTACCAATGGTAGTCCTTGGACGTGTTAGATTCAGGTAGCGCTGAAATGAACTTACCATTGGGTGTTGGGTGCGGGACCGCAACTTGAGTATAATAAGCCCCCGTGTCCGTACCGTAGTAATTAATGTCATTGTTCCAGGTGTTGCAATTCATGGTTCCCCACGTCATCTGTGTTTTCCAATCAAACTGTGGAGAGTTAGCGGGGATTTCAATGTCAATTTCATGGTTAATTGCAGAAAACAAGTCATCAACACCTGTTCCGCAATTACCGCCTACCCCTGCTACCCCCACGGAGGGACATGGAACTGACGCTGTTCCGCCATCACATTCATTAAAACAAGGAAGTTTAGTGTCATCCACATACTGTGGTGGATGGGGATCTCCTAATTTTCCTGAATACATTTCCTCATAATGGAACGGCCAAATTGCAAAAACATAACCACGGCCGTCAGTTGCGGTATCTTCAGTTTGTGGAACATAACACAGCAAATTATATACCCCGGGTCCATACTGGTCACGAGTACAAGCTACACCCCCCACACGCTTGTTGTATCCGGGTGTTGTTGATGGTAACTCTTCATAGTTAGTACACTGCGGCAGTGGTATGTCGGTTGTATCGGGACATACTTTCCCTGTACCTTTTGTAAACGTTGAAGTGCTTGGTTGATAACAATTGGAGTCCAATTTATTGTTTGGTTTAGCTGTTACTCCCAACCCCGGGACAATACCTGTATAATTGTCTCCATGCGCTTCCATGTAGAGCACTTGTTGTTGGGCGCTATAGGTCGTACCTTGCACACTGAATGTAACCGTTTCCGTGTCTGGCGACACATATACATTTTTGCTATGAACGCCCTTGTTATACGCACCACCATTGTCCCCCCAAATTTTATGCAAGGCTTGCAAAGGGAATGTTGTTACATCCAGATCTGCATTCACCAATTTTTTAAAAGTGTCGGCATTTACATTGAGGACGTCTTTTTTAGTAATATTTCCAGTGTTCATTTTCAAGGTTCCTGGAATACAGTTACCTGTCATGTCATATAATCCTAATCCTTTTGTTGATGTAGTAGCATCTACACTGCATGAATTGTCTTTGTCTTTTGCACGTAATAAGGGAACTAATGTCTTATTTCCGTAAGTCCAAATAGTATCTGTAGGTAAAGGCGTGGTTGCACTACCCGTTTGCGTGGCGTCAGCGGTTCCAGGCACACCAGTGCAAGGTGTAGTAAAAGAGGCTGAATCCTCTGTTGATGTGCATAAATTACACATGGCTTGACCACAATCATTAGGATTAGTATCAGTCATTTTACTATTTCAAAAATAATAAAAAGTAAACTCACTTGTTTATACATTTGTATACTATATATATATATATATATATATATATACTTTTCACCTCACGCCCTGCTTTCACGTGTTAACATGCAAAAAATAATACAATAAAATATATTTTTTTTTTTCACTGGATGAGTCAAACATTAATATATGGCTGGAGTGACCACAACCCCCCACAACAAACGCCCCAGGTCCAATGACTGGGAGGAGTTGATGCAAAGTAAAAAGAACAAGGACAAGCAAAGGAAGAGGTGCAAAGAAGAGACCAAAGGCCCAGTTGAGGTGTCGCAGGAAGTGATGCCTTTAATTTATTGTGACAACGGGATATATTTATTGAACGAGCAAGCGGCGTCATGGATTGAGAAGCTGCCGGCTCCTTTTGGGGTGATTGCGGTGGTGGGGAAGTACCGCACCGGGAAATCTTTTTTCTTGAATCGTGTTCTTTTACAAAAGGAGCCCGGTGAGAACACCGGTTTTGGAGTGGGTCCCACAATTCAAGCTCACACCAAAGGCCTCTGGGTGTCTCCCCAGTTGTTATCTTGCAAAGGGCAACCCACACTTGTAATTGACACAGAGGGCATTTCCGCATTAGACGCCAACTCCACCCATGACACCAAAGTGTTTTGCCTAGCGCTGTTGCTTTCATCCTATTTCATTTACAACTCTGTGGGATCCATTGACGAAGAAGCTCTCAACACCCTGTCTTTGGTAGTCAAAGTGAGTGAACAAATCCGGCGCTCCGATCGAGCCGGTTCTGGTTCCGGTTCTTCTTCCGGAATAATGGAAGACATGTTCCCCTCCTTCCTCTGGATTGTGAGGGACTTTGCCTTGAGGCTGCGGGACACCAACAACCTGCCCATTACGGAAGCCGAATACCTGGAGAACGCCCTTAAAGAAACCGGGGATAGCGGGTCAGACAAAAACAGAATACGAAAGTGTTTGAAAGACTTTTTCCCGCAACGCACCTGCTCCACCATGGTGCGCCCCTGTGAGAACGAAGACGCGCTGCAGGACTTGGACACCACCCCCAATCAAGGCTTACGTGACGTGTTTGTGCAGCAAATGAACCGTCTCCGTGCCGACATTTTTGGGAGTGTGAAACAAAAAACTGCATGTGGTCAACCCCTTTCCGGCAAGCTGTTTGTGCAGATGTGCAGGGCGTATACCGACGCTATCAACAAAGGCGCCGCTCCTGCCATTCGCTCCACGTGGACCATGCTGAGCCAGGGGCAGTGCATCTCCGCCATGGACTCTGCGTTGGCGATTTACAAGCAGAAGTCCACGTTTGCTAGCCTGCCGGTGCAGCAAGGCACTCTGACGGATGTGCTCCGCATGGCGCGGGAGTTGTCCGGCGCGGAGTACTTTGTAAAAGCTTTTGGAGATGAGACGGAGCTGTATTCCAGCAAGCTAATGGCGGCGATTGATGAAGAGGAAGAGGGGGTTCGTAACAAGAACAAGGCCGCTTTAACACGCCTCATCACCTCCAACTTTGAGGCACTCAGCCTGGGTTGTGAGAACGCCACCAGCTTTGAGAAGTTCAAGAAGCAGTACGACGCTGTAAGAGACACCTTTTTAACCAAGTACCCGGGTTATGAAGGCCCCTGGGCGGAAGCAGCCTGCGACTTTGTGTGGTCAGCCAGTTCGTCGTACATCAACGCCAGCCAGCGTCGTATTCTGAAGGAGTTGGAGGACGCCTCTCTGGCGGCTGTTTCCGCCAGACGGGAGAGTCACAACCACAACGAGGAGCTTCACTTGCTGCGTTCCGGGAACCAGCAGCTCACCCAGCAGGTGGCTGTGCTGGGGCAACAGCTGGAGGAAGCGGCGCAGCAACACAACCACGAGCAAGAGTTGCTGACACAATCAGAGGGAAATAACTTTATTCTCAATCAAAAGCTGTTGGACACGGAAGCGGCTTGGGCGGCGCGGCTGCAAGAACAACAGGAAGGGTCGTCCAAACAAATGCAGGATTTACAAGGCAGTGTGAGGGAGCAAATGGAGTCGGCCTGTCAACGGGCCAGTGCGCTGGAAGGCACCGTGCTAGACTTGGAACTCCGTCTGGGGGATGCGGAACGGCTCGCAAGTCAGCAAAAGGAGGAGATAGAGGTGCATCTTAGCAACTGCAACCGCCTAGAGACCGAACTAGAAACCGTGAATACCCAGCTGGTGTACAAGGAGGACCTAGAAGCTGAAAAGGAGGCCTTGGAGGAAACACTGGAGGAGTTGCAAGAGGAGATGGACACGGCGCTGCAAACGGCGGAGGGGGAGCACAAACAGTTTCGGGACACGGCTTTGCAGAGTATGGAAGAAATGAAGGCGGCTCAGTCAGCGGAAAGGGAGACGTTTAAAAACAAGGTGGCAAAGTTGACCAAGCAGCATGAAGGGGCACTGGAAGATGTGCGAAGCAAGGTGGCAATTTTGGAACAGCAAGTGGTGCTGGGTGAAAAACAAGTGCAACGCAAGAACGAGGAGATTCAAGGGCTCCAGGAGCAGGTTGTGACTGTGAACAAAATGAAAGAAAAGTTGTTACAATCTATGAAGGAAGTGGAAGTGCGTCACACGGAAGCGCTGTCTTTAGCGGAGAAGCATTATCAGGTGGCGGTCCAAGGCTTGCGCAATGATGTGACGGGGCTGCATGAGTCCCACACCCGAGACTCTGTTTCTTTGATGGAGGCTGTGCGTGCTGCAGAGAGTAGAGCTGCATGTGCGGAGGCGCGTCTTAAAGATCACGCACGGCAATTGGAGAACTCCCGAAACAGTGACGCCCCTAAGATTGCTGGGTTGCAAACTTCAGTGAGGGACCTGACCACCCAGCTGCAACGCTCCCAGTCCGAGTTGACTCATTTGAAGGAAAGTAAAGAGGAGTTGAATCGGCGGTTAAAGGAAGCCACCGGTAACATCAAGACGTTGACTAGTAAGTGCAAGGATTTGGGGAACCAGTGTGAAAAGGAGATTGCTTCAGTAAAATTGACGTATGAGAGGCGCATTAGTGTGTTGGAGCAGCGACTAGCTGAGATTTTATAATTAATAAAATGCGACTGTTGCTGTAAATGTCCCTATTCCTGGATTATTTACTGTAACACATGTGGCATAATACGATTCACCTTGAGAAAAATCAACTGACTGTGCTGTATTTACTACAGTGGTTTGACCTTGATTTACCGTAATGCTATAAACGGGAACTATTGACACGTTTTTAAATAGGTTGAATGTAATTGTTGCCGCAGCTGGAAGAGTTCCCGTAAAAATAACTGTACCTGAAAAGAGAATCATGTTTTGGGTAGTAGGTATACTCAGGGCTGAAATAGGCAAAGAAGGTTTGGCCATGGTACCGGGTGCTAAATATTCAGTATGATTAGATTGTAGATTACCTACAATACCAAAAGTGAGATTACTGGACTCAACTACCGTAGAGAAACTATTACCATTTGCTTTGTTATTTCTCAAGTCAGTAAAACCTAACAAAATATCACCCAAGGTGCGATTAATGTCATAAAGTATTCCTGATATAGTGCTTGTTTTTAATTCAAGGTACGCATTCGCATTGGTTGTTTCCGCGCCAACAATATTTGTACCTGTACCTGCACTAGAACCCCTTGCGTAAACCACAGCATCGCGTATTGCAAATCTGTTGGCACCACTGACATAAATGCCTCTGGTTATGCCATTACTGCTGCTCAACACATTGATGGTGGTCCTTTGAATGGCATTGGCCGCTGTATAATTAGTTGTGGGAGGAGTTGATATTCCTGCGCTTAAGACGCCAATAATACTAGGATTCCCCACGCCTACATAAGTGGAGGTCACCGTCCATACCGAATTTCTCATTTTTGCGGTGATAGATGTATCCGAAGGAAAATTAACACCTGTTAAATTGAAATTACCGTTGGAAGACAAATTGGCGGTAAAATTTTCTAATCGACAGTTCAAGCCCATTGTAATCAAAGTGGTATTGGCAGTGACAAGAAGTTGCTGAATCACCACACACTGTGTTCCCGCCCCGGTTAGAGACACTCCACCTGGTATAGTCAGTATTTCATTGTAAGTACCTGCATTCACAATAACATTTTCACCACTCACCGCTAATGCCAAGGCTGCCGTAATGGTTTTAAAATACAGCGAGTATCGGTTTGAGGCAGCAAGCATATCATTGCCATACACTGCATCTACCTTTAATGTATTACCTGTAGGTGTTGGAGATGAAAAAGAGGGAGGATAAGCCGATCCGTTAATGGTCATTACGTTGATTAGATCGCCCGAGAAAAAACTTGAAACTAATGTGTTGGTACTGGGGTTGTAAGTCAAAGCAGTGCTATCAACTCTAACATTATTATTTCCACTATTGCTTGCAACAAATGTTGGGTACATTGTTGCCGCAGTTGCAACATCGTTTGTTACACTCACGTTGGAGGAATTAACCGCGTCAGTGGCGTTGGAAGCCGTTCCTGTCAAATTGGGAACAGTAAGTGTGTTGGTACCGGGATTATATGTATATGTTACACTATCCACTTGGATGGTGTTGTTGCCGGTATTAGCTGCGACGAATGTGGGATAATACGTGAGGTTGGTGGCGGTGTTGTTAGTGACCCCAACTTTGGTGGAATTGACAGAGTCGGTAGAGCTTGATGCATTCCCTTGAACATTGGGCACTGTTAATGTGTTAGTTCCCGGATTGAATTGCAAAGCTGCGCTGTTAACTTGTAAGATTTGATTCCCAGAGTTGGCGGCCACAAATGTGGGATAAAAGGGGGCATTGGTGGCGGAGTTGTTAGTAATTCCAACATTGGATGAATTTACGGTGTTGGTAGCGAGTGAAGCCAAGGTTGCAGTAGAGGCATTTCCATTCAAGTTAGCAACGGACAGCGTGTTGGTGGCTGGATTAAAAGTAAACGATGAGGAATCTATTTGGACTCCACGGTTTCCGGTACCGTTAACAAATGTGGGATACAAATTGGAGTTTTCAGTGTTATTATTTACAATTTCCACATTCACGGCATTCAAACTATCTACTGCATTGGTTACAATGCTGTCAATGTAGGGTACGGTTAATATTTGTGTACCTGGGTTATAGAATAGGTCTAAATTAGTATTTAAAGGAAGTGATCCATGGTCATGATTAGCCAATGTTGGATAAAAGTTTGCATTGGTGGTGACAGGTGACACAAAAACATTGGTGCCGCTAGTTGGGGCTTGTGGTTCCCATGAATTGGTGCCATCATTCCATGTTAATACATCTCCATCTACACCTCCTGTAAAATTGTGTAACCCTGCTTCATTAAGAGAATGTGTGTGTATTGCGTCTACATTTAGGTATTGGAACTCACCTACCACATTTTTGGTTTCCGAAAAAAGGGACATACTTTTTTTATTGTATCATATTTTTTTTATTTATAGATGTATGCTGGGTGGGATATATATATATATATATATATATATATTCAAGCTATACGACCTAATAGGAGGTATAATAAGATCTATAGTATTTTTTATTTTGCTTCATGGTTTTTAAAACATGCTACAAGAAGGCCAAGATTTTATTGCTCTCAAAACTTTGTATAAAACTGAACCAATTCAGTTATCATACAAAGTAAATGATCACGTGTCTGTGACCTTTGTTCTCAGCGGTACAAACAGTATTGATAATCTATCCATCACTTGGGTGGATTTATTAGAACAATACCCTGATTTACACCATGTGTACCAATACATGGCCGAGTGGAACAGCGATGTCCCATGTGAGTTATGGAAAACTCTGTGTGTGGAAACTCATATTCGCAATCCAAAAGTTGCGGAAATTGTGTACATCAATGACTGCATTCCTTCGTTCAACAGGTGAAAAGTAGACAATTGCGTACTTTTTTTTTGAAAGCCAGGTAATAAATTAGTAAATGAAGAGACAAAGAAGCAGTTTTGACGGCAATGAGGGCAACGCTAAGAAAGCAAAGATATCCAAAAAAGAATCTAACCCCCCGGCAACCCTAGTGGAGGGAACCGAGGAGACCAAGGAACCCCTGGGTACTACTACCACCGTTGAGAGCAAAGAGGCTTTTGACGCGGTTGAGTTGGTTGATTTGGTTAAAGTGCTTGAAGGTGTTGAAAGTGTTACAACTTTAGAAACGCCCACAACCCTGGAAACTCCTCAACCCTTTTTCTTATTTTTTGATGTAGAAACAGATGGGAATGGACTTTTTAGGCCGTTTAGTCAAAAGGTGGTTCAAGTGTCTTGGACGGCTACTGATAAACAAAACAGGGTTATTGAGTCGTATACCTCTTTTGTGAAAGGTGCCACTGTTTTGAAATACAACCCCAATAAATGGACACTGGAGCAGATCAATTCAGGTGAGGACCCGTCAGAAGTATGTACCAAGTTCACCACCATTGCTAACAAAATAACCCAAAATATGGGGTTTTTAGTAGCACATAACATTAGTTTTGACATGGACGCCGTTAAATCCATAGGAGTGCCTGTTCATCAATTTCTTAAACGTTTTTGTACAAAGGAAAATACCACCTCCATTTGCAAACTACCGGGAGGTAGGAGCTACAAGTGGCCAACACAACAACAGTTGCATCAATTTCTTGAACATCCCGCAAGAGAACAAACGCATGATGCTAGTGATGATGTGAATATGCTGCGTGAAAACTTTTTTGAGTGTGTTAAGCGTGCTAATGGCAATGATAATCTTTACAGCAAGTTTTTATTCTAATAAAATGACGATAACAGTCATTTATTTAGTAAAAGGAAGTAGAATTCCAGCATAAATAAACATACTAGATCCGTAAGATCCAGTAGGAGGGATGATTGAAAAATAAAAACCAGCTTCACGTGCAATGTCGTTAACAAAACGCATCACGACAACTTCCGTTCCTCCGGTGTAGTCATGCGTGTCATACTTGCTGTGACGCAAACAGAGAGTGACTGCAAATAGCGTGTATGGCTTTGCCAATGTCAATAAGTAAAGCGAAATGTCTTCTCTTGGACTGCTTTCGCCCGTTTTTTTGTCTTGCACATTCCCATCCAAACTGTTCATGTAGTCAAACCATGCAAAGGTTATGTTTTTTTTGCAGAGCTCCGAACTTTGTAACAACTGCCCCAAAGTTTGGTTGTAGAGTCCTCGGGGTTTCTGGTGAACCATATCTTCATACTCATAGGGGTTGGGGATAAGACAAAAGTCGTCTTCAAATCCACACAAAACTGTTAACAAGTGTTGAGTCACCAATTGTTCACTGTCCAAAAATAAGGCGTAGTCATTTGAACTTCTTTTTGCTGTTTTTGTCAAATTCACCTTTGGAACGTAATATTCTTTCATGTTGTTGTACTGCTCACATAAAACGGCGTTGTGCTGACACTTGAGCTTATCATGCTGACCCTTGTTGGACGGATTGTACACTCGCCTCTTACTCAAACTGCTACCGCTGGAAGAGGTGGAAACAGTGCGACGGGAAGAAGCGGTTGATGATGAGCTTGAGAATTCCACAAAACTTTCCTCTTTTGTTTCACCCACAGTAAGAGTAAGGCGGGCTTTCTTGACAGGTCGGCTGTCATCCAAAGCCAATTTACTATGAATATCTTTCAACGCCCTTCCAGCTCGGACCAGCTCCTCCAAGTAATTGATGTAGCATCCCTTGTCTTCAAACATTACCACTTTCACACACTGTGTTTTAAATTGTTGCAGATGCACGCCGGTTTTGGCCAACACTTTGGGCACTTGTGGGCAAGACGAGGAAAAGGTGTAAAACTCTTGAGCTTCCAACACCTCCAAATAAAGAATGCCCTCGGACTCCCTTAGGACTTGACACACATCAATGTCAATCATGTTCGCCTTGTACGCTGCTACCATCCGGGTTCTCATGACGTTTGGATATTGAATAATGAACTTATACACCAGCGACAGCGACAGCAACAGCCACAACAACCACAACAACCACAACAACCTCACTGCAACAAACATAACAAGATGTCACGTTTTATTTTAAAGAAAAAAGGTATAAAAACAAAACATTGGTTTCCTAGTTAATGGCTTCCGAGAATGCAAAATAAAAATGGTTTGTAAAAATAAAATGGCAAATGAACCTTCTGATAAAGCGTTATACTCTCGCGTAAAGACAAGTGTATATAGGAAGTACCCTAAACACAGTGCTTATAGAAGTGGGTTGTTAGTGCAAGCCTACAAACGCGCGTTTCAAGACAGGTATGGCACCAGGCGAAGCCCTTACAAAGGCTCAAGGAGTAGGAGTAGAAGTAGGAGTAGAGGATTAGGGCGTTGGTTTGCAGAAAGATGGAGGAACCAAAGGGGTGAAGTGGGTTATAAGTACAAAAGTGATGTGTACCGTCCAACCAGGAGGGTAACAAGCAGAAGTCCCAGCACATTCCGGGAACTTAGTCCCAGACGGCTAAACAGAGCTAGATCTCAAAAAAGAAAAACAGGTCGTGTGAAACAGTTTTAAAAATAATCGTGTGAAACAGTTTTAAAAATCATCAAGTTTCACTAAAGCCATCCCATTAGAATAAACCAGGTTGTCACACTGCATGACATTCACTATAGTGATTTGTTTACGCAATTGAGAATCCAATACAGTCACTTTATAACTTAATTCCACCCGATCAGGAAGAGCCTGAGGGTTTAAATAAAATCGGATTCTTTTTTCAGTATAATTACTATTTGTCATCACAATCCGGTTAGTAGGTGCAATACATCTGGAACCCACTCTCAAATCAATACTAACATTAGAAGTGATGTCACTAATTATGTCACCTTCCACCAAGATGTAATCAAATGAGGCCAACCCCTCATTATTTATCTCTAATATCCCAATGTTGTTTACCAAAAATAATTTTTTCACTGTATATGACACTGCTTGAGCACCACGACTTACCAAAGTTTCCAAACTCCCTGTGAAAGTGTCTACAGCACTCTTTACCACCTCAATACCCTCCAACAAGTTATCCAGAGACGTAATTTCCATAGAGTTTTTTTTCTATAAAACCGATATATTAAATTTCATTTATTTTTACGTTTAAACGTATTATTAAACGACAATACAACCCTTGTTGTTTACTTGTGCAGTTTGGTATCTCTGCTTTTTAGTTGAAATCCTTTTAGTTGAAACACGCTTATTCGTATTTGTACCATACACCCGATTGGCACAACTATAGATACCACCACCAGTACTAGGAACTGGGCATTGTAGTTGACATGCAGCGTTCGTTAAAGTACCTCCAGCAGTCTTTGTGCATTTACCGTTTACACATGCATATAGCTGCTCACACGTGCTTGCCTTGCAATCTGCTAGAGTTTGTTTGCCTTGGGCAGTCTGTGTGCATTTACCGTTTACACATGCATATAGCTGCTCACACGTGCTTGCCTTGCAATCTGCTAGAGCTTGTTTGCCTTGGGCAGTCTGTGTGCATTTACCGTTTACACATGCATATAGCTGCTCACACGTGCTTGCCTTGCAATCTGCTAGAGTTTGTTCGCCTTGGGCAGTCTGTGTGCATTTACCTTTTACACATGCATATAGCTGCTGCTGTACACCGCAAGAAGCTTTACAGTTTGAATAAGTTGTTCCGGTGGTGCTTTTCGTACATGTCCCGGATACGCAAGTATATAGCTGGGTGGGAGTGGATGTAGATGGTACACATGCGGTGGGATTAATACTGTTAGGTGCGGGGACGTAATTATAACAACAGCAGCGGGTTTCACCATTACATGTAAACTGCGCCGAGGTTTGATCACAAGGTAAAGTACCTGGACTGTATCCCAAAGTAGAACAAGATACGGAAGGCTGTGCTTGACATGCTCCATCACAATCGGAATTTAGGTATGTACCTGTGGTATTATTAGAGACACAACTGGTGCCACTACAAGAAAACAATGTTTGCGACGCACCACCACATTTACCTTCACAGTTAGATGTTTGATAGGTACCACCACCTGCGGTATCTTGAGTACACTGACCCTCTACACAATTATATGTTGGTGGAACAACATTAGTGCAATTACCTCCACAAGTGGACTCGTTATACACACCACCTGTAGTAGCTTGAGTACACTGACCCTCTACACAATTATATGTTGGTGGAACAACATTAGTGCAATTACCTCCACAAGTGGATTCCGTATACTTACCATCTGTAGTAGCTTGGGTACACTGACCATTTACACAATTGTATGTTGGTGGAACAACATTAGTGCAATTACCTCCACAAGTGGATTCCGTATACTTACCATCTGTAGTAGCTTGGGTACACTGACCATTTACACAATTGTATGTTGGTTGAACACCCGAACAAGCTCCGTCACAGTCAGATGTTTGATAGGTACCATTCTTGTCTTGAACACAAGCACTATTCGAACATTTATAATTATATCCACAACCGTTAAAACTGGTAACGGCTTTGACGGTCTTATTATCAAAACAGGTGGAGTTGGAATACGCAACTTCAAAATCAGCAACTCCACTCCCTCCGTTGGAATTTAATATATCTACCCAGGCGGAGACAATGCTCGCACCTGCATTGCAATCTCCCGTATAACCTCCTTCACACCAAAACGCAACGCCTAATCCCTTACCAGCGCGTATAAAGTCCACAATTTGCTGAATGCAAGGCGCGCAACAGGAGTAATTACCACCTCGCGGATAAACAGCATACAACAATTTGCTTTGCATAGCCGCAGGGAGCGCCTGAATTGCGTCTGATGCATATCCACACCAAGAACCGTAATTATTATCCACCCACATCCCGCCGTTGTATAGCATGAGAGTCACATATGTACATGCGTCTGCGTACTTATTTAAAAAAGTACTATTTGGCAAAGCGACAACATTACCAAACATGGTAAATGTTATGATATAATTTTCTGCCTTTAACTGTTGAGATACCTGACCAATAAAATCAAAAGCTGGGGGGTTAAGATCAGGTGGATTTTTACTTTCGTCTATAATTAGTTCTAAATCCCAATCAATACCCCGTAAGCCGGTAGCTACAAACATGGCTTTAAACTGTGTTACCCAAGCATTTACCCCATCATATGCCATAGTAGCCCACGCTAAAGGAGTTGCAGAGGACCCCCCAATTGATACAATTACAGAACCTTGAAGCGTAGCGCATATAGCTGGAGTAGGTGCTGGATACCCCAAATTACTACCATCGAACTTGAATTTGGCGATAGAACTCGGAACTGATGACGCCAGCGCCACAACTCTTGCCTTACTGTTTGGCCACACATTACCACCCGTCCATACCATGGAAATAATTGGAGAGGAAGCGTGTGTGAACTGACTTGATTTTTTACGTAACCCGTTCTGGTTGGATTTCATGTTGTTTTATCATTCACCTCATATTTTTTTATCACAATCGATCCGTATCCAGTCTACAGGAAACAAGTCTGCTGTATTTTTGGACGCGTTTTTGGGGCCGAACCATGCTGAAGGGTAACACACTAGTTTGTCACTGTGCGTGTTCAAATATGCACCCCACCAACTGAATGTGCTATTTGCAATGATGTTATGCTTGCAGCAACTCATGGTCAACATCTCTTCCCAGTCTGCCAACCCATCCAACACGTTTATGAACTCCAGCATCGGAAACTCCACAGACAACTCATCAATCCATCTCTCTACCAACTCCCCATCCCGTTTTTCATAAAAATACAACACTTGTAAATCTTGCACATGGGGATCCATAGAGGTGAGAATGGTATGTAAAGCAACTCGGTAGTAATTCAATGATAAAATGTTATGATACTTTTGCAACTTCAGGTAGTCCCCAAGACGAAAATGAATGCTGATTGTATTCTCAAAGCTGCGAAGAAAGGGGAAACTGTGACTCACCTTGTCACGAACTTGAACCTGAATCTCATGCATCCCAATCAATTCTAAAATTTGATCAAAGTAGTTCTCAAAATACTTATAGCTTTGAAAGTAGCCTTGTAATTTAATATTGTCTCCAAACACTCGAAGCGCCCTGAAAAAGGGTTTATAGTGAAATTCGGCATCCACATATTTTCTTTTGTATGAAGTATGATGGGGTACAATATATGTTTGCAGTTGTTTTAAAAAACTATGCCAATACGTTCCTCTAACGGTCCCACCTTTTTGAATATCCCGATAAAACCCAAACCCGTGACCGCTGTTCAATCCTGCAGCTATGGTTGTGAATATTTGAAACAACTGGTTCCCTAACCCCGCATGCACTTGACAAACAATCATGTTTTTATTATTACTCAATATATATAATAGAATGGTCAAGAGCAAAGTTTAGTTCTTGCTCCAAGGGATTGGGACTCTCAATTACTCCCATTTCAAATTCCTCCGCTTTCATCTCCAAGGGATAATAAACTGCTGCGGTAGGGGTAAACGGAACAGGAGGTGCAAAACGAATGTGGTCAGTGGACGCATGAGTTTCACAAAACACTTGGTCAATGTTTGTACAAGAGAATGTTGCCACCTCATTACAACCAAGTTGTTTACAAAATGAAAGTTTCCAATGCTTCTCGGGATCCATGTGTTCTTTACAGAACCGCCGCCTTATTTCACAGTCCCCGTAAAAAGCACGCACATCGCAAAACATGCATAACGGGTGCGTAACAGGGAGTTTAGGTGAGCGTAAGGCGCTTTTTTTGTTTACCATGTCACGTGACTTATGAGCGGCGCAACGCAATGGTTTTGTAGAAGTGTACCCAAACGACGCTACATTTTTGCACTTACTTTCTTGACAGGTTTTAATGGTGGTGTTCCACATACCCGGTAGCTTATGAGCGGTGCAGTGGGTTGAAACTCCACGTTTGCATCCAAATCTTGGTATAGTTAAACAATTTTGAAACTCGCAACGCTTAGACACTGACACAACATTCATCATTCCAGACGTCTTATGGGTTTTACAAAACATTGCTTTTTCCCCCACTAAACCAAAACACGCTTCTGTATTGCATTGAGAGTGTTGACATTGAGTATCCAACATGTTATTCATTAACTCTGGGCGATGCTCCTCGCAATGAGTAGGATTGTGTTTCTCATAGCCATAAACGGGATTGTTGGAACACCCCAAGCCACCGTGGCATGATTTACGACTATATTTAGTAAATAACCCGTTTAGTAGCTCCTCGTACAAAATATCTTCAAAAGTACGCAGTTCCAAGAAAGTGCGCTTTTGTGACAATAGTTCATTCATGTTACAAAGAATGTCGTAAAATGATGTAAAAAGTATAAAATAAAAATATTTATTGGTTTTGATGTTGTAAAGGTTCTGAATTTTCAAAACTTACAGGCACAATACTGCTGATGGAAGTAAACCGGTTCCGGTGTTGGTGCTGCTGGTTTTGTAGGTGCGTGCTTGGTTCATCAAACGGTATAACATAGGAGTTTTTCTTTGTTGATCTCTTCACTTTATTAAGGCTTTGCATAAAGGATTGCCACATTTAAATTTAAAAAAATACTTTATTTTCGCGTTTCTTGTTGCGAGGATGAAGATGTGAATGTTGGTTTGGGCATTTGGTAAACTACATCTGGTATGTTCAGTGCGTGATTAATGTAGCGCGCTAGTGTAAAGAAAAAATCACTTAATCGGTTTAAATAAATGACTGCAGATGCGTCAGGATTCAGAGTTACTAACACCGTCCTTTCAGCACGCCTACAAACCGAGCGGCAAATATGGGCAACCGCCGCCGCCTCGGACCCACCTGGTAAAATGAAATTGGTTAGCTTTGGGAGTTGCGCTGTCATCAAGTCAATCATTGACTCCAATTCTTCTTCATGGGAAACAAAACGTGTCCTTTCGTATTGACGCCCACTAGGGGTGGCAATAGAAGTCCCAATGTCCATTAGACGTGTTTGTATCACTTGCAACAACTCCTGGATGGATGGGCACAGTCCAATGTCACCTACGAATACCAGTTTAAAACACAGCAACCCCAATTGACTCTGAAGTTCATCCACCGACCCTAGCGCTTCAAAATAATCATCAGTTTTGCTCCTTACTTCACCATTGTATAAAGAGGAGGTTCCTCGGTCACCTGTCTTGGTATACACCTTTACCATGTGATTTATGAACGCTTTTATATTTAAAAAAAAATATATTTTTTATTATATTCACTCGAACTCTAACAAAGGGAATCAAAGTAATCTTCCCAGTAGGAAGGCTGTGGCTGTAGCTGTGGCTGTGGCTGTGCCTCTGTCTTTAGCTCTATATGAACTATTTTCCTTTCTAAAAAGGAGTGGTTTATACAGAAATTAGTTTTCATCCTAATGCCCGACACGCACATCACTTCCACTTCTTGTAAACAGTCGTCACTTTTGCAATACTTTTTACGAGAGTCAAACACATCTTCAGGACCAGCGTGCTCCCTACAAAAAAACTGATTGCCATGAACCGGTCCAAAAAATGGGCTTTTCCCACATCCCCCGACATGTTGGCACTTGTTGTCCAGCAACACATTGAAATCATCTTTGCGTTTGTGCAGCTTACAGTACAAGGGTGTTTTCAATATCCCTCCAAAACAAGCAAATGTAATACACTTTGCCTCCTCGCACATTTTTTTGGACATATTAAGGCACCCACTCGTCTTGTGTTTGTTACAATACAACGGCTTACCCTTTTCATATCCAAAATGCGTAGGCCCGAAACAACCCGTTTTGATACAATGAGATACTCTGATTTTCTTGATTTCATCCGCCCTCTCCTCCAATTCCCACTTTCTTTTCAGAGTAGCCATGATTGTTCTCAAGTTACCAAACAATATAAAAATGAAATATTTTGTAAAAATATTGCGGTAAAGAAAGTTTAAAACAACACCATGTACAGGCTTTATGAGTTTGGAAAAAACCACTTGTACTTATACAAGGAGCTGTTGGAAATTCTAGACGCTTTTGACTTAAACATAGAGAATTGTGTGAAACTAAGGTACTTGTGCAACACAACATATTGCAACATCTTCACACATCGCAACGACTTTTATGACAACTGTGAAAAGGCCATGTACGTTGACAATGATTGGGGTGAACTAGGGTTATCCAATAATCACATAGGCAGAGACAAGTGTGCTCTTGTACTCCTTTTGAATGATCAAAGTGTGTTGGTAGCAAGATGTGGGCAATATGTGATTGACGTTCATGAACGCGTTGACGATATTGTCCACACCCTGTACCCCTTTGGGTTTGACGAACCTGTGTATTGTAATCAATTAGTGGATAATAATCCGCAAGATTGTGCTTTAATAAAAGCTATTTGGGACCAATAAATTTTTTACTGTATTGAGTTTCTTCATTTTTTAAAATTCGACTTTTCAACAACCATGCAATACTACTCTATCATACAGTATGAGTTTAATGATTATCCTTCATCCAACCATGGAATTGTTTATGTGGATTCTTTTACATTAACAACGTCAACGTTTCATGATTTTTTACAAAGTTTCAACATACACTTGGTTAGTTTTGACCAGACGGGCGAACACATACACCACGCGTTAACAAACATTGACAAGTTTTTCAACGGGCTGTACAAGGATGTGGACAACATCAAACATTACATGATTTGTTTAATTTGGTGAAAAAGAAAGACAATAAAAACCGTACTCCTTATTTGGTTCACCAATTTATAAGTGGTAAATGCTCCAATAAATTGGCGGCATGTCTGTTTTCTAGTGTAAACGTTTTTTCGTAATACATTTCGGGATTCTCCAAAACGGTCTTAATAGTGTTCATGTCTTGTTGTACATTTCCCGTTAATGTAATAATGTTTTTAAAATAGGATGACACATTTTTACATCCAAAGTACAAGGGTTTACAGTTGTACATAAGAGGGGTTAACAATTTTTCAGAAATATAATGATTTTCACAGTAATTTTCAATACAAATGGAAAACAAATAATCACGAAAAGGTATGGTTTCATCTGTAAATGAGCCTTGAATGTGTTCATAGTTGTATAAGTGCGATCCACGTCCATAAATGTCAATGGGTAATCTATCTCTTATAATTTGTTGAACTAGTTGATGTCGATACTTATGCCCAGGTGCTTTTTTCTTTTCACTAACAATAATTGACATTAGTTTGGGCTTAGTTGTTATTTCTTGTACAGGATTAGAGTGTTTTAAAAATGCGTGGTGTTCAATAAAAGGAGCTGGTAAACTACCTTTATGGCTAATGTAGTACCTTCCAATATAACGTTTTGCATACTCTACAAATTCTGGAGTCATGTTCAAAAAGTGTAAAGGCTCCCACGCCAGCCCCAATATGTTTTCTTTTGGTAAACGGCGCAACTTCGGCATACATGTGTTAATCACAATAGCATGAGTGTAGTCCTCATTTGCAGTCACTAAATATCGTTTGTTTATCCCGTAAAAAGAAGGGTACTGAGAAACGGCGCAACTTAGTTCAAAGTCTGTCTTGAGTTGTTCACTACTAGTAGTATAATCAGCAAACATTTTGATGATAATTTGTTTACCTTTAAACACAAAAGGCTCATAATCAAAATCATAATCTCTACGTTTGTCACAGTTTTGAGAATCCAGTGACGTTGGTAAAAACATTCCATTTTCTGTGGGTACCTCGGTAAAGTATTTCTTATTAACATACGTACATTCAAACAAATTGGGGACAGCAATGCCTTGGTGTATGGTCATTTCTTGAACACAATTGTTGGCATGAAAATGAATTAGATAATGGGACCTATTCAAGGCTTCAAACACAAGTTGATGTCGTTGTGTGAACGGAAAATGAAATTCAATCACAATTTGAGAAAACTTACTTAGTTGTTCATCATTTAATGTTTCAAGCCAACTAAATTCAGCTCCTTCAATATCCATTTTTAAACAAATATTGCTGTAATCCAATAAATAGTGATGCAAATTGGTTTCGGTGGGGGTTTCAACGGGTCCAATGTTTTTTTTAATGAAATGAATGTTTTCATGTGTTTGACCGGGAGGTAAGCCCTGTACTGTGCCGTCAAACAAAACACACAGCGTATTTGGGTATTTATTACAAAGGTCAATTTCAAATATAATATTACCACCCACACCAGCCCCTATTAATAGGTCGTACATAGGTAAATCGGCCATTACATAACCTCCATCATTAGATGGACCATACCGTTTTTTTGGAAAAGGGGATTGATACACAGTTAGGCATTTAGTATCAAATTGATGATTTCGTGAAACTTTTATATTAGATTGATTTTGACCCATCCTTTTTTTAAATATAATTATACATAATTAATTGTAAGCTTGATATATACAAAATATAACAACAAAACTGCATCAATGTCTCGTCAGCAATTGACGTTCATCTCTGAAGATAATGTTTTTATTTTTAACTGCCCCTGCTGTCTGGGTACCATTGTGGTACACGGCAGTGAGGTCAACTGTCAAATTTTTAGACATGCCGTTCTGAAAACAACCGGTTCACAAGTAAGTCCTCACGCCTCCAAGAATGAACTTGATAGTTTGCTGGCAAATGATTTGCTGCACGGGTGTGGAGGCCCTTTCCAACTATTTAAACAACCGGGGGGTGAACAGTGGTCTTACGCTGAGACTTGTGACTACATTTAAAATTGATTGAAAATTCGCGTTTTTTGAAACAAAATTAATTTTAGAAAACAATAAAATACTATATTCCATTTTTCAAAAACGTCCCTGTTTTCAATGGAAGAAACAATGAAACTAAGAGTGTCAATTGAGCATGAAACGCATGGTATTCAGTATATTGAAGCGGAAGATGGGACAATTGAATGCCAGGATTTGGATGAAACCCAACTTTGGGTGGTTGCGTATCCGTCACGAGGATGTATTCGTTTTTTGGAAAATAAGTTTCCAGAGTGTCAAATCAAAGAAAGAAAGGGGGTATGGTACATTCTAAGTCCAGCGGCTGCTCGTGATTTTAAAATGATGACATCAAATTTCACGGAAATGTTTGTCATATCCTATTTCTTAAAAGATGCAGACGACGACTTTCCGCGTGACATGTGCTTCCTGCTAGTCCAACCCAAAACGTCTACCCAATTTAGTAACTACACACTGGAACGTAATCTCTTTAAACAATTACCGGCACAAAGTCTGTGGGATAACGGTCGAACTGATTTAAATCTGGAGACCCGTCCGCAAACAGAAAGCCAAGGATTTTGTGCTGTTTTTAAAGACCGTAATCCCTTGATAGACATTGAATCTCTCAACTTTGTAAATGTGTATCATGTAAAATTGCAACAAAAAGATGTGTTGCAAAAGTTACGGCTATGGGGTGTTTTCAGTCACACAATACGTGAGCGTTATGCCAATGTGCTGGAAAGTGTGGTGTACGACCTGGGTGAACGACATTCTTGTTTCCAACGTGTCATGCTATTAACACTGAAAGACTTGTTAAAAGGAGAAAGTGAGTTATTACAACAGTTGTCACCATTGGACTATGAAGTGTTAATGCAGATGAATGGGACTAGTGCCAATATTGAGTTGTCGCATGTTAAAGAACTCAAAATCAAACAATTGATGTATGAAAGGTTTGCACCAACCCATTTTATAAATGCTCCAGCTCATGATTTACATACTCCCCCCTTGCCGCGTGTCTTGTAAAAAAAAGTTTCATTTCTTGACTATCCAATAAATCATTAATGTCAACAGTGAAAATAAAATGAAAGACAAAAGTAAAGAAAATGATTGTTCATCTTGCCGGAGCTCCAGGTTCCGGAAAAAGCACAATTGCACAGCAGGTAGCTAAACAAGGTTGGGTCATCTATGATCTTGATGATCTGAACATGCAGTTTGTGGAAGGCAACGATTTAATAAGCCTTACGCGAACGGATCCTAAAAAGGTAACTGCTCTGTATCAAAATCGTATTAATGAACTGATTTATAATGCCAAGCAAAACGGTAAGTCCATTTTGTTTGTGGGTATTAACTCTGGCATTCTTGGAACAGCCCCTGGATCTTATGAGATAAACGTAAACGCCAATCACAATGTGCTTTTAAATGTGGACACTGCACAAAACGCTAGACTGTGGATACAGCGCGACATGCCAAATGTGTTGGACCAGTTCGTGACTACTTTAAAACAAGAGGTGCAAGAGTATAAAAAGGTGGAAAAACAAGAAGCGCAGGTGGCAAAACAATACAAGAACTGGTTTAATGCAATTATGCAAGACTTTCGGCCATCCAAAAAGAAAGATGAAATAATACGGTTTAAAAAGTTTTATTACAGAAAAGGATATACTCCCATGATCCCCTCCAAGTTCATACAATGGTTTGGTTCATTATAATAAACAATTGAAAATGATTATCATTAATTCTGACCTAGGGGTCCTACTTACATTAACACAAAAAAACACCATTCTTTTATTTAAACTTCCAACACTCTCTCCCAGAACCCCATTCCGGGGTTTAATAAAATTAAACGGTACACGTTGTTGGCGGCTTCATCAAAACTGTACAACTTCTCCACTTTGTCGTTTGGAAATTTGAACGTTTTATAGTCATGACAGCCTTTTAAACCTTCACTAATACTACGTCTAGCGTGTTCCAATTCATGAACAAGAGTACGGGCATGCGTGTTGTATTTCAAGTAATTATCATAATATGAATTGTTATCTAGTAATTGCAGTTGGTTAGGTTTTCTTATATTTGTAAACCAATTTAGAAACTCGTCAATATCGATCACGCTTAAATGTGTTTTGTTAATATTTATACTGTGATCATCACTTGTATAAAAACCAATCATTCCAACTGCAAGGAGTTTAATATTTACTGTTGGACACTTCTTTTCAAAACCTTGAATTTTTAAACTTGCACCCCCTTCCCAATATTTTTCAGTAAAGGTTCTAAAAATAGTTAAAACTTGGGCTTCTTGCTCGGGTGTGATCAGAGGCATTGCTACAGTGGCATAGACAACTGTTTCAGTTACATTCTTATTACTTAACCAAAACAAAAGAACTTGAGACTGCAACCCCCATGAACTTAACTGCTTAATTTGTGTTTTTTGATCGTGTGTCAACAACGCAAATTCCTGGTCTCCCATGATCGCATAACTTTTGAGAATGAGTGAAGCAAAGTTCTCATGGCTTGCGACTTTGTAGTACATCATAAAATGTAAAATCATTTCCGCATTCCACACATCCACATCATCTCTCTGGTATGGTAGCAATTGTGACAATGGTGCACTGGAAGCAAAGTTGTTTAGGTATTGGTTCCAGTTATTATACAATAACGTGTTTCCATCATCTGATTCCTCCACAATAGTTTTTAGGATACATTCATACAATGAATTTGTTAAAAACTGGGTGAAAGCGTTCCTGTTTTCAGGAGACATATTGATTTTGGCTCTCGTTTGCACCGGTGTGTACACGCCGTGTTGAATATCCACAATCAACTTATAACTTAAAAAAGGGATTATATATTCAGGCAGCAGTGCTGCATTCACCACAAAGTCCTTTAAGGGTAGAAAGGGAACCCCTTTTGTGAAAATGTAAGATTCCAGTTTTTGTTTGCAAATAAATCTGGATTGGAACTTTGGTGTGGAAATTAACTCTTCCGTTTCCACTTTGATGGCTTGACCATTATAAATCAAATTGTCTAAAGGTAACAAACTAAACACATTTTTAATAAAATAAACAAAACTATGCACAGTATAATGGATTCTGTCTCCAAACTCACTTTTCAACATTTTCACAAAAATATCAGTTTGGTTACCACGCGTGTCACTTTTTACTTCCACACATCTGTTGATGTCAACCACCCGGTTTTGACCGTCACGCACGGGTATATCCTTTATAAGTGTACTTTTACCGTTCAGGGTTGTGTAAATAATTACTTCACAACTCTCTCGGTACGCATTAAAAAACCCGCTACCCATTTCACCCGTAACCGTCGGGGACGCCGCTTTAGAACTTAAAAATGGAATCATTAAGGACAGAATGCCTTTAAAATTGATTCCAATATAATCTGTAATTTGATACACTACATGTGTCTCATTTTCCTTTAAAAACACTTCAATGGATTCGTTTGAGGGTTTAAAAACCCTCACCGCGTCCAATGAGTTCTGTATGGTCTCGGTTAATACTGCATTAATAAATGATTTGGTTGATCCTTCATTAATTGCAATTTCCGTTATTTGGAGTTGAATGGGGTCAGAGGGGTTTTTGTTATTTGCACCTTCGAATAATGTGGTTTCATCAAAATCATTTTTAAGAACGTAATCAATGAGTTGGCTTTCAGTGAAATGTAACCGGTTGTCTACTACTGGCAGTTCATTATCCAACAACGGGAGCAAGATGGTCCGGTTTGTACGAGTAGATAGAAAACAGTCAGTAGAGATTTTATATTTAGTAACAAGCACTGTTTCTAAAAAATTATTTAGATTTAAACATGTTGTAAAAAAGAGTTCATAATCAAAAATGTGGTCTTTTACAAATTGTAATGTAAACAATAGTACACTATACAAATAACTTTCGGTTTGTTTTGTTTTTGCATCACTGTAAAAATAGTGTGTCTCAATGTAGAATCTATCTGCTAACTCATTGCTTATGAATAAATAAATAGCCATAAACTCAAACAACGAAAACTGTGACATATTTTGGACAAGAAAATACAGAATGTGGTCTCTCACACCTACGCCTTTCTTACCATACCTTTTAACTATAAATACAGGGTTCAAGCACGTCCAGAAGAATATTTTCGGGTTGTTTATGCTTTTTAATTGAATAGTGAATGCACTCCAATCCGTACTAAACTGAAACAACTTTGGAAAAGCTTGTAATAATACAGAAAGTGTCTCTTCCCCCAAAAAAGTTACATTGTTAACCGGCAACACCTGGGATTGAAACTGATTTGTCACTAATTTAAATAATATTCTCTTAGACCCATAACATTCATGTTTCTTGCCTTCCAAATAAGAATTCAACTTTCTGTGGAACTGGTTGAAATAAGACAATGCAAACTCATTTGAAAAAGCACATAAAAAAACCAATTGGCGAATAATACACAACACAAATTCCACTTTGTTTTCGGTGTGAAATCCGCAAGGCCCGTCCCAATTGCGTAAAACCCGATTATTACCAATTACGTTGGGGTCAATATCATAAATTGAATCAAAGCCATAAATGTCAAAGAATGCCAACAGTTTCAATACAAGTTGAGTTAACCAATTATAAACAATAGGCGTGGGGGGTACTTGTATTAGCTTTAAACTTTCAATAATTTGAGTAGTAAACACTTCCTCAATAGTACCCTCGGTAATCTCGTCTTTAAGGATGTATAACTTGTCACTTGTGAAAAGTAAAGACGCCAAAACTACCCATTGCTTGTTTTCAGCATTATTATTCACAAAGTCCACGTCAACAAACAAATAGTCAATCAGTTCAGTGGTTGACACAATGTTAGGCACATCGTTTAGTAGAATTACTTTCTTACCCCAATACACGGTACGGTCTGAGGGTTTGGAACTCAAAAAATTACCTAACGCCTGTAAATCCGATGTTTCGCTAGCAATCAAAACATCCATGCCTGTGTCAAGTTGTTGTAAGAACTGAAAATACAGAACATTCACCCGGACTTTGTCTTGCATTGGCAGTTGTTGTAAAACGGTACGGAAAAAGTTCTTGTTCTCCACTTGAGTGGAATAGGTGATATAAGCCCGCAGTGCGGACTGCAGCACATACACATTTCTTAAGATGTCAATAGAGTACCGTAAAATCTGTAGTATTTCCCTTTCTACTTGTATTTTGGTTTCCACATTCAAAATAATATCATCCCGGGAGACGGGTATTCGAGTATTACCCGGCAAGTCAATTACTATTTCAAACTTTTCTGGCAATGATGTTGAAAACGGGATGTACACTACAGCAACTGAACGAACAAGCAAAACAAGCACATTGGTTGAGGTGCTAGTTTGAGTAATAGTTGACTTTGCGGTTCTTAATACCTCGTTTTCAACAACTGATGATTGTATAGTTTTGGTGGACACACTGGGTACAAACAATTTCTTTAGCAACACTTCCAAACTCATTCCCTTTGCAAAATCTTGTACCATAATACCATTACGGTTGAGCTGAATATAGACTTTGTTGGAGTGGTTAACATCCGCAGCGTTTAGTTTTTTAAACACCTCATTCTCCGATCGTCTAAACACCAACAAATCACTTGAAATGTGGGTGAGTCGTTTTAAATGAAATTCAAACATTTCAACATTATGCGGTGTAAAGTGGTCTTCTTCGCAGTTTAGAGTAATGACAGTGCCTGTGGATTGCACATTTGTTTCCCCGTACTGTAATGTAAATTTCAACTCCCCTTCCTGTTCTTTGAGTTGACATGTAAAAAGAGAGTTTTGGTGGTAACTTTCAATGTCTAAAGTCCTTTTCGGATGGTCAACTAACCAATACAGTATTGAAAAAAACCCCATCCCAAATTTACCAATCTGGGCTTCTGAATTGTAAGAATCAATACTGTTGACCGGTAATTCTATAATGCTTTGTTCCGGTTCCGCAAAAATGCGGGTGGATGCCACTTTTACCAATGATTTTGCTATTTTTGAACCATATTCAGAACAATTGCCGTCCTCTTGTCCAAAAAAAGTGAGTATATCATTTACTTTAAAGCCGGTGCAAATCAAACGAAACAGTTTCATGAAAGTTCGGCTTTGTAGCAACCGGGTGTTGGGGGTGGAATACAATGGTAGGGTTACTAAAAGAGGGCTCATTATTTCCTCTGTGCGGTTTTCAATGTAATAAAACTGTCTACCGTTTGCATAGTAAAGTTGGGTCTTGTCCATATCTTTCTTGCTTTGTTGAAATAGATTGTGGGTTTTATACCTTTTTGGAATTGCATCCAAATCCAGATACCGTCTTTGAAAAGGAGGGGATTGTATTTGATAAGGATAATTTTTTAACCAAAAAGCCGTGGTCTGGTCTGTAGTGATGTTAGAGTCTTGTTCTGCTACAAGAGGTATATAAAGTTGTGTACCCGGAGTGATTTTCACTTCTGCAATAAGGGAAGAGTCAAATACGTTTATCCAATGATATAAAATAGAGTACCAAGTGTTCCTAATGTTTGAAATCCTATTTTCAACAGGAACTCCTTTAATTGTGGCTTTTAATGATTGGGTACGGGCATTCCAGTCAAACACATAGTACGTACTTTCATTGAATTCTACAACCTCATCACTCCTGTTGTAAGAACCCACGATTTGTTTAATAGTTTCCAAATCAGATTTGGATATTTCAGGACAGGTCTTTATCCAACAAAATAACACCCCAGTTGGCAAACTTGACACAAACTTACCTATTTCAATTTCAAAATTGGAACCAAATATATCCATTTTATTATAACACAAAATAATATTGTCCTTATAATAAAAAAAATATGTCTTTACTTTCCGAAACATACGTTACTGTATCAGAGTCCCAAAACTGCGTCGGCCGGGATGCCAATCTTGGCAACTGCGATATTGTGTCGGCTAATGTGATTCAACTAGCAGCCGGAAATACCGCCATCTCGGGTAATTTGTCACGAAATGCCCCCTTTACCATTACTCTTAGCACCCATACTATTGTGGATGGTCAAAACTGGATTATTTGCAACCCAGCCGCTCTTTTAACCATTACGTTGCCAGCGGCATCAAGCTATGTGGGGCGTGAAATCATGCTCAAAAACGTGTCTGCTTTCGCAGTTCAATCCGGTAGTTCAAATGTTGTGCCGCTGGCGGGGGGAGCAGCATCGAATGCAATTCTAGCCGGTTCCGCTGGTTCGAAAGCCACTTTAGTGAGCAGCGGAACCAACTGGGTAATTATGCAATAAGTGTTTGTTTGAACGGTATTTAATAATAAACTTATACTCACAGCTCTATAGTGGTTTTTCAATATGTATAATAAAAATAAAATGTTTTCACTGTGTCACAATTGTCCACCTACATACAATACACTTGATTAACAGGTGTTAATCAAGCAAGCGGTTAATTAATTATAATATACCGGTAAAATCTGAACATTAATTTGTAGTTTCTTATACCACTATCGCAGACTTCTCTTTGGATGAAATCAAATATATGAATGTGTTTACAAAGACAGTGAATGGAGAATCTTTTCACAATATTCATATCCAGGGTTACGGTTATCTGTATGAAATCTAAGTTTTATATTTTACCAGATGTCTAACTAACTAACAACATTTGAATAAAAAAAATTCATATGAATGACGATACTTTCATCCGTTCTTTCCGTGATTTGTATTTAAAGTACGGCATCACTTGTTTGCATTGCTCCACTTTGCACGACGTCAATTGGGCTGATGTGATCCCCCCGGAACAAGGTCAAGGACAACTACAAGAACATAACATGTACCGTGCTCTCCGTGATTGCCCGGCGTGTCTCTACACCGTGCAGCAGCAATGGGATTACTGGGATGAGCATGTGATGTACAACCAGGTATACGTGTTTCCTAACGCTGAGAATGTGTTGGGCATCATGTTCTTGGGATTTGTGGGCTACAACAAGTTGGGGTTCTTAAAAAAAGTGATACCCAAGGACTTTTTGTGTTTTAAGTTGTCACCCGAGGCCTTTCAACAATACATGGGCATAACCTATGAAGAAGGGAAACGAGAATGTTTTCAGAAAATGGAATCTTTTTGTGACGCCATCATGCTCTTACCTATAGCAACCGAAACCGAAAAGGACACTGCGTTTTTTATAAAGTTCAATTTAACATTGTTAATATTCCCAGTAGAGGGTGATGGGGTTGCAAATGTTTCTGAACTCCAAGAACTCCTCCCTTCAAATACCTGTACACTCTTACAAGGGAACCCAGCAATGGAACCTTGTTCCATTTGTTATGAAGAGTTTGGAGAAGGTGGTAACACCCCACTACAAATTAACCAATGCCAGCATGTGTTTCACAACCAATGTTTACTCACTTGGTTGAATGTAAATAGGACATGTCCTCTATGTCGTACCGCACTGTAATATGTTTTTTATTTTTCATAAAACACGGGTGCAGGTATGGGTTCTGTCAACTCGGACCTAACCCATTCCATTTTGCACCGGCGTATAGTTAATTCGCTGAAATAAAAACAAACTCTACTTAGTCTAAGATTCAATTTTTGCGCTAGCGCATGTAAATAGCGACAGATTGTTGCTACCTCATAAGGCACATGCCTTACATACAAACTCTTGGCACGGAGAAGGCTGACCAACATTTCGCCGCCGATAACATGAACCGTAAACAAAATTTGTTCAAACTTACAAAAATAAGGAACTCCTCTTTGTATTATCAGCTCATGATCTGAACTAAACTCCTGCATCAATTCCAAAGTGGAATTCACTAAACGGGTTTGGGCATAGGATCGCATCAATTCACTGAGTACAGGCACTAGGCCGTCGGACACATTCAAGTCAATTGCGTAGCCGGTAAATACCTTTAGAGTGGACACAATGGACCCAATTTTCATGTAATCAGCCGTGAGCAAATACTTTAATAACTCCCGATACTGGTCCACATTGCATTTGTTGTCCTCCATAGTATTTTAAAAATGTACCATTTTTTTTGTACGCAAGCAAAATTTTATTCAAAAATAAACTCATGCACACTCATGTTCTCAATAACTGTGGTTGGATTGTGTAAACTAAATTGAAAATATGGTGTAGTAATAGGCACTTGCATTTCATGCCGTACTCTTTCTTCCTCTTCCAATGTGCAATGCACCACCGTGAAATTCATAACCATTTCTTTCAAACAAAACCCCAGGTTGTGCAGAAGCCACTGCAGGTAGCAGTAATGCCAAAGGGTTAACCCGTGCATGTCTTCAATGGAAACGCTGGCGGACACCAACAAATTGGCAGTGACAGGGGTCAAGGAAGCACGGCGCGGCAGCGGAGCATCTGTGGGGAGGGAAGGTAGGATGAACCGGAGCAACCCGACAACGGGCCCCAAAGGTATCGCCACTTCCTTGCGCTCACGGTGTGTAATTTTTTCACGGTCTCTTGCTCCATATTTTTGAATTAAATGTAACAAATGGGGTCTCACTCTGTCCAAGACTTGTAAGGTTGTGCAGTGTAAAACGCATGGCCCAGTCATACGGAATGGGATACCGTACACCAACTTCACCTTTTCTCCATTGTAATCGGTCACCTTGCCGTGATCAAACAGGTAGGCACAATAACCGTGATAATCATCTGCCATCTGAAAAAGTAAAGTATAGTAGGTTTAAAGATTTTACAATCATATAATAACAAAAACACTCAACATAAATATGTTTACTGACTCTGAGTCAAAACTAGAAAAGTACCCATGTATGATTTATCCCAGACTGCCTTTGGCAAATGAAATCTCAGACTACACAAACATACGGGACATTTACTTTTTCACGGAGGAAAGTATAGAGCTTTTGGAGCAAAACAATATTACAGTAAAAAATGCACATTTGGTTCTTGAAGAAAAAGAAAAGTACCTCAAACTACATCATTTCAATAAGTTCTTCAAAGGCACAACAAGGTGGGTCCAAGAAGACATATTTTTGGAAAAGGTCGAGAATTTTGAACAAAGCTCCTTGACGGCGTCAATTAAATCATTTTTTGTGGTAGAAAATAGAGACGTGAAACGTTTACTTTTAAACAAATATAGTAATTTGTCTCAATCTACTATGCCTGCAGAAGACAAACGAAGACTGTTTCATAGTTTACAATTATACCAATTAAGTCTCAAAAACACCTGCCTTTTTCCTTCAATACTGGAGGAGAGAGATTTTAAAAACAATCCAAAGTTTTATTCATCATTGTTCTTTCAAATCCTTTATATCAGATTGATGCTTGATAAAATACAATGTGGTTATAACCAAGAAAATTTCGAAAACCTGATTTGTCTAAAAGAGTTGGGAAACGAACAAACACTGTACTTTTACATTGATGGCATTACGTACAAGTTAAAAACTAATTTTTACATTTCACTTTCGGTTTTACCAACAGTACCCATTACACAAGTAACACGCAACGAATTTGATAACTTGAAGTTTGAACGTGCTTTCTCTACTGGGGTTCTCCGTGACCCTCATTATAGGAACTCGTTAAAGTATTTATTTTTTGTTGGGTATGACCCTAGATCTATAATGGATTTTTTAACATATTCACAAGCTTTAGGTATGAGAGATAGTATTACTACAGAATACAAAGAAAGATTTATATATGATACCGTATATCTAGCAAATAATTTTTATTCTACTGTGGAGTTAGGATTAGAATTTAAAAACATAGTAACAAAACATAAAGATCTATTCTCAACGATGGACTCTTCATCAAAACAGTTAGGAATGTTGTATAGAGAGTCATATTTTAATCTTTTTTACAATGTTAACTCTTCCACAAACTATCTTGATGAAATTAAAAAACTAGAACGAAAAGTTGATGAAGCAATACAAGACATTTCATTATTACAGAAAAGAATCAGCTTCACGCAATCACATGTAGTAACATTGAAACAACAAACACCGCTTTTCGTGTCTAACTTGTACAACCGTTTTATTTTTGAATGAATATTAAATAGTTTACAAATTTAAAAACATAAATGTATTTTCAAAACAAAAAATTTATTACGCCAACACCTAATCAGGAACAATACTATCTAAAAAAGTATTTTGTACAAAAAAGGTTATGGTTAGACAGTATTGAAAACCCAGTTTTAAGAAATATTTATAGTGAAAATATATCATTGTTCAACCAAAATTATGTTGACAAATTTAAAGAATCTAAGTATGCAAAATCTCATATGAAAAACCTAGAAGAATATAAACAAAAACAAGAACTTAAAATAACCAATTTAACCACCGACATTGAGCAACTAGAGGAGAGACTTCGCTTATTGAATGCAGAACTTGAAAATGTAGAACGTTTATACAAAACCCAGATGGGTACTATTTTTAGAAATATTGAATAAACAAAATTTATTAACAATGAATATTACACGTGCTATTAGCTTTGCAATTTGCGTAACAACCTGTTGCGCACTTATTTGCAGGGTCTTTTAAATAATTGTTGCATTGAGTATCACTGGTGCAAGTTACATTCGCACCAGCGCATGTGGCACCACCACCACCTCCACCACCACCACCTCCACCTCCACCAGAAGGTTGCAATTCAGTTGAATCTGTAGAAGCATCCCAAATAATACCGAACCCTTTTAAATTGTCTTGCGTGGTTACACTTGTTTTGGTTTGGAAAAAGGGTACAATGGTCTGTGTCATCGCAGGGGGTATAGTTGTAGAACCTTTTGGAACACTACATATCACTTTTGTAGGATTAATCCAGCTATCCCCTTCTGCTGGAATTCCTTTATACCCCTTCGAAACACACTGCTTCACAGGCGTGGTTCCGTCATAGGGGGACTTTTGGTCCACCAAGCTACAGCATGTACCCGGTTTGAACCCGGATCCACCTGGTAACTTATTACCAGCAGGGTCCGCCCCCACTTGTGATGGATCAAGCAATTGGTTCATGTTGGACTGGTCCAGTGGGTCAGGAACGTACCTATCATTCGCCTGATTAAAGGGGGATACTTTGATATAGTCAATGTAATTCACGCTATACAAGGTAGTATCTGCGGTTTTTGGTGCGACGGTGGTAGTAGGCAATTCAGTCACATCGGACCAAACCGTAGCATTCGCTCCAATTCTACCGTTCCATGACCCGTTGGGCCTCCCGCTGTCCCAACTGCAAATCCACAGCCGTGAAAACACATCTGGTACAAAGGAGTCCACGGTGCCTGTGTAATCACCATCAAAGAAGTAGTCCACTTTGGGGCGGATTTTTTTAACGGGATCTCCTGTATGCCACTCAAATGCATACGTATGATAACAGCCATCCCCAATAAACTGAGGCCGTTCTCCACCTGCGGTGACGGGCTGGGCTTCAGCATACAAATTGGTGTACGCTCCAGTACCGCCGCTGTTTGTCCACCGGTACGTGTTCATGTTCATGGTGTGCCCAGTTGGACGCACCTGGTCCGCGGGAGTGGGGGTACTAAAAGCAGAAAAGAATGGAGCATTGGACGGGATTTCAATATCAATTTCTTGATTGAAATAAGTGCTGCAAGGCATCCCACCCAAAATGGCTCCCGTACTGGCCGAATTTGCCACAGCAGACTTGTAACTATTTCCAGCTGTGGCAGGGTCATTAATGTCAGCATTACCAACAAAATAAATGTTCTGTGGAGTCTGGGCTTCTCCCCACGGAGTTGTAATCCCCTTAGCAGGTGCAGCATCCTTCCATGACAAACCTCCCTGACAAGGATTGGAATTGTTACAATCCGTCTCCGTGGTGTAAACACTGCAAGGAGAGGTTGCACTACCACCGGTACACGTGCCCTTATCGGCATTCCATCCGCAGGGAATCCCCTTGGAGCAGTCATACCCAGCACAATACGCCTCCGCGGTAGTTGGTAAATTTTTGGTCACGCACTGGTTGCAATTGCATTGTAACGAGTTGGAAGGAATAACACATGTTGCCCCGGCGGTGCAATCACCATCAACTGAGCATTTACTTGCGGCAGAATCATTACACGTACCGCATTTTGTCTCAGCGCTGGAGCTGCACACTGAACAACACGTACTGGGGTCGTTGCAGTTCACACACTGATTGCAGGTTCCGGAACCGCAGTTTTTAATAGGGGAAGGAAGCTTGTATACAGCTGTGAACATCCAAATCGCCCAGACCATGGATGGTCGGTTGGCCACTTTGGCGCGAATTTCGTACCTTCCAGAGGCCCATTTCTTGGATGAAATCAAACCACCAGTGGTCACTACACTAAAAGCGGATGTTCCGTCCCACTGAATGTACGTCCGCATCTCCAAAACATTCTTAGTCACACCATTACCAACATTCACATTAGGTTTAATGATCAAAGACGGGTTACCTGGAATCTTGTTCGGAACATCCATGCCCTTGGCTTGGAACCCTCCACCTGAAATGACACCCAGCTGACCGTTAAGCGGCGCGGCGTCCGTGAAATCAACGTACAAACACTCATCTGCGCCCGCTTGACCGTTGGGCCACAGCTTAGCGGACATGGCATTGGTGGACAGCAGTGTGGCTTGATAGAAAAAGCATGAATTGTTGGGATCCTTGTAGCTGCTGTACAAATCTGTGCTAGCAGACACGTAGGCGTGGTCCATGTCCATTGCATCCGTCCTACCTCGGTATCCCCAATAAAACGAGTTTCTCAAGTTGTCAGCAGAAATAGAAGTGTCGTTGAAGTTGTGGTAACCAAAGTGGTTGTCGGCGAACCGCTCGGATGCCTGGAGAGACGGGGGCTGACCCATGTACACACGGTACGACTTCCCACTGCTCAAGTTCTCAATGAGAATACCCGGGATGTTGGCCTTTGTTCTAGCATCATTTTCATAAGACACGCTAGGGTCATACAAGGTTGTAACATTACTAATATTTTTCACCGTGCCAAGTTGGGGTACATACAGAAAAGGTACATCGTTAGTGCCTGTAATGGAATAGGCGGGCGAAATCTTATAACTCTGTGCCCATTGAGCAAAAAGGGTAGCTCCACTGTCCACCCAGTCACCCACGTACGACATCATACGGGTATTATTCACAATTGTGTTTGTTGTATCATTATAAGTAATGCGCACATTGTTCAACGGCAAGGAATACGTTTGAGACATGGAATCCGTAAATGAACCAAGATTCCAGTCCACACCTTTATCCCACCCGCGGTTAGTTACCCTATACGCACTACAAGTACCGCTAGTAGCACAATTTGATGCACAAGTAGTCATGTCATTATAGGTGGTGGAAGTTGCGTCACATTTGTTTGAGGTTGTATTACATTGCTTCTGCTTACAACTTAGTTGACAATTAGCATCACTGGTATATTGTCCTGTTGTATTCGTCGGTGCAGGAATACATCCATGAACGCCATCACAATTAAAGGATGATGCTGGTGAGGCGCAGCCAGTGCCACAGCTCTGATCCGGGAAAGTACCTGAATCATCTAACATACAAGTGGAGCCCTTGCATAAGTACTTTTTAGCAGGTGTCTTACAAGTTTTAGTACAATCCGCCGTTGATTCATAGTATGAACCGGTAGCGGAAGTTGAGCAAGATAAGCCGTCTGCTTCACAACTCAGCTGTTTACAATCAACTTCACATGCTGGCATAGTACTGTACTTTCCAGGTGTACCACCAGTTGCTTGAGAACATCCCTTTACAGAGTCACAATTATAAGTTGTGGTTGATGCTGGTGTTGTACATGCTAGTTTACATGCTGACACAGTGGGAAAAGTACCACCGTTGACACCCGTTGCCGTAATACACCCTTTTGTGGGATCACATATAATTGGATTAGCAGTCCGACAATCGGTTATACTTGAATACTTTCCAGAACTACCAGTTGCAACAATACACCCTTGTGTGGGATCACAATTATAAGTTGGTGCTGGTACGGTGCAGCCAGAGCCGCATTTAGAATCGGTGAATTTTCCTTGTGTATCAACACTACAGGTGGAGCCCTTGCATGAGTACATTGTAACAACAGGTGTACATGTTTTATTACAATCCGTCACTGACTCATAGAATTTATCACCAGTACTGGAAGAAGCTGAGCACGATGTGCCGCCTGCGTTACAACTCATTTGTTGACAATTAGTAGTTTTTTCACATTCTTCTTTACTTTTGTACTTTCCAGTTGTAGTACCAGGTGCTACAATACATCCCGTTGACGGGTCACAATTATAAGTTGTGTTTGATGATGGTGTTGCGGTACAAGCGGTTTGACAATCCAACATTGAACTATAGTTTCCACTGTCTGATTGTACACATTCGTTGTTAGTACAAGCAAACATTTGTGCTTTTTTGGCGGCTCCGAATGTTACGCCCGCCCAAATACTTACACCCAGTATAATAACGGCGGCTACAACAATTCCGATAATTGCACCTTTGGATAGAACCATATTATATTTTTTATATACTACACTTTATTTTTTTTAAATGGCGGAGACAATTTACACAAATATCTCTTTTACATTTTGACACTGTGCATCTCGCCTTTTTGTAGACAATGCTCCTTCTTTTCTTTGTGCGCTGAAATGAAATTTCTGGGTTGAAATGATTCTTGGGATGCTTCTTGTGCAGCGGGGTGTAACAGTTGGTACACAGGTGTGCAAAAGTCATGGTCCCTACAATCGGCTGTAACAGGTCTTGAATGGGTTGACAAGACTCTGCGTGTGCCACCAAGTACGACTGCCCTTCCACCGTTTGCATGCACTCTGCGCAAATAGAGGAGACATTGCACTCAATACATTGAAATAGCCTGCAGTTGGGGTTCGCGGCCCTGTCACAAATGTTGCAACTCAAGGAGTTTTGGGCTAGGATAATTAACACATCCGACCGGTCACTACATGTGATGTTGATTAACGCTATTCCAAACATGGAAAGAAAATATTCTTTCATGTAGTACAACATCTCCACCGTGTGCTTGAACTTGTCCACTGTCATCTCTAGCAGCAACGGGTTCAAATCGGAAGACACCACATCCTTCAGTGTCAGCGTGCTGCAGGGCTCAATCTTCATGGTGATTCCATACAGGCCCTTAATGCTCTGTGTTTTCATGTTCAACAGCGCCTGTACCACAATGGAGTGGGCGGGTAGCATGTAGGACAGGTTCATTGTTTTTCCCTCAAAAAATGCAGTGTTGATCACCGCTTTCAAAGTGTCCAAGCAGTCGCCGCCACACATTTTCTCAATTTCTTGAGACGCTTCAATGGTCTGTGTGTAGAACGCGTCTAACTCCATCCACTGGAGTTTGCGGAGACATGCAGGAATATTGAAGCCACGCGTTTGTAGAGTTGATTGTTGTTGTTGTTGTTGTTGTTGTTGTTGTTGTTGCATTTGCATTTGAAGTGACATCTAATAATGTGTTTTTATTTTTCGGTGTTTGGTGGCTGCAAATGTGACAACAACCACTATGGATAATAAAAGAAATAAGAGGCCGGTGGTAAGTAAGATCAGAGGGGTGCACCTTTTAGGAAGGGAGGCCACCCACGTTTTGTGTTGTAGATGAGCCGCCACCGGCCCTTTAAAGAACTGATCACTTAGTTTCACCACCGAGATATCAGCACGTTGAAATGACTCCAAGGACGCCGGATGGACAGAGGAAGGGTTAAAGTTTCGCATGCCTCCCTGAAGGACCGGTTTTAACGTCCCGGTGTTCAACCGTGACACGGCTTTGTCCAACACCTGAGGACCGGTGAGGTAAAGTGTGATGAAGGTAGCAATCAACGGGCCTATGAATTTGTTTTTTACATCCAGTCCTTTGTACACGTTGTTCCTCAGCCCGATGACGGCTTCATTAATGATGTCTAGAGCGGCGCTTACCACCTGGTTTTCGGGGCTGGTGACCATGAGGGAGTTCTGCAGACACTCATTGAGTATGTACGGGCTTTCCACGGCCATGAAACCACAAAGCTGCGGCAAAAAGGGGGGGATGGGCTGGTAAGCCACGTAGTCCATGTCGGCGTAGATGCCGCCGTAGCGGTACAGGTACATCAACCTCACAAAGTCTGTTTTTTGGATTATTAACGGCAGCCAGTTGTAGCTGGACAGAAACTCTGGGAACCACGTTTTCACCAACAGGTCGTTGTCCTCATCAGTCCACAGCACATGCAAAAACCCGGGGTGTAACTTGGACCAGTTGTCAAAAGAGTGCACATAGTCCTGCTGCATTAACTCACTCTTCCATGTCTGGTGCAGGAACATGGGGATCTCCCCAACATTGCCGGGCTGGATGTACTCCCCCAACACCAGGTCACGCCCACGTTTATAGTAGTTGTTGGGCTTGGATACTTTGGCAGGCATTTTTTGATTTCATAGTCAATATAATAAGTTAAACAAAAGTATAGCGTTTACTGTAACACTTTACTACGAAATTTTCTCTGTGACTTACAAAAAATGTGCGGCATCTTCTCAGTGTTCCATGTTATACGTCCTACGTGTCTAGACAAAATCTGGAAGGCGCAGGAGGTGCTGCGGAAACGGGGGCCCGACAGCAGCAGCATTGTTATGAACACCCGGGAGTTCCTGTCCTTTAAACGCCTGGCGATTGTGGACACCTCTGTCGCCGGCAACCAACCCTTTTTTTCAAACAACCACAAAATTGCAGTCATGTGCAACGGCGAGATCTACAACTACAAACAGCTCATTGCCAAGTTTGACCTCCACTGCACCTCAGGCTCCGACTGTGAAGTCCTGCTGCGGCTGTATGAAAAAGTGGGGTTCAAAGACATGGTGAGTCAACTGGATGGAGTGTTTGCCATTGTGCTGCGAGATTACAACAGCAACACCATCTACGCTGCAAGGGACTACATTGGGGTGCGCCCTTTGTTCCAGGGGCTCACCCTGGACGGCAGCCCCGCTTTTGCGTCCGTCGCCGCCGCGCTGCTCCCCTTTTGCTCCAAAGTCAAACAGTTCCCTCCCAGTCACTACACAGAGATCTCTCTGGACAGGTTCACACCAGAATACACGTACACCTACTGTTACAACAGCCCGCCCATTCAACACACTGAAGCGTTTGCCTCCCTACGACACCTCCTGTTCCAAGCCGTGGAAAAGAGGTTGCAGGGAGACCGCCCGGTGGGCTGTTTACTCTCTGGCGGCTTGGACAGCTCCATTGTCACCTTTATTCTAAAACAACTCCATCCAGATGTGAGGACGTACTCGGTGGGCATGAAAGACCCTGCCGTCCGCACAGACCAAGCCCAGGCCCATCGCTCCCTGGATTGCCGCTACGCCGAAGAGGTGGCCACTTATTTTGGGACGCAGCACACGGAAGTTAGTTTCACGCCACAGGAGGGGTTTGATGTCATCCCAGAGGTCATCCGGGAGCTGGAAACGTATGACATTACCACGGTGAGAGCCAGTGTGCCCATGTACCTACTAGCCAAATACATTAAAGAAAACACCTCCGACACCATCATCTTCTCGGGTGAGGGCTCTGATGAATTGTTTGCGGGCTACCTGTACTTTAAGAAAGCCCCCTCGGTATCAGCCCTGCTGCTGGAAAGTAGTAACTTGATACGCACCCTGCCTTACTTTGATGTTCTCCGGGCAGACCGGTGCATTTCCTCCAACGGGCTGGAAGTTCGGGTGCCTTTCCTGGACATTGGGGTGGTGGAGTTTGCCACCTCCATGGGCATTGTCAAGTGGCCCCATCACAACATTGAGAAATACCATTTACGCACGTGCTTTCAGAACGACCTGCCCCCCAGTGTGCTGTGGCGACGGAAAGACGGGTTGTCTGACGGAGTGAGCGGTGTCAAAACCTGGGCCACTTACATCCAAGAGTTTGTAGAGCCGCTCGTAACCGATGCGGAACTGGCAGCCACTACCCTGCCCAGCAAAGAAGCGTTCTACTACCACAAAGTGTACCAAACCATGTACCCCACTTTAGACACAAATCTACCCCACTATTGGATGCCCAAGTGGACAGGCAACACCAAGGACCCCTCTGGCAGGCTGGTGGAGGACAACACCGAGTGGGAAGGCAAAAGGAATTAATTTCAAAAAAAAATAAACAAAAGTATAGAAACAAAAATGAGTTTAGTCTCTAGTATTTCTGCGCAAATCGTGACCTCATCCAAATTCTCAACCAGCAACATGTCAGCCCGCGTAATTAACGCCGATCAAATTGTTTCCACCAATTCGGTGATGGTGGGTGACATTATGCTCAACACCAACGGCATCCTGTGCAATGACACCCTAATTGATGGGAACGGGATTTCATGCGCCAATACCGTGTCCGCCTCCAACATTTTGTCATCGGGTGACGCAGTCATTGAGGGTGATTTATATGTCAGCGGCAGGATTGTGACACCTGTCACGCCCTTGGATCCCATTGAAGCCCGTCGTACCAAAAGCTTTAACGTCCGAGTCGCGGCGGCACAGAATCAGTACGCCATTGTCCCGCCTGTTCATGTCAACAACGGGGATGAGAGCCTGTACCCCACCTACTTTGCCCAATTTAGTAAGGGCTTGCAGCATGACGCCCTTGGAAACCCGGTGGCGGCTTCTTACAACAGTTTACTGAATGCTGTTAACACCGGCCTGCCCTCCAACTTTGATGCCATTGTTCTGGGCGGTGCTGCCGGTAAAATGGTGAACCCACAAGCCGCGTTTTGTGTGCCATTAGAAGGTGCTGATAGTGCGGCATTGGCTATTTCCGCAGCTCCCGCGTTTTCCTCAAATGAAAGGGGTGGCGAGAGTGTGGAGTGCTACTGGATTGCGTTGACCCGAGATGTGAATTTTATTGATTATGAAACTAATGCCACTGTCGCTGCTGCTTGCGCGGACCTTAGCTTACAAAGTGACTTTCGTGGACCCAAGATAGGCGGGGTGGTTACTCCCGCAACTCTGTACCGTATTAATTACACGGGTTCCCTAGTGGGGCCTTTTATTTCTCAGTTTTTGATCCTACCTTTTTCCATGGGGTCCCAAGTGGTGAACCAGTTGACTAAGGTACCGCTGGCGGGTGCGGCCAACAACTTTCTAAAAACCGTGCCACTGTTGCTAGGAGTTGAGAGTGGTGGCCCGGTGACAGAAACCGTGTCCTGGGATCCAGTGACGAGGTACATTAGGAACGGGCGTGATCTCGCGGAATGGGTGCATAATGATTTTTCATATCAATGTGGGATTAACGCCATCCAAGTGTTGACATCCCTTGGCTGTCCTTTGAATGCCGGCAACCCCTATAAAGCATCAGCCACTCAGGCCGGGTTTTCCACTTTTGGGTCGCCCCACATCCTACAGCTGATTGCGGAAGTGGCAACTCAGTCACTGCGGGCGGCTTGGTTTCAAAAATGGAATGTGAACCGTACTCTGCGACCTGAAGAATACGCACTACGGGTTCATCAACAAAAAACGGGTGCCGCTTCCTATCCAGTGTCCAACCAAGTGTTGAATTCGGATGCGCTGGTGAAGACGTTGGCCGCCCAGGGGTCTTACTTACTGTCTCAGTCCTTTCCAGAGGGCTGCCCCAGACATCCAGCCTATCCTTCAGGCCATGCCACCATTGCCGGCGCGGTTGTCACGGTGTTGAAGGCCTGGTATGACTCTAGTTTTGTGATTTCCTCCCCCAAAGTGCCGGCTGGTGATGGCCTGTCTCTAACTCCTTACGTCGGGGAGGTGTTGACGGTGGAGGGGGAGCTGAACAAACTTGCCGAAAATGTGGCACAAGGGCGTGTGATTGCAGGTGTGCACTACCGCACAGACTCCACCGGCGGTATTGAGTTGGGGGAACAAATTGCCATCTCGGTGCTGCGTGACCAAAAGCTGCAGTTCAATGAAGCCTTTGCCGGGTTTACATTCAAACAGTTTGATGGCACTACCATTACTGTGTAAGCAAAAACAAAAAAGAATTATTTATTGAACCATAAAAGTATATATATATTTTATTTACCTACCACACACAAACAAAAAAAGGTAATTGAACCCAAGATAGGATGGAGTCGGGACTTTCCAATTCCAACACATCCGGAGTTTCCGGTACCCAAAATGTTTGGTCGGAACTGGAAGTATTACTTCAAGACTACGCCCCCAAGTCCAGTGTGAACGTGCCACACCAGGAGCATGTGCCAACTCAAGTGATTCTACAAAACGGCGGGCTGTTTGTGGGGAACGTGATTTCCTACCACCTCATGGAACTCCAAGCCTGTCATGACAACATTTTGTACCTGTATGACCGTAAAAAGATAAGAAACATGTGCATCGGCTACGCCATGGCGGAAGACCGCAAGTGGAGATACCACTCCTGGGGGCTGGGACACACCTATAACATCATTGAAACCACCGCACCCTTTTTATTGTACTTTGGATGTGTGCTTGTTCCCAAATAAACCAAATTAATTTATAAATAATGTCAAAAAAAGAGTTGGAATACCATCCAACGCGCAAGGTTATGGCGCAATAACCCCACATCCTTGAATACCAACACAAACCATTCAGGGCTACTAAAAACAAGGTTAGTAAAAATAGTTTGGTCATCCTTCACGTACGTACCCGAGATCAGGTAAGATTCCAACTTGGCATAGTACAGGGTGTGAAGCATTGGCAACAAAGTTACAGACAACTGAAAACATCCGGTTGCGACAACATCGGAATCAATTATCTGCGTGGGTTCAGTTGGGACATTGGCTTCAGTACAAGTGGTGACCACATTTTTAACTCTGGACCTTTCCTTTTTGTCAGCCACACACCCAATGTATATCTGGTTAGGGTTCATAAATTCAAACATTTTCTCATCAGGAAAAACTGCCACTTGTCGGGGGCTTATGTGATACATTTGATTGCACCTAAAGTACCCAATGTCCAACCACATGATCCACGGCGTAGTCACGTACTGCAGTTCAACCGCTGACAGCAGGAAGTTTATTTTTTCATTATATATCATATTCATATTCAACGTCACAGGGTGGTTCCTGGCGCTCACCAACGCGTTTTTTCTCCAAAGAGACAAATACTGGTGCGTCAAAAACATGGGTATTTCCTTGACCACAATGTGCACATTTGGCATATCTTGATAGGGCAGAATATCTTGTAAACTTGTTTCATCTGTAAACACCACAATGGTACACTTGTGGATTTTGAAAAAGAAAGACATCCACTTTTGGTAAACGCCGGAGCCGTACTTGTTTTTAGTACGGTACCAAGCTGTAATGATAGTAGTGATTGGCGAAACCATTTTTATAAAGTGTAAACATTTAATGTTTTCAGTAGCGTTTCGAATGTAGCCATATCCCCATGCTGCTGGTATTTCACGCTGGCAGGCACCGTTGACGGAAGTAATGTTTCCAAAGCAAAACAAATGCTGGCATGTTTTTCAAAGGCTTTATTACGAACCACATCACCTACACTCTTACCTTTGTTTACAAAACAGCAGTACTTGAAAGCCTCCGACTCTTCTTTGTTGATCACCAGGCCTATGCTCCAAGTGGGCCATGTGGGAGTCGGTTTTATGAGTTTTGTGGATGATGACCCCGATTGAATGACATGCACATACGGCCCCAACACGTGGTAGTACACATCCGGTAGAAACCAAATAGCGGCGGAGGTGGAAAAGGGTGCACACTTGTAGTTGGCCACCGCCAGGGTCAACAAGTCACTCAAAGGCGCGCCGGGGTGTTGCTGTTTCAATTGTTTAGCGGCTTCAATTGTGAACAAAGGGAGTGACTTTTTTTGCGGGACTGTAAGAGCCGACACATTTTTGGAGAGCATGGCCCTCAAGGTTCGTGCATCAGGGCAGTGGAATAATAGCGGCACATTCCAAAGTGGGTCCTCGGATATGTTCCAAACAGGCCCCCATTCTGTGATGCCTGCACTCAACTTGGTGTACCACTCTCCCATGCTCCCACTGCTGGTTTGTAGTTGTGCAACCACGGCGTAGGCGTCCGACAGCGGCTGCTGTTGCAACATTTGGAGCTGACACAGGAGGAAGTCACTCCCAAGGGCGCATGTGTAATGTTGCAAGGGAGTGGTAGTAGTAGTGGTGGAGTCATGGAAACGTAGCATGTTTTTTTATTAAATCAACACATTTATAAAACCACAGACAGTAAGAACAAATGAGGTGTGACTAAAGTTTTTTTACATTAAACATAAATAAATGCAAAACGAGTTTCAGCAGAGTAGTTTGAAGCAGGAGACAAAGGATACCGACATTGTGTTGAATAATGTGTCGGCATTGCTGCAGCAGCTTGGGCATAAAATTGACGCCCATGAGAAACAGGTGGAGCAAAAGGCGGGGGTGCAATACCAACGGAATGAGCAACTGGTCAACAACAATATTAACAACCTGTATGTATCAGTGGTCATTCTCATCCGGGAGACAGCAAAACAACTCTTGTTTATCACATTGAAACAAACCTCCACCCTGCTGTTTCAGCACTTTAGACTGGCTGGCAACGTCTCCTTCCTCACCCACGCGGATGAGCAGGAAGTAAAGCAAAACCTGGTGACGGCACAAGTCCTGGGAAACACCCAGCGGGCATGGAAGGCGGCTCTGGACAACACGGAGCCCCCCGAGACCAGTGTGGAGGCACTTTTAATGAGCCAGGCTCAGGACAAGTTCAAGGAGCTGGACTGCCACCGTCGGGTCCTGGTAGTGGCACTGCAAACCTATCAAACCAACCAGCTCCAAAATGAAATTGCATTTATTAAAAGAGTGTACGACGTCAAGGGGCAAACTCTTAAAGCGCTGTGGGAGCGTGTTCAGCTGGCGCTGGCTCTTTTCAAGGAGCAGTGCGCCGCGCTGGTGCAGACCACCGGCAACGTGGTCCGCAACATTCAACAGCAGCGTCAAACCAAAGCCGTAGAGTATGAAAAGTCGGTGCATGCATTTATGGAAAGGTACAAAACCCTGTGGAGTGCGTACAAAGCCAATGTGCAACTCGCGGATGACACTCACACCCCCTCTAATGACTTACGGGTGGCTATTGACACCCTGCTCACCCAACCAAAATACGGGGTGGAAGACACCATCCAGGCCGTTGACCTGCTACAAAAACACTGGAACACCGTCGCCAGGTACATTGAGGACACCCCGGGGATGAACACCAAGGGGGGAGGAGGTGCAACCAGCAAGGGGGGCGGTGCAACCAGCCTGAAGGCCCTGAGTAACACCTCCAAGGCGCTGCAGGCAAACGCCGACAAAATGCTGTTTTGCGCCAAAAACAGGGCCAAGGTGTTACAAAACGCAAAAAGCTACAGGTCCACTAGCGAGTGGGTTGCCGCGCTGAAAAAGTGGGACGCCGTTATGAAAGGGTTGGAACAGGAAGCCCATGTATTGAGACGTGTTACAAAGGGGGCGCTGGCGGTGCAAAGCCAGGACTTTTCACGCCACGGCGGCAACCGGCGACAACCTGCTGAGCCAGAGGTAGTGGCCACCCACCGGCAGTGGAAGCGCTTGATTTACGCCCTGAAGCCCATGGCGGAGCAGTTGCAACGGCAGCAACAGGAGATGGAGCACAAGCAGAGCAGTGTGTACGCGGTGTTGTTGAACAAGGTGGGGTATGAGCTCAAACAGGCTACCGATAGGACACTGAAACAGTTTTTGGAGCTTGAAGAACAGCACCTGCAGTACGAAAGGGCTCTGGTGGAAGTGGAGCAGGAGAACTTCCGGTTGCTGGATGCAAAGTATCAGTCTGAAAGTGAGTACATGAGTGCGGAGCTGCAAGGATATGGGTCTGTGTCCGAGAGATGCCTTGATTTAATCACTAAACTGTTTAAGTTAAAAACCTGGCAGGAGCATGCCACCCGACTGAAACAGCAACTGGATGTGCTCCAACCCCTGGTGGTGAGTGTGTCTACTACTGTTTTGGCATCTCACACACAATAAATAAAAGCCAACATTTTTTTATTAGTATATATATATATACCGTTTTCTTTAATCTTTAAGTTAGGGCATGTAGCGAACAATATAAATAGGGGACTGAATATTACAAGGGCTGTCAATGTTTTGGGTTTGAAACATGTAAGAACTTTGCAAAACCTCGGGGTCATACAGTTGGCGGGTGAACCCACGGGCAATACAGGACTGGGGTTTTACGTCATTTGACCCAACATGAATGTTGCTCAATACTTTCATGGCACATGCATTTGGTGCCCGCTGCAACTCGGTACACACCTGTAACTCTGCATTCACACTGCTCCACACAGGGGGGGAAGGCGGCACAAGAGGAAAACGGTTCCATGAAGACCAACTCATTCTGTACTTGTTTTTTATTATCAAGCTGCAGATATTTTATTAATGATCTGTCTTTCTATCTTTCTATCTTTTTATTGCTTACTTTCATCGCCATGGCCATGGCGCTGTTGCCAAATTTCTTCTTCCATGCTGTTGCGCACCAAAATGTGGCGCACGTGTACCTTCCGGGTTTGCCCCACTCGGTGGCACCTACCAATGGCCTGGCGCTCAATTTGCTCCGCCCGGTTAAAGGGCGCCCCCAAGGGTGTCAACAAAATCACATGGTTGGCGGTAACCAGGTGCAGCCCCGACGCCATGCTATGCAGTGACAAAAACAGAACATCCATCTGTTTGGATTGGAACTGCTGCACATGGTGCTGACACACGGCGGTGTTGCCCTTGATTTGGGCGCACCGGTAACCCCCCTCTGAAATCAATAATGTTTCTTGTTTTTTAAGTTCCTTGTCCCACTCACTAAACACCACAAACTGGGCATCCGGGTCATCCGCTTTTATTCCCTGGATGTACTGCAGCAACGCCTGGAAGCGACTGCCATAATCCGCTTTAACCTTTCCGCCATTGTCAAGGTTTCTTTCTGTTGACAGGAGAGTGATGCAGCTCTCCAACAACACTGGTGAGCGACAGGAGGGACAGCGCGGTCTCTGCTGCAGCGCAGCTGTTATACAGTCCTGGCAGTACTTGTGACCACAGGGGGTGACCATGGAGGTGGGCGCCTCCAAGCAAATGGCACAGGGGTCTTCACTCTGTAGCGATGCTTCCAAGAATTGCATTGACCTCTGAATTGCGCTAATAGTTTGCTCCATTGTCTTCATTTCCTGACACATTTGTACATGACGGTGGTTCAACACATGGATCAGCACCTCACTGGCATTCTGTCTCACTCTTTCCACCTCCAGTGTGCTGCTTTGCAGGGTGAGTAACAACGATTCTAGCTCCAGCATCCGCTGCCGCTGTGTCCCCAGCATCACCTCACTCGCCTGTTGCACCGTCATGACACGGGCGCCGTTAGCAACCTCCTCCTCGCTCTGCCCCGCACCTCCTGACAACTGCAACGGAAAGGCGTGCACATGCCGCTGGTAGTTGTAGTCCTGATCCAACTCCAATGCGCCACGCACCAAGTTGCGCTCCGCGTCACTGTAGTCCACCCAGATCACTTCGGACTCCAAATCCGGCATTGCCATGCTGCTGAAAATGTACTCTTGACTGCGGGCTAACAACAAGTGTTTCAGAAAAGATTGTTTCACTAACCACTTCTCCAAGCCGCTACCACTCAGAATGGCCGTTTCTAAACACAATGTCTGCTGCCGTGACCACGCGCGGGGCGCCCCTAGCGCGGACAGCGGGGTGACACTTCTATCATTGCCGCTGGTTCGGAGATGTAGAAAGGATGCAAACGCTGACAGCTGGGAGAGTTCATGAAAGTTGGCAGTGGAAGTCACTAACCAGCGAAAGGTGGATTGCAGGCAGTGCACATAAATAAACGGCTCCGTTCTCCGGCTGGAGTTCACCCGACAATGCTGGGTTAACCTGCGGCTGTAGGCAAACTCCAACTCTGGGTCCATATAGTGGAGTTTGTGCAAGTACATATCCGCCTCATCCAAAATAAGTCGCCGGAAGGTGATCAACTCCAACAACGGTTTTTGTTGTAAAGATTGAGGCCACTTGGTCAGTAACAACCCATAGTAGATTGAAATGGGAGCAATATTGGGGTTAATGCGGTACCCCACAAAATGATCCCGGTAATACTCACCCACCAAAAAACTCATAGTCACAATCACGATGTCAGCGGTGAGTAGCATTTCATATGTCACCCGTTCGTGGTGAAGTTTATCCGTCACCATCACCACCTTGAACGACCGGTGTTTAAAGTGCTCCTCCAACTGATTCTTCCACTGCTCCGCCAGTTGTTTGCCACACACTATCAGGGATGCGTTGCTGCGTAGAGGTGCCTTTCCCCGTGAGGCAACCGCCTCTGCTGCCTGGGTGAGCTGGATTGGAGGCAGACCTTCCAAATCCGTTACTAATAGATTCAACATTTCCAGTGTTTTCCCAGAACCAATGCCATCACCTATCATCCCACCCATGCTGTACAGGTCTACCGAATCGCCCTGTGGGTCGTCATCCGGTAACACCAAAGCCTCTCCATTCCAACTCAGAGGCCCAAACACCGTTTTGTTGCAACCCAAGCTTCCTACCGGTTGGTTGCGTGCAATGCGCTGCTCCAGTTGTAACATCCACTCCACCCCCTGCTTTTGATGGGGAAACAAAGGGGTGGTACTGCATTGGACGTCCTTGGTTTCTTCTACCAGGGTCTGTGACAACATGGGCACAATGTTGTCCCCAACCCGCAGTGCAAACTCAGAGTTAACAGTGTTTAAGAAGTAGTGAAGCAGCGGCGCGTGCGCAAAAGACGGCGGCAGCAAGTTTTGAGACCAATGCTCCCACACCAGGTTGTTGTCCAGCAACAAATTCACGGCACTTGTTCCCTTTCGGGAGTTGTACACCAACTCTAGTTTTAAATACGGGTAAATAACGTCATAGAACAGTGGGGGTGGAAAGTCCATGTTCCTGTTCACACACTTCATCACACGTTTAATGATGATGTTATTACTGTCATGTACATTACAGCTATTTGGAATAAGTCTTTGAAAAAAGGGGTGATCCCGAATCAAGTTAATTTGAATGGGTCCAGTGTAGGAGTGATAGTTAATGTAATAACACAAATAGGCAGTGGGGTGATCATAAACCTCTGGTAAAACTACGCACAAAAAAGTCATCCACAATTTTTAAAACTTTATATACCTATTATCCTTTTTTAAAACACACCCCCTATTCTCACAACGCAGGCCCGGAGGACCCGGCAGACACTCCGCTTGACTCGGGTTGAGCACTTTGTGCATGTTGAGCACTTTGTGCATGTTGAGCACTTTGTGCATGTTGAAAAGTATCGGCTTGCGGCTCCACAAAAATAGGGGTTGCCATAGGAATGGGAGGCGCCTCATGTTTTTTTATTTCACGGAATGCGTTCACCCATCTGTCACGAACTCCATAGGAAGCGGAAGTGGAAGTGGGGGAGGCAGAGAGCCCAGAAAGGAGGACACTTCTCTTGCTCTCAGAACCTACCAAGTTTTGAACTTCATAGTGAATCAAGGCATGCCCTGGTAACATCTTATCAATCAATACCTTGTCAATTAAAATACTGTTCTCCACCAGCTTGCAGTACATGCTGTATTTATCATCCAAATACGTCCGGCCCTTAGAAAGGCGATGGTCACGTTGCAACAACAACGTCTTGAAAATGTCCACTGACAACAAATAAAAATCACGGCTGTGAGTTAACTCGCTTTCCATGGTTTGAGCAATAGCCAAAAATAGTTCTAGTGAGTTTAAAATACCCACAAATAAACCAATGAAACATGTAATAATAGACACAATACTCTGTTCCACATAACTTTGTAACCCCACCGAAAACACGGAACTCACGGCCGACAGAATAATTGTGGGTATTTTAAAGTACTTTAGGTAGCCCTTGTACTTGTAGTACCTTTCGCGGTGGTACTCACTCAACAAGGTTGAATTCAAACGGATTTTATCCAAAATATTCTCCAAATCGGCAGTCCATTCATGAACTTCCTCCTCTTTCAACATTGTTAATTTTTATATTTCATTACTTTATTTTTAGTTTACATCTTGCTCAATGGGAGGAGGGAGCTCCGACATTGGGGGGAACTCCTCCTGTATATGCGGCTCCAATGTTGCCTCTGATACCTCATCCTCTTCTGACACACCCTCCGATACACCACTATCTGAAACATCGTCTGTCTCACTTAATAATTTTTCTTTAATGGGTTCCTCCTGGATAGTACTCACTTGTTTAATCTGTTGGATCAAAGATTTCTGTAGATTGTGTATTTGAGGCATGACCTCATTAGCATTGTGAATACTTACCGCATGTAACAATTTTTGGAGCTCAACCGACAATTTGTCCTGCAATTCCGGGTTGCTCACCCCAAACTTAAACATTAACTTCTTAATTTTTTCAAACTTGGCAAACTCACCATTATACATGTCAACCAACTGCGGTTTTATCTTGAACATGTACGTAAAATATTGCTCAGTAGTCCATTGTAGTTCAGGAGAATTGCCGCCTCTTAAATAATTAAAAACCGGCTTAATTGCATAAATGTATCTTTTTGTAAATCTACCTAGAGAGATATCTCCTTGATCAAAAACGGTATAATGTTCACTCGTAAACAACGTTTTAGCGGCGTCAATAAAATGCTGATCAGAATTATCCATTACCAACCCAATAATACCTTCCGGCTCCAACATTTCCAAATATTGTTTCAAATGATTTTTCCATTCCTCTGTTGTTTGTATTGTTTTGAGTTTCTTAAAAAGAGTATCTTGAACCCTATTCCAACATTCACCCAAGTAAATTCCAAGAAACTTGTTTTTATTTTCGTTCACAAAATTTGAAAAGTCTTTTAACTTACGTCCAAAATTAGATATTTCAGATATTTCACTGTTTTCTTTTAAAATATCCGCTAACTTTACATCATCACTTTTAACCCTATATATTTCCCTTTGTTTTTTCACAAACTTTGAAAAGTCTAACCCGAGTTCTTCAGCACCACCACCATCTTTTGTCATTTCTAAAATTGCGGCTAACTCTAAATCACTTTGAACACCATATCTTTCCTTTAGATTTTCCGTAATCATTGAAAAGTCTAACCCAAGTTTAAAATTATCTATTGTTTTTTGTAATTCTTCGGATAACTGTAAATCACTTTTAACACCATATTCTTTCTTTAAACTTTCCACAAACTCAGTCCAGTTTTTGTTGTCACTACTAACATATTTGTTTGTTTCATCATTATTTTTAATTTTTTCTAACAGTAAATCTCTTATAATATTAAACTCTTTCACAAAGTTGGAAACTATTAAATGGGATGATTCAACGGCGGCATCTTTTGTCTCTTTTTCGAGATTTATTTTTTTTACTGGCTTTTTTTCTTCTACTGCTGGGATAGGTACTGCTGGGATAGGTACTTGTACTAATATATTTACATTTCGTTCTTTCATTCTTAAAGGGAATTTCTCATTCAATGTTTTTTCTAATGTAGCTTCGTACCAATAGTATTTTAATGTTCTTTCTGTTCTTTTGCCCTCGATTATTTGTGAGCGAGTAGGTGAGCACATTGTTAATATATAAGTGTTATCCTCTGACGGCTTTTTAAAAATCGTTTTTTCCGTCTTTTTTACTTCTTCATTTTTTAGAGGCTTTTTTGGTTTACAAGCGGGATGCTCATTCTTTAAATATTGAAACATTACCGAATATGTATACATTTCTTGTATTTGTGAGTCCAATAGTAACCAAACCAAGTCATAGTTGTTTTCTATACTTGACTTGTTGAAACAAGGAAAAAATGTTTTCTTTAAACCACTTTCCAAAACAGGAAACCCAGAACTTAATACACTATATTTATCAAAGCCTTTTCCTTTAATGACTTTGTAATGACACTCTTCAGAACTACTCAAGTTATAAGGAACAAAAATAGTGTTGGAATTCAAGAATTCCCATAACGTATCCCTTGTACACTCTTTTTCTTTTGAAGAGAACATGATGCGTTGCTTTCTAAACAATGCTCTTATCTCCTTCCCCTCGTTTTCATAGACTTGATAGGAGTTAGCAACTTTGTGAGGAGGTTTAAACAATGTTAATACACGTTTTTTTAAATTAACAATGGGCTGGTTACGTTTTTGGTTAAAATTAGTCATTAATGCACGCAACTGGGCGGCGGTTGGACAAGAGTACAAGAAAAACCAATTCTCATTTGAACCCTCATCGGAACCCTCATCTGAACCCGTTTTATTTGGTGTAAAACTGTTATACAGCAAACTCTTAGTTAACGTATCCATGTGAGGAATTGATGACAACAAATTTTGAAATTGTGTGGCATAGGAGAAGACAGCACCTTTAACACGTTGTACGAGCGTATTAACTCTATATGATTCCTCCTCCTTAATTACACCCATTTCAGTCATATACAGTACATAGTCTTTTAATAAGTTAAAAGTCCATTCTTCAGCAATTGTTTTGCTTTTTTCCTCTGACATTTTGTTATCATCACCAATATATTTTTTTTATTCACAAACCACATTTAGATTCATCAACGGACTGAAAGTGTAATCATCGTTATAGTAGAAATACAATGGGCTACGATTTGGGTCTAAATTAGAAGGTATAGTAAGAGGACATAACACACGATTTCCCGCGCCTATCACCACCAGCTCAGATTTAAGTAAGTCACTTATGGCTTGGTAGTGAACCTTCATGTCGTGCAACGTTCTTAAATACTTTTTATATTCACTTTTAAGCAAATTCAATTCCTCTTCTTTGGCTTTGAAAACTTGAACATCCGCATCCAATATTGATGATGCTTGAACGTTTTGTTGTTTTTGTAAAGTATCACCTGTTTTTATGCTTTCCAACAATAACGTTTCATTTTCCTTAATTTCCTTTTCCTTGGAAAGTAAGAAAGTTTTTATTTGGTGAAGAGGTAAGGCCTTTTCCAATTTTTCTAAATTTTGTTGTAGTGTACGGCATTGCACAAAATCATTATTTGTAGGTTCAGCAATTTGATCACGCCCAAATAATTCGCAAAAATTGTTCACTGCATCCAACAAAAAATCAAAGTTACCTCCCTTTACAAATTCGTTGTTGCTAATCACTTGAATTGTCGGCCAAGTACGAACTTTTGTACACGCATTTTCGCAATCTTGTTCATTACTAAAATAATTGTTTAAATACAGCGGCTTCACTCTATTTTCATACCTTGCTACCGTCATGCTTTTAGTAATAAAATAAAAGTTGTTTGAAATATACAACCTTGAAGGTCCCAACAAAATGTCATTGTATTGCACACGCATCCATCCTAAAAACGCTAATATTGATACTATACAGGTGTAACCTTTGGACTGGCCAATAGGCGTTATTAAGTACGTCAACATCTTTAAGCCGGGGTTAAGCAGGTATTGTTGTAAAAATTCGGTCACTACAGACAAGGGAATCAAATAACCACAAACATTCCTAACATACTCTGGGAAATAGATCTTTAATTCACTTATTGAGTTAGCGACATTCGTAACCAAGTTCACCGCCATATATTGGAATTCAACAGCAAGCTGGCCAATAAAATCGGTGGAATTGTATGAAACAACAGCCACCGGTATTATAAAAGAAAGGATAACGTAAAACTGCACCTGATTCTCTTTATAAGAACGCAGGAACCTTTTCACCATGTTTAAATAGCTCATGTCGTTTTTTTTGGGTCCCAGTAGTAGACTCGCAAGCCACATGTTGCGCGTAAACATTTTCAACGTTATAAATAGAAACCATTTAAATGCTTGAAAAGGAAACATGATTTGAAATTGAAACGCATACATGTAGCATTTAAAAAGAAGAACACCTAACTTAACTAAGAGAGGTGCCAAAATTTTAACAATTGTAACCAACCCATTTATAATGTTCCCCGCTAAATATGTCACCACCACATCATAAACAAATTCGTATGTTATAAGAAGTTTCAACTTTAGCCTCCAAATGAAGCTGGCAAAATGGAACTGATCCTCTCTCTCCATGTCAATGTACCGTTTCTTCAACTCCATTTCAGATGATTTAAACTGCGGCCTTTTCCATTTTAACAAATGAGGAACGTCAACATTCTTCAACTCCTCTTTACCAATGTCCATAATTTGGGTACACATCATTGACAACTCAGTCAAAAACGGCAACCAATTATCAATTTTTATGAACATTGCACGATATTCTTTTACATAATAAAACGTGTATTCGGCATTTTTAATAGAAGTCTTTCCGTGTGTGGTCAACGGAGACTCATCAGAGTCAGTTTTGTTGTACCATATTAAACTGCCATGCCGGGACAACTTATCTTTCATTAAAGGTAATAAATCCGACTCTTTTGTTAATGTGGTGTCTGTTACAATTACATCAAACAAGGGTCTCTCATTAATGTCACGAAACTCAATCACCGGCACTGACGCAGGGAATGTAATTGGAATATCGCCTTGACGCTCTCTGGGTAAATACAACACTTTTACTCCATAGGTGTTTTGCACTGTATTATACGCTTCCAAAACGGTAGATAATAAATCATGTAAATTGTCTTTCACATCTAACGCACTATCCCATGGCAGAGACATTACCGCATCCCACATCATTGACGTGGATTCATTTGATACAGCTGATACTGCAGTAGCAGCAGCAGCCTTTGGAACCGGAGACAATATTTGTTTACATGCGTCTATGGTATCTTTGTAATTTAGTGTATCAGAAGATTCTACTTTCTGCCACTGTTGCAATAAAATCAATAACTTACTAGCATCATTTTCATCATTTACATCATTTTCACTTTCCATAATGTCTTTTTTATATAAACATAAATAAAAACTAATTAAAAGACCAATTGCGGAAACTCTAACCTTGTCTATCTATCTAAAAACAGATATTTCAAATATTTATTCACTTAAATTACATCCCTACATACTGTTTTACTTTTTGATATAATGACGGGTTTATCTTGTTTACAAGCTCTGGAAGCGTGTCAGTTACATTTGACTGCAACAACTGTTGTAGTTCTTTTAAAATTTGTGTTGACGTTTGTAGCATTATATCACACTGTTCATTCTTAAAACTAGTATTTAACGTATTTAGTTTCAATTTAATACTATTCAAAATTTTAGTGTTTTCTTTTTTATCCAATACAAACGTTTTACTTTGAATAATATGTGAAAAATCAAAATTTTGATCCACAATAGGTGATTCTGCAAAATCCACTAATGTTTTAACATTTTCCAAAAAATTAAAATATGCCTTTGTTTCCGAATCAAAAAATCCGTCCAATCCTGATATTTTTCTTAATTTTAATTTTGGAAAAAAAGTCTGGGATTTTAATTCAACACAAAGAACAATTTTGTTAACTTTTTCTAAAGCTTTATCACTCCGCTTCCTTGTAAACAAATTGTAAACAGAATTAAAGTGTTTCAAATAATTGTTCAATTTTCCTAACTCTGTTTGAAATTTTTTAATAACTTCCAATATACTATTTACCAAACTTTCATCCGTAATTTGGAAATCTTGTAACTTTTTTAGTTGATCTTCATGTTCGTTCATGACAGTTTTAACAAATCTTGAATATGTGTTAAAACACTGATTGAAATAGCTTTTTGCAACTTTACCAACTTTTTTACCAACCATAGCATTTGTTTGGCTAATAATGGACTTGGTTATGAGATTATCGTGATGGTATGTATCTATTTCTTGACCGATAACACAACAATTTAAAGTTAACAGCAAAAGTTGTTTAAACATCCATTTTTGGGTTTGTTTTTCCTCTCTTGTAGCAGTACTTTTTTGTACAAAATTTATTTTTAAAAAATGTGTAAAAAAAATATTTTCATTTTGCGGTATGGTAAACTCTGTATTTTCGCTAAATTGTGAACTTTTACGTTTTGTAATAACAAAAGTTAACTTGGGTATTATAAAGTCCAGGACTCTTGCAATGTTTATTACATGTAAGCTTACAAGTTCTGCAATGTTAGGGTTAGGGTCGCTTGTTAATAATTCCTTTTGTTTTGGAAAGATGGGCTTATCCCAAGATGATAAACACAAGCCCCACAAATTTGAGTTGGATGGCAAATCTATACCTTGTGTAGAATACAACGTTTTAAAATCATTTACAAGTCTATTGTACAGTCCAGATGCACCTTCATCATTAGACACATTCATTTTTATTTAATAAATACATAAAAAGATCTATTTATTGTTCACTCTATTAATTCTAAGTCCTTTTTTATACAATAGTATTACATATACATACATGAACCATATATGAACCAGTCCTTTCCGCTACTGTATATTTTGGCTAACCGTATTAAGGGCATATGTTATAAGCTCCCATAGGCTAAACGTATTTGCACGTTCTACTCCAAAAACCGTACAAAAATCTATAAACTTTGATTCTACTTGTTTTGATAATTGTAACAATTCTTGACAACTTTTTAAATTACAAGGTTGGTTAAATACTATATATACACTGTTTAGAAGTCTCCGAATATCTCTATATTTGTCTTGAAGTTCACCATTTGTTGTATACACACGGTGTGTAGTAATAAATTCATGAGCTCTTCCGACAATAATATAATAGGAATGAGGTACACTTTTTACTTCCTCATACAATCTATGAGTACTAAATTCAAGTTTCACTTTCACAATATCAACTAATAGAGAAACATTATTCAAAAAATCAAAATATTGCAGGGTTTCATATTCAATTAAAGAAAAAGGACTTTGTTTCAATATATAATCGATACTTTTTTGTTTAAAAGGTAAAGGTTTATCTTTGTAGGAAAAAGAAAGCAGTGTTGATAAATAGGAGTTGGATTGCAATTCAGTACAATAAGTTACTTTATCAATTAACTCAACTCTTTCTTTGTATTCATCTTGGATAGTAACGTTTTGAATCTTTCGGAATTCTTCCACCATAGATTGTCTTCTTGATAAAATAGTAAAGTTGGTGGCATCAAAAGACTGTAATCTTTTACGCTGTATATGTAACTCGTACGCCAACTTGTCAAAATCAACACTTGTAGATACTGAAGACACATCATCTTCAATTAAATAACTTTTTAAAAAGTTGGTTATTTTTTTGTAAAAGCTGTTAATTACAAATTGTAGTACCCTGGAAAATTCATTGGCACACTTTTGTAATTTTGGCAATTGTAAATCCAGTGAATTTATAATTGTTGTGATGCTTGTAGTCAAGTTGTTGTAAATATTGATTAATTTCCCAACATGACAATAATGAAAACTCAACAGCAACAATTGTGTACCAACAAATACGTCGCCTTTGAGTGACGTACTTTGAGGCGATAATAATACACCAGGACTTTTATCTTCTAAACATACCATATCTACTTTTTTAAAGATATTACTGTTTACGTAAGTTGTGAATTCCGTGTCTTCTTTAAAATTCAACTTTGTAGATGTTAGATTTTTCCAAACAAAATTCAATTTAGATATTACCAAGTCCATAGTATTTGCAATGTGAGGGTCCTGAAAGATATCCTTATCCCAAACTTCCAAACATAAGTCCTTCAAATTGGGTGTTTCAGACAGTTGTATTCCGTTTCTAAAGTACAAATCTTCAAATTCAGTTTTAAAACTTTGGTATAATACTGGCAAATAGGCTCCCGATATTGTTTGAGTCATTTTATTAGGTTAACAGATTTTTAAGTTCTCCTGTTGACTCTGGATTGTTTAATTCTTAATAAACTAAGAAATACAGGGTGCCCACACACGGCGCCGCTTTCACGACAGAGACAGTAGTAAAAGTTGTAGTTGGGCTCGGCGCCGTACATCATTTGGGAACAGGAACGCCCCTTAAACCCCGCACGAAATGGGCCACGTACAGGATGTTGGTGATAGTTGGGGTACACGTACCTCAAAACTAAGTTGTAAATTTCACTGCTTTCAGGGTTCATGTGTAATTTACGTAACATCAAACACACCCCACGCTTCAACTCCACCGTTTCTGTACGTAAAACATCACACAGCCCTAAGCGGTATTGGATGTTACTGCATGACTGGAACAAACTATTAAACCGTTGAGTGTTAACCAAACAAAATCGGCGCATAAGAGTGAAATATGGGGAACCATGACTGCACTCCACCACTTGTAAGTCCGACAAAAGACTAGACACAGAGGCAACTTGGGTGTGTTGCTCCTGTTGTTGAATGTAACGTTTGCCGGACTTGCTTACAAACAACAAGTGAAATAGAACACAGTATATAATGTACTTCCACGGGTATTCATTACGTACACGCCTTAACCAAGCGGTGACTGACTCATCTGGGCGTTTGTTTACTCCCGGGGTTTTGTATTCATGTATCCAAGTAAGAAAACGACGTGGCAATTTGGAACGGAAACCAAAGCGACAGATCATAAGAGACAGTGTTCGGCGCTTCATGCATTCACTACGGAGCATGTCATTCACACGAGTGGTAAGCATAGCCTCCACGTCATACAAAGTTACATTAAATTTACGGTTGGGCTCTTCCTCATCTTCTTCATCATCATCAGGCATTGCAACATCACTATCATTCACCTCAAACAGGTCATCCAAATTGTTGTACTCCTCGTCGTTAGAGGTGTCAACATATGAAAGCTCCGAATCGGATACCATATCACCAAAAGTACGTTTTGACATTAAAAGGAAAATTGAGTTGTGAGTGAAAATCAGGAACAAACTTAGTTAGGGTAAAAGGAACAAAAGAAATTTCCGTTTAAGGTAAAAAAAATATACTATCAATTTATTTTTTGACGTTTACGATTACCCTCATCCCGGCAATTCCTTACACCTCTTTTTTGAATCCTAGTAGCAGCTTCTGCTGGATTCAAAATTACCGCTTCGGCAATAGAAGTTGACAAGTCATGTACTTGAGTCTTTAACGTCAAAATATCATTCAAGGATTCAACGGAACGGGTGACGTAAGTAGACAGCTCTTCATTCACAATTTGCATATACTTTGCATCAAGCTCAAGATTCTTGGCTGTCAACTGTTTAATTGTGGTTTGTAAAGTTTGTTTTTCGTTTGCCCAGCACAAACTTTGTTCATTTGAGAACAAGACTTGTTGTTTTGCATTCTCTAACAAGAAAGAATATTGGGACTCTTTTGCAGCCAATTTAGTATACACATCATCCAGCTCTTCTTGTTTTTTAAAACACAGCTCAGTGTATTTTTTTTGTTGCTGACTGATGGTGCGTTTTAAAATGAATTCCCGCACCACTGAGTCATCACCTTTGTTAACATAGTCCAGTTTGACACTGTCCTTAGACAACACCTCAAAATAAAACAAACGTCGTTTAAAGGTATCCTCTAGCATTATGTAGTGATTCAATAAATTACGCCAATTCCGAAGATTACTGGTACGATCCTCACCACAACAGCAACACTTTAACAACTTTACACTTAGGCACACATTGTTGTTACAAACACTACACACCCAGAACTCGGTAAACATTTGAAACAGGGTTTCTGAAGGACAAATTGGAGCTTTTACAGCCTCAAGAGAACCAGACATGATTCGTATAATATTGAAAAATGATTTTTTAATGAATTGTGTCAAGTATAATAATATCAAAACAATTATTTCTTTTTATTATTTACAACAACAACAAACAACAACCAACCAACAACAACCAACCATCAACAACAACAAGAAAGGCGTCGCCAAACTACCTCCAAGAACAAGAACTACAATGCCGCCGCTACCCGGGAATGACATCATACCCATTGCTCAAATTGCTTCCAACCCGTTCAACACCATCATCAACGCATCACTGGCGCCCCTACAACCGGAGTTTTTACAAAAGCCGTTGGATAAGCCGTTGGATAAGCCGTTGGATAAGCCGTCGGAACACGTTGCAGCAGCTGGTGCACTCGCGGATGTGCCGGTGGAAAATGTGCCGGAAAGAGTGTTTACGCCTTCTATGACACCGCCTATGACGCCGCTTAGAAACGAGTATTTCCAAGACACATTTGATACACAATATTCTTTGGATTCGTTGGATACTTTGGATACTTTGGATCTGTACATACCCGATTTCATAGGTTCGCCGCAACTTCAGCCGCAACCTTCATCTGCATTGGCACCTGCATTGGCACCAGCATTTTTACCTTCAACACAAGTGCCGATTTTGGCTTCATGGATACAACCATCCAAACCGGTGTTTTGGCGTTGCTCCTCGCTGGAGAAAGAAGAGGATAGTTTCACACTCAAAAGGAAAATAGACACGGTGGAAGA